TCCTGTTATCATTATGAATGAAGGAAGTACTACTGCATCGGGTGATTCTAAATATACTCCTGCTTCGGGTGAAAAAACATCTATTGCTCCTCCTGCAGACAAAAGAGTACCTAACGCTTTTCTTTGTGGAAATTATGTTGTATTAGGATTTACAATAGAATATACTAATAGTGAAGGAATGTATCAGACTATGCTTTTAGGTAAAAAACAATGGGCTCTTAATCCTGGATTGGCTTCAGATCCAAGGACTTTAGATTCTAAAGTTGAAGACGCAGGATTTAACGATCTTGTTGGGAATGCCTCAACTATTTTACAACAAGAAGTTGGAAGAATAAAGAGTGACATATTCTCGAAATAATTTTAAGAAATGGCAGATTTTATATCAGACTTTGGATCAGGATTAAAAGAAAATGTTCTTCCTAATGGAGATGCGCTAAACAGAAAAATAGATTCTCAGAGAGAGAAATTCTTAAAAGGAATTTCGAGTACAAAGCACGGTAAAAAAGAAGACCCAACCTATTTACATTTTAAATTTATTTTCGATCTAGGAAATACATCTTTAATAGATCAGGAAACATTTTTAGCTCCTTCCCCTTTATTTAGACCCTTTAAGCCTACTGCTACAGATCTATCTGCAGAAGCTAATGAGATAGGAAACTTTAGGGCTTCTCAAAAAAATAGTATTGATCCTACTAAACAAGGAGCTCCAGATCAGATAGCAAAAATAGATCAACTTGCAAGTGTAGGTGACAGCGGATTTAAATCCGACATTGATTTTTTCTATGGATCTAAATTTAAAATCGACGAGAGATATCACCACGGTGCATTTAATATAAACGGGGGTGGTGTTGCTTACATGGGAGCACAAGAGTTTTTAGCTCAGAGGTCTTTAAAGAGACAACAAATGCTTGACGCTTTTAGAAATGGCCTAAACTTTATTAATACTGAATGCCCTTATTATTTCCAGAGTGTATCAGGACTGGATCAATTACTTAAAACTGATATTAAAAACTTCCATAAAGCAGCAGGAAAACCAATGAGAGCTGGTACTCTAAATATAGAATGTATGGAATCTATAGATATGAGGATTTTCTCTCTTTCCGAACTTTATAGAAAAGCAGTTTATGATTATACTTATCATAGAATAATGCTTCCTGAGAATTTAAGAAAGTTTAGAATGTGGATGGTAGTAACGGAGGTTAGAAATATACAACTTAGCTACGGGATAAATGATATACTTAATCCTTTTTCTATCCCTTCTGTTGCTCAAGCAGCTAACTTCTTAGACAGTTTTAATTCACAAACGGGATTATTAAATAACACGCAGGGATTATTACAAAAAAGTACAAATACTGATAGTCCTTATAATGATAAGTTCGGTTCATATACAATGGGACCTTATGCTTTTGTTTATCAATTCGATCAATGTGAATTTGATTTTGATGATTCATTTCCTTCTTATAGTTCTATTGATAACAAAGGAGGACAAGCAGTAACTAACAAATTTAAGATACATGTAGGAAGAGTTAAAGATTACAAGATACAATTCAACCAGCTTTCTGATGTTATCAAGAAAAATGATAATATCCAACAAATGGTTCTTTCTGACGTATGGGGATCAGCAACTAATGACTATAATAATTATGACTATGTTGGGTCTACTGGTATTTCATCTGTAGATTTATCTAGTACAGCAAATCCAGGACAGGCATTTGCACAAATGGCTTCTAACTTTATAAACAATACTGTAGCGGATCTTAAGAATCAAGGTGTTGCTATACTGGAGGGTGCTTTGTTAGGAAACATATATGGACTTGGTGGATTAAATGTTGGTGCAGCTACTAGAAACGTACAATCGTTAGTTAATACATTGAAAAATGGAATACCAAATCCCTTCGATGATAATACGCCACAGGGACAAGGATTAGGAGGACCTGGAGAAAGACAATACCCAACTCTTAATGAGGATGTCTATCCTGGATCATCCACTGGAGTTAATGGAAGTTTAGGAAACACATTAACTAACCCTCCTGCATCATCTAACAGCTTAAACGAAGACTCATATCCTAATAACCCAGGAACAGATTTAGGTGCTCCTGATAGACAATATCCTACTGTATCTACTGATGAATATATTAATAATCCAGGATCAGATTTAGGTGTACCTGGAAGAGTTTATCCTACTATAGATCTTGACATTTATCAGAATAATCCAGGAACAGATCTTGGTGTTCCTGATAGACAATATCCTGTTATCTCTGACGATGCTTACGGAAACGTACCAGGAGCAGATTTAGGAGTTCCTTCGAGAGTTTATCCTGATTTAAATTTAGATGTTTATCCTACTAACCCAGGATCTGACTTAGGTGTACCTGATCGAGTTTATCCTACCAATTCTGATGATGAATTTAAAAATGTACCGGGATCGGACCTAGGAGTTATAGGAAGAGTGTATGAGGTTCCTGGAGGTGATGTCTATCCTACTAATCCTGGATCAGATCTAGGATTACCAACTAGAGAATATAAACCAGCAGAGGGTGATGAATACAAAAATGTACCCGGATCTGACTTAGGCGGTATTGGTAGAATATACGAAAATGTAAATGAAGACTTATATAGCAAAGTACCTGGGAGTGATTTAGGTGGAAACGAAAGAAATTATCCAAATGTAAAAGGAAGAGAATACACAGAATCAAGACCTCCTTTGGAGAATAATTTAGGAAGGATATATCCTACAACAAATGGTAATGAAAACTCTTAATAATTAAATAGTATAATCTTAAATGGGATTAGTAAATAGAGATAAACTAGAAAGACCTAATATTGAGATTTCTCATTATTTAGGTGTTGTGATTGATAATAAAGACCCTGAATTCAGAGGAAGGGCTAAGATTAGAGTGTTTGGTATTTTTGATGAGATTGCTGATACGGATCTACCTTGGTCACATCAAAGGTTTGAACAAAGCTACGGATTAAACGGAGGCTCTGGGAGAATGTCAGTTCCTAAATTAGGATCAGTTGTTCATGTACAGTTCAATAATGGTAATTTCTACAGTCCTGAATATAAAGCTGTACAGGAATTATCTCCCGATTTAATAGACGAAATCAGAGCAAGCTACGACGGTGCTCATTCCGTAATTTATGATGGTATAGAAAGACTGAAGATGTATTACACGGTAGAGAAAGGAATGGTAATAGATCTTAAGGATTCTAAAATAATAATAAGGAATGACAATTCCATATTGATAACCCATGCAGACGATACTTCTTCTATCGAGTTGAAAGGAGGAAAGATAACAAAATATGCGGATCAAGAAATAGAAAATACTGCAGTTACAAGAATCAAACATTCATCGGAGGAAGTTTGGATGGATGGTAAAACAACAAATCTTGGACACTCCCCAGTTTTTTCTGCTGTTTGTGCGGAGCCTTTATGGGACTTTCTTAAAAAATTAGCAATATCTGTAGACAGTAAAATGCCAGCCAGTCCGGGAGTTAATTCAACCTTAGCATCTAGTTTCGAACAGTTAGCTACTAGCCAAACTGTAAGAGTTACTAGAGAAAATAGTCCGGACCTTCCTGCAGTACCTGCACAAAATAATTTCCCTGTTTCTTTACCTGCTACTGGAGCTACTGGTACAACCGGAGCTGCTGGAACAACTGGAGGATAAGAATGGCTGGAAATAATAACATAGAATCTAGAATAGACCAATTACTTGCTAAGGATTTTAGTAAGACTAGTACTAGCGAAATAATAAATCTTATTACTGGTGGGCAGGATATTAACCAGCCTTATGTTGATATGCAATCGGAGGCTGGTTTTGATGCAGAACTAGATAAAAGTCAGGAACAGGTTAATTCTATAATTAACAGTCTAGAACCAGGACCTCCTCCTATACCTATGAAAAAAATAGAGGAGCTATCTTGTAATTTCGAAGGTGATGAACTTTATAGTAGAATATTGCTAGAGAGTGTGAGAATTAGCGACACTAATCTCTATAGATCCCTTCTTAATTCTAGCGCATTAAAGCAAAGAAGTTTTAGTGCTTCAGATCTAGGTATTAAAACAAAAATATCGTCGCTTAAAACTAACGAAAAGCTCCCTTCTGAGGGGATAGCTAACTTCCTAAAAGAGAACAATAAGTCTTTATTTGAAAAAATAAACGAAAAGCTTTTTGATAATATTGATCCTCTATTAGTAGGTAAGCCTTCAAACTCTGGTTCTAAAAAGAAAAGAGAAATTAATATATTAGGATTTAAGATTCCTCTTGAATTTATCATGTCTGGTAAAAAGATTGTGCATGTTAAAATAGGGGGTGAAGAAAAAACTAATAAGCAAGCTCTGGAAGATATTAATTCTATACTAGCTAAACAAAATCAAGGGGCAAAACCTTGTGATTTTGATGGTGTTGATGAGAATATAAATTCTGAAAGGATAGATGAATATGATTCAAATTTCTTTCCTGACGGGGATGATCCTATATTAGATCCCGATTGTGATACTGGAATTCCCGAGGATCCTATAACAGGAGATGCAATATCAACTAAAGAATCTTTTGATGATATACAAGGGGACTTTTGTGATCCTCCAGCCTATGATTTTTCAGGTTTAAACCCAGATGAACCAGATCCTGAGCCAGCACCTGTTGATGTGGATGCCATACAAGCGTGTATGGATTCTGCATTAGCTAAAACTAAAAAGATAGACGAAGACAGTAAACTGCTTTCTAGATGGCAGAACATAGAGAAGAGTCTAGATGAAATCCATTATCATTATGATGTTATTTGGGAATACCAGAGAACCTTAGCTGAAACATGGAGGGCTAGAGTCCCAGTTTCTTCTGGTGGTGATCCTAATAGTCTTGATTTAGCTATACAAATATTAACATATAATGATCAAGAAGAAACAAAATCTACGGAGATATTATTACAGGAGGAAATATTAAGCAATGATAAGAAATTATTTTTAGAAAATAATCCATTTTTAACTGATAGCATATTTAAATTCAGTGTTTTAGATATTGAGAATTCATCTAATCTTACAGATTCTGAACTTTCTGAAATTTTCACATTGCTCATCGATGCTAATAGATCCCCAGTATCATATAATTCAGAAACACAAACATACTTTATCCAAGAGGGTATAGATTCTTTTAGAAAAAATCAAGAATCAATATTAGCTATACTAATACAAGAGAATTTTATAGAATCACTTAAAAAAGAAAGGGATGAAATAAAATCTTTAAAGGAGGCAACTTTACAAACATTGATTGATAGGAAAGGAGTTCCTATAACAATTGCTGATCTCGAAGCTGGATTTAAAATAGTCACAACTGATCTTAATGATCCCTATGGTCAAGGATCGACACAGAAAGATAAGAATGCCAGGGTTTTTGATAGCATTATTTTACCAACTTATACTTATGATTCTTATGGTTATCAATTTCTACAAGATCTAAAAAAATTCTCTGTCAGATTTAAGGATACTAAATTTGATAAAGATCGGGGAGAACTTAAATTTACTCTTGCTTTTATGAGTGATCTTGGTATGCCTATACCTTATAAGAAAGTTAAAAAAACAGGAAAAATCTCTCTTAAACAAACAGGAACAGATCCTCTGGAAGAGGTTAATGAACCCGATCAAGAAAAGATAAAAATAGGTAATGAGCATGCTTCTGGAGGGTTACTAATTAATTTTACGCCTTCCTATTTAAAAAGCTATCAGTATTTAACTATAGATAATATTAAAACCGGACAGCCTGACGTTTCTAAATTCTACGATTATATCGATTCTGTTATAAATACCAACAAATCTAAGCAGAATATTATTAATGATATAGTAGAAGATCGGGGTATTTTATATGGACATCTTATAGAAAAATCTTCTTCCAATTGGCTATTTTTTACAGCTGAAGAAAGAGGCGATAATGATTCTAGAGATCCTGCTAAGCTAAGGCCTTCTAGTTTTAATACAGAGGGAGAACCTACACCAGTATTTACCGAATTCTATGGTAATTTTAAACCAAAATGGGATGCTAAATATAAATTAAATAGAGAGACATATATTGATCCTGCTCTTTCTAGTTTAAAAGAACAAGCTAGAAAAGCTGGGGAAGGATTAGGAAATACGTTGCCACCTTCTGAACAAATAGGTGTTCGTCTTTTTGAAAACTATTTTGACACAAAGAAAAAGATTGAACAGATAGAGGAGATTATACTTTATGCTGCTCAGAAAAGAAGTGAAATAGAGGAATCACTAAAGCCTGAAAATATAGAGAAATCGTTTTCTGATATTAAATGTTCTAGCGGACAAACAAGTCCTAATGATCCTGAAAATTGTCCTCCCTCTTGTTGTGGAGAACCAGGATCTGATTTTAAGACTGACAATTATCTTCTTTCACTTCCACCAAGTTCTGATTGTCCTACTATGTTTCAGAAGTGTTGGTGGAAACAATTTTCAAAGGATCTTACTAAAGTTGGGCTTCTTCCTTATCCTAACGGATTACCCCCAATAGAAAAATCAGATTTCTTTTTAACACAAGGGCCTTCTATTAGATTAGGATTAAAATATTGGCCGGTTGGTTATCTTCCACCAGCTTTTATACCGATACCTATTCCTAACCCTATTGATGCTCAACCTTTTATTAGAATACCACTTCCTATGATATGGACTATAATAAATCCTATCGTGATACCTTTACCTCTGAATCTTGGTGTTCTTGTAATATTCATTCCGTTAATAGGAGGATTTATGCCTACACCTCTAGTTTATCTTAAAGAGTTTGTAGGTGGTAATTCTTTATTTCTTACTGGAATAAGAGGACCTAGGTTTATACCTAGAAAATCGGATCCTGAATTAAAGGATCCGATGGAAAAAATAAAGCAGCTTTTGTCTTTCGGTATTCCTGATAAATTAATTCCTCTTCCTGGATTTGGCCTAGATAATCTAGATTCACCTGCAAGAATATTAGCGGATCTTCAGTCGAATTTAACTAAGATATTTGATAGTGTCCCTCCTCCTGGTAATTTGGATCAATTGAGACAGTTACAAGATAAAGAATTGGAGATTAAGAAAAAAATAGACGACGAAACTAAGGACTATCTAAAGAAGGAAGCTTTACTTGATATTCCTAAGCCAGATTTAGAGGGACAGAGAGAAGAGCTAAAAAATCTAATAACATCCAGGAAAAATGCTCTTAAGCAGGTTATTATGGATTATATCGATAAAGGTATACCTGATCCTAAAGCTGTATATTTTCCTAAGGATAAAGATAAACTTAAAATAGATATTCCAGGTATTGTAAAATCTCTTAGAATACTAAAAGAGATGAAAGCAAGCTTTGTTCCTATTAAATGTTCAGGAACTATAGATTTTAAAGATGAGATAAGAGAGGTGCTTAAACTTTTAAAAATACCTACACCTCCTCAGTATATCCTTGATAATTTTAATGTGTCTAATGCTAATAAGATTTTCTTAAAATCTGATAAAGATCCAAGACTAATGACTGATGAAGAATTCAGAAATCTTGTTTTGGAAATAAGAGGAACTTCTTTAATAATAACACAAATACTATTAAGAGGAAATAAATTCTCTGTACTTAAAAAAATTAGAAAAGGCGCATTTTCTATAACTGAAGAATGTGAGCTACAGGGTACCTTTGCTTTCCCTCCGGTTAAGCTAACAAATTCTGCTCCTTTCCCTCTAAGATTTTTAAGAAAGGGTGATCCGGTATTAACTGCCATGTATCTTAGAATTATGGAAGGCATGGTTAAGATTGAATACACAAGGGAAGATTTTGCTAGGTATGTTAGATATTTTGGAGAATCCCCTGAGTTAGTAATCAGAGTTAAGGATTTAAAAAAATTAGTTTCTAAGAAGATAGGATTAAGTAAAAGAGGACCTTTTGATCCTGAGAGACCTATAGATCTTGAGGAACCTTTAATATCTAACTATCCTCATCCAGAAGGACCTTTATGTTGTCTAGAATCATTGAATGGAGGATTTGGTAATGCTATAGCAGCATTTGAGCTTCCCACAGTGTTTCCTGTAAAACAGGACCAAATAACACAAACACCAGGAGCAGGAGGTATAATACAAGTTACTATACCAGGATCTAAAATAAAATCATTCATAAAAACCGCTATAGGTGAACTTTTAGATAGCGGTGCTTTGGAAAAACTACTTCCAGAGATAAGTGATGTGAATTCACCTAAATTTACTAATCTTGATCCCAATGATATACAAAAAATAGCAAGGAATTTAGTTAGAGATGTACTTAATCCTGAGTCCCCTAATATTCCTCCTTTTTTAGAACTAACTAAAATTCCTGTTCTTCCTCCAGCTAGACCTACGGATTTAATAGAGCAAGCACTAATTGGTATGGGTTCTCCCCCTCCTGCAAGAATAGTTTATAGTCTTTTTTGGAAATATTTTAAGAGTCTTCCTAAAACACCTTTAAGCGATAAAATAACATTACCTACTATAGAGATATCAGCAAATATACTAAGTAAAATACCTTGGCCTTTAACTGTTCTGATCGGAAGAAATTTATTAAATATTATTAATCCTATAGCTATGTCTGATGATCATCCTGTATGGAGAAGAATGAGTGTTAAGAACCCTTATTACGTGGTGTATTTAGATGAGTTCTTAAGAAGTGCTGCAGATGTTTCTGGATTATATAAATTTTTCCTAGGTGCTGCAGATCCTACTTATCCTATACCTGAATTACAGACAGAGCTAAAAAAGGCATTTAATGTGAAAAAATATTAATTTCTTGGAAATTTTAATACATACTAATACTACAATACATACAAACCTCAATAGAATGAAAAATAAAAACTATAGCTGCTTTGAATACACTGCAGAGGAAAGAGAAGATCTTGAATCGATTTACAATAAATCTTTTCCTGATCAGATTGGAAATTTTTTCGGAAAGGATTTACAAGAAAACAGTTCGGAAAGAATTATGATTACTGATTTTGATGCGAGTAAAGGAGTTGCTTTAGGAGAAACCCCTTTCGGTCAAACCATTATTATAGATATTAGAAAGGAAGAAAAGCATATGAGAAAGCTTGGATATCCTTCTATAGAAATAACACCAGGACAGATTCTGGATGTTGTTATACACAAAGATCTTTCTGGCGCATTTAACGGTTCTGTTTCTGCAGGATACGAGAAAGCACTTAAAGCTGAATTACACAGATCTATTAAAGAAGAAGATTGTGCATTTAAAGTTAAAGTTAAGAATGTTTGTAACGGAGGATTCATGGTGGATCTATCTGGTATCGAATGTTTCTTACCTGGAAGTTTAGCAGCTGCTAATAGAATTATGAATTTTGCAGACTATGTTGGAAAGCAATTGACAGTTATGGTTGAAATATATGATTCTAAAAGAGATATCTTTGTAGTTTCCTTTAAAAAATATTTAAAGAAAATTATAGACGGGGAAGTTAAAGCTCTTTCTTTCTCTAGTAAATATCAAGGAAACGTAACAGGAGCTTCAGGAAATGGAGTTTTTGTTGAATGGGACGATATTTTCACTGGTATAATTCCTATAGATGATTCCAATAGAGAGAAATTATCAGAACTAAAATCTGGTGATTCTATTGAATTCTATGTAATTGACATTAAAAATCCACACAGGGTTGGACTTTCTTTACTTGAACCTAATGAAAAACTTCAAACAATTCAAAAATTAAAAGATACTTCAGCGGAAGCTTTAGGGGAAAATATTGAATTGCAAATATATAAAGGAGAGGTTACCAAGTTAAAGACATTCGGTGTATTCGTTAAACTTGAAAATGGTTTATCTGGATTGATCGAAAAAGAGAGATTGGTTAACCCTATTAAAGATTATGAGGTTGGTCAATTGGTTAATTGCTCAATCTCGAGAGTGGATTTATCCTCCCTCAAAATACAATTAATAGAGCAAAAATAAATTGGCTAATTTACTTTCTAATGATTTTTTCTACTCTGCAAAATTAGGATTTGAATTTGAGTTCTTCAGTAACTTAAATAGAACAGAGATAGCGGATGAATTAGGGAAGGAGCTAGGAAAGAAAATACTTCTTTTTAACAAATACCATTCTAATTTTAAGCCTACCAAGGACATCTTTAAATTAGAACCAGATTACTCAGGAGGATCCAAGATGGTCGAAATGATCACGGGTCCTCTTCCTTATTTTGAGGCAATTACTATTTTAATTAAAACATTAAGATGGATAGATCTAAATGGATATACAGATAAAAAGTGTGCTTTCCAGTTCGGTGTTAGTATAGACACGTCTATTTTTCCCGATGTGCCTCCTGTTTCACAGCTTAATATACTTAAGTTCATTCTAGGGTTTGATGAGAATGTTGTATATAAAAGATTTCCAGATAGAGCTAGCTCTCTTTATGCTAAATCTATAAAAAGAATACTTCCTTCTAATAAGTTTGTAGATCCCTCAAATATTTCTTTTATAGATAAGAATCTATTTGAAGTACCGTTAGAAAAAAATATGGGAATAAACTTCTTAAAATTGCCTGAAGGTTATTTTGAAGTTAGATATTTAGGAGGATCAGATTATCAGAAAAGATATAGCTCAATCAAAGAAGTTATTGATTATATAATAACTTATACAGTACAGTCGTTAAAAACAAATGACGGATTCTCTGATAATGATCTAAAGATCCTAAAGATGTTTTTAGGAGAGATCTATAAAAACTCCTCAACCTTTGTTACTCCTGAAGCTTTTCAGAAAAACTATCCACATATGAATATTATGATTGATATGAGGTCTGACCCACAGATTCTTAGATCTTTCTTTTTAAACATTAGAGAAGTTCTTTACGATTTGATAGTTGAGAATAACATCAAGGAGGGATTAGTTAATTATGATAGCAATCTAGGTAAATTTCAGTTAAAAGAGATTAAAACTTCTAAAGCATATCTTTTAAAAGATTACGATATTCTAGAAAGTGAAATTGCAGGTAACTTGTTTAATTGTAGATTGTTTAACTGTAAGATCAATGATAGCACTTTAGAAGAATGTGATTTACTTACTAATAACGAGATTTACCGATCTAAAATAATGTACTCTGATGTAATGTTCAGTAACTTTGTACATGATAGCTATATAGACAATAAGGACAAAGAAATAAACTGCGAAGTTTATGGAGGTATTATTAGATCAGGATTTATTGGTAAGTTAGCTACTCTATCACCAGAAACAGAAGTAGTAAAAGACCCTGAGGATGATAAAAAAATGAAAGGAAGTTCTAAGAAATTAAAATTCCCTAATAGAAATGAATCAGATGCTTTAACCAGTCCTATTAAGTTCAGTAACAATAATAGTAAGCCATCAGGAATCCCTGGTGTAAACTTCAAACCAAATAATTAACGGTAATGACAGAAGCAGATCTAATTCAAGAGGTAAAAGACGAAATCTCTCACTCTTGTTCGCTACCTTACAATCTTAACGACCAGGAGATAAAAAGGATCATCAAAAGGGCTAGGGCTTATTTTTATGATAACTATCAATATGCTGTGGAGGATAGAATATTTGTTTTAGGTAGGGAGCTATTTTCTGCACCCGCTTTCAGAGCAACAAGACAAATACAGCTTCCCCCTTGTGTGGTATCTGTTTATGATGTTAGAGAGGTAAACGGGTCAGGTCTTACAGGTACACCAGACAAGGACTTTGGTGAATCTAAATTATTAGGATCGGAGCTTATGCTTTCCCCTTTTGCTGGAGATAACCTTGTTTATAGAACGGTTCTCTATTCATTCTTTGATTTAGCTAAAGCTTATTTGTTAGAAAGTTTTGCCTTTAATTATAATAAGAATACTAAAAAATTAACTATTCTTGGTAGAGACCCAGCAAGAACTAATAGAACTGATGGCGGAACTTCCCAGACACTTTACACAGGTATAGATGTTGGTGTTAGAGGTTGTATTGCTATCCCTGAAGAAAATCTATACGATGATGAACTATTCGTAAGATATTGTCTTGCAGAAGCTAAGATTAATATTGGACGTTTACTTGGTACATTTGAATATAATCTCCCTGGTGGTGTTCGTGTAAACTATAACAATATACAAACTATGGGAACTACAGAGAAGGGAGAGATCATACAAATGATAAAAGACGAAAACACTCCCAGCTATTTCTTACAGTGGAACTAATTTCTTGCTTTATTCTCTTTATTCTAACAAGGAATATATAGATCTAAGATGGCAAGATTTTCAGAAATTTATCCAAGAAATCCAGACGACCCAAATTACAAAGTGGGTTTACTTCACACCGATGATGATGTTGAAATTCTAATTGGTATGATTAAACAGTGTATGATGACTAGACCAGGTGAGATTTTAGGAGATCCATATTTTGGTATAGATCTGGAAGGATTACTTTTTGATTTTAATGTTGATCAGAGCACATTAGAAAGAGCTATAAGATTACACTTACTTACATATGTTCCTCTTTCTTCTGGAAAATTTGATGTTGATTTTAAAATCGGATTTTTTAAAGGAGAAACAAGAGATGCTTGTGTAATTGATTTTGCAATTAGAGGTAATCCTATACTTGGTATTAAAATAATTTAAGATGGATTTATTAAAAAAAAACAAAGCCAAAATATCTGATCTTTTAAGTCAAACTTTTGACCTTATACAGGCAAGATATGGAATGTCGGATCAGCTTTTTACTGTAGCTTCCGTTTGGGGACAGATTATATTTGTTCTTGATAACTTATCACAGTTTATTCTTTTCTTTATAGAGGATTCGATTACTGAGTTAAATATTAACACTGCATCTAGAGAATCATCTATATACGGATTAGCAGCTTTAGCTGGTCATAATCCAACTAGAGCGATAGCTTCAAAGGGAGAAGTAGTTATCATGTGGAACGGAAAAGGGTTCGAAAACGTAGGAGGAAGCGCAGTTTTAGTACCAAATAATTCACAGTTAAAATGTATAAACAATGGTAAGACTTACTTATTAAAGTTAGCACAGGAATACACAAGATTAAACTTAGATCCAACATCTAAACTTATAGCTTCTATCGTAGAAGGAACAATAAATACCAATCAATATACAGGGACTGGACTAAAATTACAAAGTTATAATGTATCTGCCAGGGGTACTTCAAGTATAGAAAACTTTGAAGTTAATGTTAAAGTGAACGGTGAATCGTGGAATAAATACGAATCATTATACGATATACCTAGGAATGCAAAAGGATTTATTGTTAAATCTTCTTTATCTTCGGGTATAGATATTTTCTTTGGAACTATAGATTTTGGTAGACCCCCTTCAGCTGGATCAGTTATCGAAGTTAATTATTTAGAATGCACAGGATCATCTGGAAACGTATTAGTTGAAGATGCAAGTCAGGCTATTTTTAGATTTGACGCAGACGGAACTGATCTATTTGGATCTAGTGTTACTTTACAGGACGTACTAAAAGTTTCTTGCTCTATTGCTCCTCAATTAGGTGCAAACCAAGAATCTGTAGATTTAACTAGACTTATAGCTCCTAAAACTTCAAGAAGTTTTGTTCTTGCTAATCCAACTAACTATATTACATTCTTTGAAAAGTTTGGACAATTCTCTATAATAGAGGCATTCACAACATTCGATGATCAATATCTTGACGATGACAATATCATTTATTTAATCCTTGTACCAGATATTCAATTAACACTAAAAAGTAACGAAACATATTTTGATGTTCCTCTTTCTAGATTTAAACTAACTCAATCACAAAGGGCTAGAATCTATCAATTGTTAGACGAGAGTGGGCAGAAGATAGTTACTACTGTTGTTAAAATATTAGACCCAGTACTAACAAGATATGTAGTTAACATCGCTATTACTATTTTTGAAGGAAACGATCCTGATACAATTAAGAGTCAAATCGTTAGCATTCTTAGTGATTACTTTTTAAATATTAGAAGAAGAGATAAGATCCCTAGATCAGATTTGATCGCTGCTGTAGAAGGGATAACAGGAATAGATTCGGTTTCTTTGTATTTTGTTGGTGAAGAAAACGAAGCAGCTAAAGCTCAAAATGTTAATTCTCCAGAAATAGGATTCGATGAATTTGGTGATATAATTATGAAAAATGACGAGATAGTAGTTATATCAGGTGGATGGGAAGATAGAAACGGTATCTATTATGATTACGGATCTGGTATGAATACACTATCATCTGTTAATATTGATGTTAGAGCTATTGTACCTGTTACTTATAATACTAAGGTTAATAACATATTAAAAAGTTCGTTAAAAACAGGAAATTAAGATGGAAGATAAAAAGAGTTGGTACGAATTTATACAATCCCAGAATGATATAAGATCTAACAAGGGATTTGATTATGAGGGTAAGATTTTTGAAAAGACCCTTTCTAATCAAGTTATGCAAGGTGATGCTAACAGGATAGATATCTTAGCTAGTATAGAAAGAGTGGTTTATCAATTATTTGAAACCACTAAGTATATTAAGAATTACATTAATTATACAGTACCAAAAAATAATAAGTACGTAAGATAAGATGACTACTCAAAACCTTTTATTTTTCGATAAAAAAGGAGACCAATACAATTTTGAATGGAATGGTGATTATTGGGAAGGATCAGTTCTTTTTCCTATAGTTTCAGAGAAGCTTTTTGAAGTTGAAAACATATTTGTGATAGAGAAATTTTTAAATAATCTATCTGAATTAAAATACGGATTTCCACATGCAGATGGAATTAGTCCAGGATCTCCTGTTTGGAGAACTAGATGGGAGTCTAGCTTTGATGGTAAAACTGATGTATCATCCATTATTTATACCTATGAATTGGGTATAGATTCAAATTTAGATGCTCCAGTTTTAGTTAAAGCAACTAATGTTGAATTTTATCCAGAGGTTGTTCCTGGTGATGCTATAGCTTCCCCTTCTGGATTAGTAGTAACATCAGATATCAATTCATCTTCGATGCAAATAAACATTGCTTTAAATTCGGAGAGCGAAGGAATATACGACAGGACTTTAATATTCGAGGATTACAGTGATTCTAATAATCCTGTAACTATATTGAAAGTTAATTTTCATGGTGAGGTTGAAGGTGAGGACAGTAGACTATCTGTGCTATTAGACAACTTCGGAAGATCTTTCAATGTTTCTGATTCTTTTATAGTTAGAGAAACTGACATCAAAGAGGAATTACCGAATTACGAAATAATAAACAATAAGAGGAAAGAACTATTATTAACAGGAGAAAGTATATTCCCTTATTTAGGATCGTATAAATCTTTGTTTAATGCAATTAAGTTCTTTGGGTATTATGATCTTAGAATTAAAGAGTATTGGCTGAATGTTCACGTTGACAGTGCGGATGTATTAACCCCACTACAACAGAATAGTAAAATATTAAATCAGTTAGGTAAAACTAATTTAGAGGGGCAGAATTCTTTACAATTAATAAGTAGTTTATTAAAGGATGAGAATGAAGGTAAATTTAAACAAGTTGAGGTATACGGTAAAAAGAGTGATGGTACTTTTGGATTAAAGAAACAATTTGAGGAAATATTTCCTTCTAAATCGTACAAGAAAACTGCTCTATTTGGTTTATTCTATGATATAAATAGAGAAGTCGAAGGACAGGATGAGGATAAATACGGATATCCTATAGTAGAAGATGCTTTTGCATTTAGTCCAGAGGAAGTACTTATAAAACTATTTGGATTAAAAGAAAGACTTAAGAGAGATTATTTACCTTTAAATGCAAGAATAGTAGATATAACAGGTGAAGGAATTTACTTTAATATTTACAAAACTAGGGGATGGGTTGATCAGCTAGGTATAGATGAAATTAAATCTGGAATAGAGGTAGACTTTACAGTTTCTCCTGAAAATGGATACATTGAGGATTTAAGACCTTTTTATACTAAACCAAACCAGAGCGGACTTTTATATCCTAATATTAATGGAACAGAACTAGGTATAAGTTTTCTGGGTAATACAGTAGATCCATATTCATATTTTCAGGAATATCCTATTTCTTCTATACCAGATTTAGAGAAAGGTATTAATAATTTTTATAGCGAGGTTAAAAACGGGGTTCTTCCTAAATTCTTAGGCGACGGTGATTATGATTATCCTGGTTATAAACTTTTCTCTGACGGAAGTGATTATGTATTCCCTGCGGGATTTCCAGTAATAATTAAGGATAACACTTTTGATTTAGCGTGGGATGAAGTTTCTGGAGGCTGGAATTCTTTAGATACCACTATAACTACTACAAGTTTAGATATAGCAAGTTACACTAGTACCACACAGAACAACCCAGGAGCTACGCTTCAAACTGTTAATAGTACCAATACAATAACTTTGAGTAATTCATTCCCTCAGGGTATAACTATTAACATAGGATCTGGTAATAATTGGTTCGATACAGCTACTCCTCAAGTTCTATTCATTAGGGCTGAATCTGTAAATTCACCTGGAAATTTATTACTAGGATATTCTAGTGATGGTGATTACAATACTTCTACTGGTGATTTATTTATACAAGTAATAAACACTAGAGGGTCTGGATCTTATTCTAATTGGAATGTAACTCCAACTAATATAACCTTCAATCCTTATACTTTTGAGTATTTTGAAAACTATATACATTCTGGAGGATTCTATTCTTGGGACAGATTACCTTATTTAGACTTCTATGAAATAGAATGGACTATTTCTAAAGATGATGATAGACCTTATTATTTCCAAATTAGAGGACAGCTACCGGAGTTAGATACGTTACCCCACTTCTTACCATATAGCGGTATTTATAATGTTCAGTGTAGAGTTTGGGACACGTTAAATTCAATATCGCTTGGTATAAAGAAAAGCGTAATTAATGTATCTAAAAGAGAGATAGAATTAAATACCATTACAAGATTTAGAGAATCTGAAACATACGATTGGGATAACACAATATTAAAATGGGACAGCTACCCATCCCAGTGGCTATTCCCTGTTGAGAACACTGATACTGTAAAAAATATATCAGATTACATTCAGAATTTCCCAGAGTATTCTAATAACTACGAGGAGGGACAAACATGTGAGGTTCTTACACATCTACCAGAGGTAAGATCAACGGTAACTTTTGATATGGGGGTAACAAGTACTTCAATATCTACTATAGCTAGCGTAGCTGTTGGTGGTGGATATTCTCTTGCTGTGGTAACAACCACGTCGAATCACGGATTAACGTCAGGTGAAACTGTTTGGATTTACAATTCGGTTGGCGCGTCTTATGGTATTTTTCCAATAACAGTTTTAACTAATAATACTTTTGAAATACCTCAGGTAGTTATAACACCTATAACGGGAGGTAATGTTTATGGAAGTGGTACAGTTAAGCTTATTGCTGATGGTTTGGAAATAGCCAGCTGTTCATTCCAGGGAGATATAAATTCTACTACTAGCTTAGTTTATAGTACTGTAAATTCATCTCCTTTTAATCCTAAATACAAAGTTACAAGTTTAATTGATTCAGTAACAAATACTGGACAAAAAACATTCACTTTACAGGCACCAAATAATTCAGGAAGTATATGGAATAGTAAAGCATTAGTTTTACAAACAACCGGATCTATAACTACGAGTGCATCTAATATTTTATTCAGCGGAGGACTAAACGAAAGAGACGAATACTTATCTTATAATTTTGGTTCTTTACCTAAGCCCGAAATGAAATATTGGGGGACTAAGAAATTAGCATGGGACACTTTCGAAGATTTCGAATTTGCTAAAGCTTATGCTCATACTTGGGACATGCTAGACTACCATAATGATTGGTTAGGCGGATTTAATTTATACTCTTTACAATACGGCGATAGAATAAAAATCACAGAAGATTCTAATGGCATTGTTCTAGGAGAAGCTGATTCTCCATCTAATAATTATTTAGATCTTTCAGAAGCAGCAAGTCAGCTTAATGATTCAATTGACGATAATATAAAAAGATTTGATTATGTAGTTAGGGGATTCTCTGAACTACCTAATAATTTTTATCCAAATCAGAATCCAATATCACCGGATCTTAGTACAAATCCGGGTCCTAAGAATATAAAATCTGATTTTTATAGTATCCCTACTTATTCACCTATTACTTTATATCCTACTTCGATCGGATGGGATGGTGATGGGGATATTTGGGTAACTGGTGAGGATGTGGTTAAATTCGACGGATTAAACTTTACCAGCTATGACTCTTCAAATAGTGTTATGCCTGGATTAGGATTAAAGACTAATACTATTAAAATAGATCGGAATGATATTAAATGGATAGGTATAGATAATACTATGACTCCTTTAGTACAACTAAACGACATTCAACCTACTCTTAGTAAAGCTTATTCCGTAACAGATTTTGTAGACAATGGGGGAAACCCCGTTTGTCCCCCTATAAATTCTAGTATTAAGGTAATAGAAATAAATCCACAGACTGGAGATATTTTTGCAGCATTTGTTTCTGTTTCTTCACCTTCTTATGATGGACTTTTATTTTATGATTCACATGCTAAATCTTGGAATCTTTACACAACAGCAAATTCGGATATTCCTTCTGGTGATATAAGAGACCTTAGATTAGAATACTACGGAATAAATAAATGGTATCTTTGGATTGCAACAGATAATGGACTTTCTAGATTTAATGGTGTTGGATTTAAAAATTATGACACAACAAATTCTGGTATTTATTCTGATTCAATTTATTCAATAGAGCTTGATTCATTAAATCATAAATGGATAGGAACAACAGACGGATTAGTTTATTGGGATAATATTAGATGGGCAGTGTGGAATAATACTACTAACCCTGAAATATCTATCGGTAAATTTGGTAATATAGTGGAAACCGGAAATTCTAATATATGGTTTACTATAGATCCTTCGACTTCCCCAGGAAACACTGAATTATATTTCTTTGACGGATATTTTTTCACTAAAGTGCTATACAGAAACGATGGAACAACACTAATAAGCCCTTGCAATGTGCTACAAGGAAAAACACTTCTTTCTGCTCCTTGGAAGACCATTAAAAATGGAGAGACAACTTATCCTAAGAATATATTACTTGTTACTGATCTTGGAGAGATTGCTAAGATTGATTATGTGATTCCACATATACATGCAACTTCAAAATCACCAGGTACACAAGGATGGGATTTTGTTTATTATGATTCATCAATGCCGCTTCCTTCGATTAAATATATTCACGACGGGGGTATTGGATATTCTCAATTAGGATTTAACTTTATAGTAGGTCCTTTAGTTGATAATATAACACTCAATTCTGATTACACTAGACCAATCATGCCTTCAGTTGACAGATACTCTTGGTCTAAGCCAAATGGGCAGCGCTACAACATTAATTACATCAAAGACCAGTTTCCATCTTTGAACCTGGACAATGTCTTCTTATACGCTCCGCTACGCGATATTATAAGTGGTAAAGCGACATACGAGAACTACTGGAGGAACTCTCAGATAGAAAGAATAGCTCAGAAAAAATCTAGGGATTTATTTCAGAATTTTGAATGGGTTATCACATTAGGAAATAGCAGTCCAGATCAAGGAATTAAAGTCACAGTGGATCTTGAAGGTGATATTATTACAATAGGTGATTTTAACGGAACCATATTTATGGGAGAAGTTAATAACGTTGGAACTCAGGACATATATTTAACAACAGCAGAACAAGGAGTTTATATAGCTAAATATAACAAGGGCGGGGTTTTACAATGGGCAAGAGCTATAACTTCAACAGTTTTACAAGGTCCTATTTATGCTAGATCTGTTATAACCGACACATATTCAAATATTTATGTAGTAAGTGATAATTCAGTAACCGGATTTATAGAAATTAATAAATACAATAGTGATGGTGTATTGCTAAACGCTATAAATCTACCGGTTACACCTGATCAATTTATAGGAGACATTAAAGTAGATCAATATGAGAATTTATTTATATGTGGATCATTTGAAGGAACACTCACATTAGGAGATATAGTATTAGATTCACCTACTCAAGGTGTGGGATATCTTGCAAAATTGGATTCGACCCTTACATTTATCTGGGCTAAAAAACTAAGTTCAATAGATGCTTCACAAGCTAATGAATTAGCAGTACTAAAAGATGGATATTTATATTTAACTGGTATATTTGACGGACAACTGGATCTTGGACCTATAATATTAAATGCAGCTAGTACAGGAGATATGTTTATTGGTAAATTTAACACTGGAGATGGAACGTGTATTTGGAGTGAATCTTTTGCAGGTACTCCATCAACTTCGTTTAATTCCCCTTCAATATGTGTAGATCCGAAAGGACATATATTAGTTACCGGATCTTTTGACGGAACAATGGAGATAGAAAATACATCTATAACTTCTTTCGGTGGTATATTTGATGTGTTTGTCTTAAAGCTTCTCTCTACTGGAAAATTAATTTGGCTTAAGATGTGCGGAGGAGTTTCTGGAACTCTTGCTTTTGATATAGAGAGTGATTCAGATGAGAATGTTTATATAACAGGAGCATTCGAAGGTACAGCTTATTTTTCACCCGATACAATTTATTCTAGAGGCGGAGAAGATATCTATTTAACTAAATTCAATAAGGATGGTACTATTGTAGATATAGTTACTGCAGGTGGTATAAATTATGATAAAGGAGCGGATCTTGTCTTAGATAAAGAGGAAAATATTTATCTAACGGGATATTTTGAGGGTGAGGCAGAGTTTTCACCATATTTAGTCCTATCACCTCCCGGAACAAGTCTTGATGCTTTCCTAGGAAAAATACCTAAAGAGAGATTTAGAAGCGGGCTTAAAATAGGTGCTATCCAATCATGGACAGGATCTCATTCATGGTCATGGAAAGAGGATAGATTTTATGAAAAAGAATTTGAAATACCTTTAGCTTCTACAATTTTTATTAATCCTATAGACTCTTTAATACCAGGTAAGAAAGATCATATTTGGACATTAACAGATACTGAGAGCGGAGAGGTAATTGTAAAAATTAGAAAAACCCCTTATTTTATATGGACGTTTACAAGCCCAGGATTCTATACCATAAGTTGTCAATTACAAGATGCTAACGGAAATCTATATGATGTAACTCATGATGGTAAAATAAGAGTCATAGATCACAAAGAACCTTTTGCAGGGGATTTAACACCAGATGTAGTTAATCCGGACGATTTCTTAAAAAGATCAATATACTATGATCGAAAAGAAATGGGGTTTCCCCCATTATCTAAATTCGACATAGGAATGCCTTAAGTGGTGTATTCCTTATAAACATCTAAGATCTCAGGAACAATAGGATGTCTGTGATTTTTCTTTAATGAAATAACTTTAACTCCTGGTATTCTAGCAGCAATAGTATTCATGAAATCTAGTCCGGATTCTTTTTTGTTTTTTAAATCTATCTGAGAGGTATCTCCACAGATAATAATTTTAGAACCAATACCAAGTCTTCCTAGAACCATCTCCATTTGACTCATAGTTACGTTCTGTGCCTCGTCGACAATAACACAAGCATTAACTAAAGTTCTTCCTCTCATGAAAGGAAAAGGTAATATTTCTATAATATCTTCGGATAGTAATTTTTCAATCTTAGTTTTATCGTAGATCATTTCAAGATTTGAATAGATCGGTGCTAACCACGGATCCATTTTCTCTTTTAAATCCCCAGGTAGAAACCCAATATCCTCTTTTGCCACTGTGGGTCTTGTGATTACCAATTTCTCAATTTCCCTGTTAAATAACATGTCTAAAGCTATTTGTACTGCTAATAACGTTTTACCGGATCCAGCAGCTCCTTTAAGCACATTAACTGGATTTTCCAGAATAATAGCTTTAGCTTCTTTTTGTTCTTCGTTCAGATTGATTTTGAATTTGATAGGATTTTTTGGTTTTCTTTTTTGTGTCCAGTTGTTTTCGGTCATAAGATTCTTTTTTTTCGGAAACATATTCCATGTTTCCCAGTTTAATAAATATCCTGTCTTTTCCTATTGTAATAAATACAGGATATATATCAAAAAAAGAAAATTCAAATGGCAATCACAATTACAGAAATTCTTGGAACAGATTCTATATCAGGATCAAGACTAACTATTAATGCTAACTTTTTACTTCTAGAGAACGCTTATAATGATTTAGAGGACACGTTTAATATTAACGTTCTAACCGGATCGATGGACGTATCTAGTGCATCTAGTGGACAAATCAAAGCTAAATCGTTACTTGCTAACAGTTTGGTCATGCCTTCTTCAGGTGCACCAACTATACAAGTTTACGGAACTGGAGCTAGTGCTGGTTTTATGGTAGCTTCTAGCACCGTAGCCGCAGCTACTGGTATCTTCTCTAATACTTTACAGGTTAACTCAATGTCAGCTTCAGGGGCAGCAACTTTTGGTGCTACTGCTACTTTCTCTAGCCAGTTAAACGTAGAAGGAAGAATGTCAATGGGAGCTTCCGGTAATTTTGTTAATACCAATAGAAAAGCAACAGTAGGATCCACAACAGCTTTCCCTTCTGCTCCAGGAGCAGGAGTAACTGGGACTTACTCTTCACCTTACCAATTAAATTTAACGGAGAATGTTATTTATATACGATCAAATTATGTTTCGGGTGCGCCAGCTGATGCTGGATTTACTACAGGATTTTTCTTTTACGCTACAACAGGCACTGGAGCAACTGCTTCTGCTATTCCTTCAGGTTATACAGTAACTTTAATTGATACTGCTACTAGTGCAGGATCTATTGTTACAGGAGTTACTGGACCTGCTCCTTATTATTATACAGGATTTTCAACAGGTGACGCATCTTATTCTTCGCCTTCTATACAAACTCCTGGAGATCAATACAAATCTTCTATAACTCTTATGTGGGAGCCAAGAATAGATCAATCAGGAGCTATACAAAAAGGATCTTGGGTGGTTGTTAACTCTACACCAGGCTTTACATTCTAATAAAGAAAATTAAACAATGGCAAAAACACCTTTCATAAGACCTATAGCAGTACAAGGGGGTACATTTTATACCTTCTCCTCTGCTGCAGAGGATCTAACTTTAACTTTTAATAATTCATTAAAGAAGTTTACTTTCTCTAAGTATGCTCTTTTAAAGTTACCAGAGTTTGGTAGTCCAACTTATGGGGAGAATACTTTACAATTTAATGCCATAGATACAACTTTTATTGATGCTGCAGATGGTAACTTTGTTCTATCTAATCCTAATAATTTAAGTCCTTCTCCTGAAATATCATTTCAGAACTATTGTTTAAACTTAGAATCTACGATAATCTCCGATCCTAATTATAATCCGGAGTTAAAAAGAAATGTATCCGAAAGGGTATTTTGGAAATGGGTAAAAGAATTAGGAGGGGTTCGTTATAGATCAGCAAATACAAATGAAGTTGTTGCATCTTTAAATCAAACTAACACAACAACAGTTGATGGATATCCTTTTTCTAACAAAAGATGGGTAGAGGAAGATACATTATTATCAGGTAACGGAACACCTACGCCAAGATATGAAAGAATAGTACAATATGTAGGTGACATAGACGTTGTTAACTCTGTACAGAATCAAGCTAATGCTTATTCTGAAGTTTATATACACGTACCAACTTCTGACGGAGCAACACCTTATGTTTTATTTAAAACTATTGCTGACGAGAATTATTACCCAGACAGAACTTGGACACACAATCCTCCTGATCCTACAGATACTGAATATATTCAAGGAAGAGACTCAGCAAGCGGTTTATATGGACCTAACGGTCTTCCTAAACTTGCTATTTTTGATCAGGACGTTTTAGGAGAACCTGGGGTTAGCGGAACTTCTGCTACAGGTTCTTTTAGTAATAACTGGTATTCACCAAGAGACGAAGCTAATTCTTACTTTAGTGATCCTTCTTTCTTTGATTCAACTAATTATGAATTAGAAAAATATATCGCTGCTTCAGGTCCTTCTGGATATTCGGTAACTTATAAAAGAAGTAACCTAGACGGTATTCAAATAGATTTTGAGCCAGGATCATATAAGGCTATCCAAAATTATGTTGGTATATCAACTATAGAAGAGTGGAACGGTACACCTACCACTACTTCATTTGATTTTAATGCAGTACTTGTTTATTACAATGTTTACGATCCTAATAACCCTACAGATTATGAAACTAATCTATATGGTATTTTATTCTTAAATGATCCTGAACCGGTATCTACAAATGCTGCTAAATTACCTTCATTTAAGAAATTTAAACCTGATCCTATTACTAAACTAAATGGTAATTCGTATGGTTTTAAAATAAATCTAAAGTTTGACACTGACGTAGAAAGCACAGGAGTAGAACAGGCTATTAACGACTATTCATCTTTCTCTCTTTCTATATTCATGGATGCGGCAACAGTTTTACAAGATGCTGCTAAAAACTTAAACGATAGAACTTTGGAGATTATAAATCTTCAAAATCAGATAAATGCCTTAACCGATCTTGTTATTAATACTGAAGATAGCTCAGAAATAAAAGCAAGATTAACAGTGGTTGAAGATTCTTTACAAGCTAACCAGGCTTTATTTGATAACACACAAGATATTCTAAGTCTAATCGAAAAAAATAGTGACGACATCAGCGATATCTTACAGAATCAAACATCAGTTCAAATGTCTTACAACCTTGATCTTTTAAAAGACGGGGACGGTACAGCTGTTGATAGAAATACTCCTAATATTTTAAGAGTAGACGTAACTCAACAAGATTATAATATAGCTCAAAATTCGGTATTTACTATAAATCCAGTTGCTGGAAATACTATATCTCTTGTACTTTATACTAATTACTTAAAGCACAAGAACAACGGTATTTCTATTACTGCTAATAATGATATAGTTATTAAAATCGATGACAGCTTAAATAAATGGAAAAAAGGACAGGTTCTAAGATTAGTTATAGGTGATGATATAGATCTAGGAAATTATTCACTCGTAGTATTAACTGATGCTCTTGGTGTATATCCTAAGGGAACTCCTTCAGGCGTACCATATTCAACTGTAGTTGCTGGGTTTGTTAATTCTCAATTCTCTAGTTCTTCGTATAAACCTATCTTTGATATAGTTTGTATCGATGATGTCAATTTAACTTTCGAGGTAGACCAAATAAAATAAGATAAAATGTCAGGTACAAAAAATTCATTCTCATCATTAATAGCTCAATTTCTAAGAATTCAAAAGAATTCTATGGAGATAGTTAATAAGCTAAATGAGGTAACGACATCTTCTAAAGATTCGGTAGAGATAGAATTCTTAATGGACGATAACACGTCACAAAACATTCAGGTTCCTTCTTACGGATTTTTAAAATCTGAGATAAATCGCTTAGATCAAAATGTTCAGGCATTATCTGGTCTAGAGAACAACACAGCAAATATTAGAAAGCCGGACGGTACAGTTGCTAAGATTTATCAAGCAACAGTCCTAAAAGACCCTACCTCCCCTACAAGCTTACAAGTTCCAGCAACTTTCCAAGCTAGAAATAACTGGTTTTTCGAATCTTTTTTAAATCCTTTACTTTATATCTCTATTGATGTTGAAAATCAAATACCTGTTAATTCGGAGAAAGTTTTCGTTAAAAGAATAATTGCAAATACACAATCCACCGTACAAAAACAGTATTTTGATAATAATTTAAAAGGAAGAAACGATTTAACAGATACTGACTTTATATCAGCTTTACAAAGCCAAGGCATACAATACTTTACTGATGAGCAAATAAATGATTTAGAGCTAAGAACAATACGTTATACTGGATCATTCGGGGTTATAAGAATATTTGACGAGGAAACACAAACTACTCAAAATGGTATTACCTCAACAAATACTGTAAGAAAGTATAAATTAAATGGTTTAAGATATACAGACACGCTATCTAATACAACCAATTCAAGAACTCTTACGAAAGGTGATACTTTAATTACTCCTGGGGGTACTAAGTATGAGATTAGTTCAATTGATACTACTTCTCAAACCGTGGTATTAAAAAGATTATTTGGGTTTGATGCTATACAAATAGGGAACAACTCGTTAACAATTTATTCTAACGTATTATCTGATAGAGCTGTTGATGTTAATGTTGGGTATGACGAAAGGGAAGCTATTTTTATTAAATCTATTGATGCTAATTTTAATGTAGCTTCTAGTAGCTATAGTCCGGGAGTTTGCTTCTGGTCTAACGAATTACAGATAAACACATCAGATGGTGTTAAAAATCTAGATTCTTTTTATAAATCTCAGGTTTCTGATTTTGGTAAAATATTTATAGCTTCTGCAAAAGAAAATGTAATACCAGCAGTTTACGGACAAACACCAAGTGCTCCTTCTGTTTCTGCAACAAACTTTAAAGTAATTAAGATTAATTCTCAAATTACAGATTCTAAAGAAAACGTAGAATTTAAGAACAAGATACAAGTTAAGACATCGCTTAAAAATGAGATAGGATCAATCGATAAAGCCATCGATCAAACTAGAAAACAGCTTAACGAATTAACTACTAAATCTACTGCTAAAACTCCCACTGCCGAGTTTAAAAAACTAAATGATAAGTTAGTATCACTGACAAAAGATAAATCGAATAGGACTGATCTTTTGTCTACTACGATCACTGATATCAATAATCTTACTGTAACAACTCCTGAATTAACGAGAGCTCCTGTTTATAGAGTTAGAGGATTTTGGCCTATACCTGAACCAATTGTTGATGCTAAAACAGGAGAACAAAATATTGTACAATTTAATGTTAGATATAGATATCTTTCATTAACTGGTAATTCTAACGGAACAACTCAAATAGATTATATCGACAATGACGGTGTTCAAAAAACTGGTCAATTTACAAACTGGACTCAATTTGTATCGGATTTAAGAAAAAAAGTGTATGATCCTAATACAGGTACTTACATTTGGAAAGTGGAGGATGTTAGTGATGCCAATACGGTTAATATTAACCAATTAGATATACCGATTACAAAAGGAGAAAAAGTAGAGATTCAGGTTCAATCTATTTCTGAAGCTGGATGGCCAACTAATCCTCTAACATCTGCATGGTCAACCTCTGCAGTTGTAGAATTCCCTTCTGATTTAAGTGTACAAATTGATAACACCGCTTATATTAGTCAAAACGAATCAGATAAAGCTTTAGTTCAAATTCAGACGGATCTACAAGCGAAAGGATTAGATCAGCATTTATCTACCTCATTTACTTCAGGAGACAAATACTATGCTCACAATACTTCTGTTATAGCATCCGGATTTTTTGATGCTACTGGGACTGCTATAGATCTTTTCCAGAAATTAACTCAGATTGATAATGAATTACAATCATTAAGAGCATTAATTGCAAAAGCAAAAGGAACTTTAGGAGTTTATATCAGAAGCGGAAGCACAACAAACAAGATAAATCCAGGAAGTACAGTAAATCTTTTTGGAGGATATTACGATCAGCTTATAGATTTATCAAATCCTAGTAACCAAGGTAAGATTGCTACTGTTATTTATTACTTAGAACTAAGAAACGAAGCAGCAACTCCTTTAGAGCTTTCATCTTTGATAGCTGGGGGACAGGCAGTTAAAGCACCTACTACAATTTCGGGATTAGCAGATTACAACAATAACAGAAAATATGGAGATACTCCAATACAGTTATCTGGTATAACTAATGCTGCAGTCCCTGTCGGAACACCTGCTACCCCTGGGTCTTTTATACAAGCATCAGGATATCAAAGTGCAAACGCATATTCACAATTTATTTATCCAAGATACAAAAGTGTAGGACTTGACGAGGATTTATATTTTAATCCTTTAACAAGTGGTACTGGATGGAATATTTCTGACGGATCTGCTGTAAGTGGTACTAATTATCCTATAAATGAAGATGGTATTATTATGCCTTTTAACCCCGCAACAACTACTGTTACGGGAGCAGGACCTAATACTAACATATGGGCAGGAACTTATACAACATTTACTCCGGATGGTAATGGTAATCTTAACGAATTCTGTATACACATTTCACATCCGGATATAAATGACGCTCTTGGTAATACATTTACTACATTAGAAAGACCGAGTGTTACTTCAGGGGGTCCTATGGACTATCCTTCATTTAGACATGCTTTAGGATTTGAAGTTGATTCATCTATAACATCTTCTGTTAACACTAGTGGACAGACTCTTTCCACTCAGCAGCTGAAATATTATGCACCAAGCTCTACTAGTTCTTTTGGTGTTGATGATAATGCCTATCCTAATAAATTAGGATTTATAGATTCTGATGAGTATTTATGCGGTAAATATTCATGTGGATCTTATCTTTTCGTATCGCCTACAGACCATTCTGCTATACAAATAGAAGGTTCAACACAGCTTGCTAAAAAGACTTTGAATTTCGGACAAGAAAATGCGATTACTGTTCCTTTGATTTTCCAAATGAGAGCTCAAGATAAACTTGGCTACATTGGGGGATGGAGATCAGCAGGTAATCTTAAGAATATTACTTACAGTAAAAAAGTGGGAATAGATATACAGGTTAAGAATGAAGATCTATTTTCATTTGATGTCCTTGTATCAGGAAGTTATACTAAAACATCTTTAGTTTCTCCTGCTTATTCGCAGACTGTAATAACTAACAAGTAAAATTGAAAATTGGCAAGGAAGATAATAAAACAAACAGCTTCTTTTGGAGTCCTGAGAGCAAACCCAAGAATATCTGGGAATGTAAAAATTACAGTAGATTCTAATAGCGATATATGGTTAAATTCCATAGATTCTAATCCGGAAATGTCAAATCGTGCCTATAAGGCATTTAGAATTACAACCGAATCAACTTTTGATAAAGATTTATATAATTTCTTTAATAAAGGTAAAACACCTCCTCAATTTGTTTTTGGGCTAGTCGGAGAAGATTCCCCTGTACAGAATCAGTTAAACGATCTTTCGTCAGTTTATAATTTTACTTATAGCTCTGGAGTTAGTCCTTTAATATCTGATAGTTATCCTGAGGATTTTTCCTACCTTTCACCACTGTGGCTAGGTAACGATCTTCCTGATTATTTTGTAATATTCAAAGTTAATGATCCTATAGATTACTCGTACCAGGTGCCAGTAACAATATTGGAAGTTGGTAAAAATTATAAAGTACTACAGGATCCAGCAGTTAATGTTAATTCTGTAGGATATACTCCCTATCAAGTGTCTAGTGGATCTTCTACTTATACAGACGGACAAGTTTTTACCGCTACAGTAACGACGTTTAATATTTTACAAGGTCAAGGATCAGTTATATTGCTTGATCCTTTATATAATTTATCAAACGTAGAGAATTCTTCTGATCATTTCTACGATAAAATATTACCAAAATCAACAGCAGTTGCAACTTTCGATTTAACAGAAAATTCTAATATAGGTAAGTATTTAAGAAAAATAAAAAATGCCTCAGGATTTAGTGAAAGCTTAATCGATGTTAGATTTGAGGAGGGACAGCTTACAACATTTAATGGGGTAAATTATCAATATGGGGTTTTTGATAAAAAAGGGGATTACCTTTTAGACTATTATCAAAATCCAGAAACACAGATAGCTTTTGAAGATTTTATAACTAATGGATTTAGATCTAATGGTATAATAAGCTGTAAATTACTAAATCTCGAATTTCTATTTAGTGACGTAGAGGCTAAAGATTATACAATCAATAGATACTTTGGTCTTTATGTCAATGCTGCTGAAATGGCTAGCTTTAAACTTGATGGAGATGCTCTATATAAAAGCTCAGGGAATTCTGGTAATACACCAGTACCTCAAAGAAATGATAAGGGATATTTTTATCAAGATACTAAATACTACCAATACAACGATAACGGTGTTAGACTTTACACGGATCCTAACTATATCTCAGGTGTTTTACCTAGCTCTTATGATGTAAATGTTTTAGAATCAACTAAATTATTTTGGATAAAGGATAAAAATGGAGACTTCCATTCTTTAAAAAGATCTGATAGCTATTCTGTATCCCCTCAATCTAATGGAGCAGATTACGGATTAAATGGCACTGAAAATGAAATAGTTATACAGGATACTGCTATAGACATTTCTCTTCTTACCGGGAAAGACGACGACACAAAGAAACAATACATAGGGGCAACTACTGGAGATAAAGGTAGAGGATATTCAGTAATAAGAATAGGAAAAAGCTTAGTTTCGAGTTACGAAGATTGTTTTGTTTTCTATAATCCATTAGGATTTTATGGTAATCCTGGCGGTAAATATGACTTAATAAAGGCATCCGATTTATCTTCTGTTGTAGATGAATGGGTACCTGGCAGCTATTATTCTCAGGACGGAGCTTATTATTATAATCCAGATGGTACACCAGAGGATGTAGCTAAATCTTTAGCAGGTGTATTTAATAGTTTTAACTACAATTCGTTTGAAGCTTTTAATAGCGGTGATGAGCTAGTAATAAGAACAAGAGCGACAGGAACACAAGAAAATACTAAATACTATTTTGACTTTTTTCAAGATTTTACTAATTCTCAAAGAATGCCTAACTCAAGGAGAGGAATAGTTTTTATTAATGAAAAAGATGTATGTGATATAAACAAAAGACAATCTTTCTTAGGTGGATCTAATTATTCTAATACAAGAGTTAAAGTAAAAATAGAAGACGCAAACAAAATAGAGGTTGGTAAAACTTTTATTGAGACTGTAAGAAATACTTCAACAGATACTTATAGTGGACTTCCAGAATATTCAAATAAGTCAGCATCTGTAGTAGTAGGAAAATATAGATTTATAGATCAGTATGCAAAAGATGAGAATGGAACAATTATAGGACTTAAGGATTTTGAAACCCATGCTACTTTAGAAATTGCTAATTTTACTGAAAGTATTTCGTTTGGCTCTTCAAGTAAGATATCAGCCTTTAATACATTTGATGTTAAATTAGGTATTTTCTCTTTCTATGGATTAAGAGAACTTGATATGGACTTCTGGTCTAGCCAATATGGTTATACCCCAACACAAGAATATTATAAATATTTAGATATTCAGCCAGAGGGAGTTACTAAAATAATCCCAGGGAAATCTTACTTTGTTTCTTCTGGTGCAGAAATATCCTATGATATTTATAGCTCAATATCAGGACCTACTTTTTTTGAAGGTGTTGCTGGTGCTGATTCATATACACTTATAACTTCATCAACTGGAGCTGAATCTAATGTTTTTCCTACGCTGAATTCTAGAGGTAATATCACATCAGGAGTAACAGTTTCTAATTTTGATAATGCTTTCTATCCTGACCTAGATGCTTTCCCTGGATTTTACGGAATACAAGCTCTTAAATTTATTAATAATCAAATAGGCATAGATACAAAATATCAGCAGTTAAATTTTGGTAAACTTGATTCAGAGTATGATTACACTCAAGATAATTATAATCCAGATTATGCTATAAATAGTAGAGTAAGTCCATATATTACTAAATGGGTTTACAGAGGGGGAACAGATATTAGAGGTAATGGATATAGACTAAACTCAAACGTGGCTTTTAGTCCTCTTAATTTTTCTCCTAGCTTTTTTAGAAGAACTCAAGATCCTCAGTATTTTACTCACGAATGGTATCAATTACAAAAGCCACCTTACTCTTTACCTGAGGAAAATTTACATAAAGATAAAAGCTATTTAGCGGGTGAAATAAATCTAAATAACATCTATGACGGTAATCCCTCATTGAAAGATTATTTCTTGGATTACTTTTCTATAGAAGGAGAGGACTTTGTTAATTACTATACAGGTAGTACTACTATAGAAAATATAGATCTAACGGAGAGATATACAGTTTTTAATTTTAATTCAGGGAATGGCTTTTCCGAAACAATATTTAGAGGAGCTAAAGCTAGAATAAAAAGAACTTTTACTGATTATGCACAAGGTGAATCTATAAAATATGTGAACGATGATAGATTTTATGAAAACTATAAATTCTCATGTGTTATTATACCTGTTGAAAACATAAAGAACGAAATACAAGCTCCTATTAAAATAGAGATAGTAGAGAATCGTACTTTTAAAAATATAACATTTGTAGTTAAGGTACTCATAGATGATATGAGAGCTTTAAATTTTGAAGAGATTAGTCCGGATAAACAATATCTTGATCTCGATTATTTTTTACTATATTCTTTAAAAGATAAATTAGATAAACAATTATCACCAATAGCATCATCACCATCGTGGCTTCCTAGCTCTTTCATAGAATTACCTAAGGTTGGTGATATTAAATTATCTTCAGCATTAAATGTTACATCTGTACCTAATCAGCAGGGATTATTCTCTGCTGTAAATAATAGTACTGCTGGGCAGCAAGGAATAATATATTCTATAAATAACGCGGAATACGAATCAGATTTAAGAGATGAAATTAATTTTACATATCTTCCTTCTGCTGTTCCTACCTCTGGTAGTTCTATAGGTCCTGGATCTTTTTATGGATTAGTAGGGGTTACGGGTACAACTGGAGGATACACATTACCATTCCCTACTGGAGTAGGCCAGAATTTTATAAACTTTACTAACACAGATACATTCTACTTCTTTAATTTTAATGACATAGGATTGCCTGGACCTTTAAATGTACCTACTCTTGCTAATTATAATACTGTTTCTAATGTACCTGTATATCAAAGAGAAGGCGGAAAAGGATATTGGAGTAAGATACTGGAAAAAATATCTTTCGCTAATTTATCATATTGGGTAAATACAGGATATCCTTACATAGAATATAAATCCTATGTTTGGAACGAAACTACTAAGACCACTGATTTATTAAATGATCAGTTTGTTATTGAATTTTTACAGCCATCTGCTTTTGAGCAAAATACTATATTAGTAACGGATGAGGTAAAAAATAAGCCTCAAGAATTTTCAGGATCTAATGTGGGATACAGTGTTTCTGAAGTTGCTGGTCAAACAGAACTTTATAGATATAGTGGAGAATATGTTCCTAGCTTTAGAGAGATACTAAAATTTGAAAATGTCAAATATGACGGACCTTTATGGACTGTACCTGATTACTATACTTTCGTTGTTAAAGTAGTAGATAAGCAGGTATCTTCTATTAATTATGATCTAGGATCAACACATTGTTATGAGATAAACGGGGTAATACAAAATAAAATAACTCTAGTAAAAGGAATAACATATTATTTTAATCTTAGTGATTCATCTAATTTAGGTAATCAAATATACTTCTCAGAAAGCAATATAGGAGATAACCTTTCAAATGATGGAATTACACAGGGATATACTCTTTTTGGAACTCCTGGAACTCCTGGATCATATGTTCAGTTTGACGTTCCTTATGATTTACCATCTACTGTTTATTATGTTTCTAATGGAGACAAATACATGGGTAATGCTATTAAGTCTATAGATCCTATAGAATATTCTTACTGTTCATTTGGGCCTTATAGGGATGGCTTTGGTAAGGTTAAAAATGTAAACTATTATAAATATTCAAATCAATGGATATACGGGATAGGAAAGAATTCTCCTTACAATCCAATTTATAACTTAATAAATGAAACTCCGGTAGACAAGAGGGATCTTTCTTTATTTGAAAGCTCTTGGGACCCAGGATTTTATAGACAATACACTTCACCTTCGGCATATACGAGTTTGCCCGGAACTAGAAGTATGAAAGAAGAAAAATCTTTCTTTGGAAGTAAAGTAATGCAAACCCCTGATACTATAAATTCTCAAAAGCAGATAGTTTACCCTAATTCTTTAAAGGATGTTCTAGATCTTAATTACAACAATTATCCTAACTATGAGATATTATGGGAAAATACTCCTACTGAAATTAAAGGGGTTTTGTTAATGGATAGGATGATAACTAGATATTTCCTTGAAAACGGAGGTAAACAAACTTTCGATGAATTTATAATACCTGAATTTGGATTTGGTTCATTAACAGATGTTAACGATGACTTTACTGAATATATGAGGTTAAATGTTATTCCTATATTCCAATCTAAGAATAACGGATCATATCTAAAGAAAGTCCCAGTAGCAAATCCTGCATCGCTTACTCCAATAGAAGGTAATTTACAAGATTACCAAAAATTAATAAATGGATATTACCCTTCACAAGATATTAGATACACCAAAGTAAATGAGCTAAGATATGAATTTAGGATTCCTAAGGATCCTTCTTTCAATTATTCCTTAGCATTTTCTATACAAATAGGAAAAATTTAATGAGGAGTGAATTTTTGATATATAATAGAACTATAACTAGAGATGCCACAGATTAACATATTAAACGTACTCCAAGGAGATAATCAATCGACAATAGTTGATAAACTCAACTATAACTTTGATCAGATCCTAAGCGCAGGAGGAGGTCCTCAAGGACAAAGAGGTATTGATGGACCAACAGGACCTATTGGACCACAAGGACCAATAGGAGTACAGGGATCACAAGGACCTTCAGGTACGAAATGGTTCGTACAAGAAACATCTCCTGCTTCCGGAGGTATTACTGGATCTAATCCTTGGCAATTTCCTACACTTGGAGATTATTGGATGGATCCGGATTCAGCAAATCAGGACATATACGTTTTTACTGCAACAGGATGGACTAACACAGGATACGGATTATCCTCTGGCGATTTATTTCAGAAAGTTACTCCTATTAATGTTAGTGGAGGTGGAACAGGACAAGGTATATTAATATCAGGAACAGCTTCTAACCAGTCCCTAGTTTTATCTGATAACTCTGTTACAGAGTATACTCCTGGTGGATCTGGTATACCGAACATCAATTACGAAAATGCAAAATTAAAAATTGCAACTGAAAACTCAAGAACTAAGATATTAAGTTTCGGTAGAGCAGATTTTGATCTTACAACGAGTGGATCGGGAACAACAGGGAATCAAAGAAATCCTTCCATAGATTGGGATTCTTCAGCTTCTGGATCTAGTTATTATGATATCTCTTTTAGAAATCCAGGGGGAGAAATTACGATTTCATCTTTAGCGGCTACATCTTCTGGTGGTGTTAATATACTTGCAAAGGGAGATATTGTCAATCTATCTTATGAATCCGATGTTAGACTAAGTACTTCTTCTGTTTTTAAAGGTACTTTTGTAAATGCTGCATCTAAAGGCGGATTCTTAGAATTTAATCCTACGGGTCCTTCAAATCAACAATTTGCTCCACTATTTGCAACAGTCAACGGCTTAGGTATAGGCTTAGGAACGGGACAATTCCTACAATCGGGTGATAGTTCCAGGAGATTAGCAGTGTACGGAAACGTAAGTATTTCTAAGACCGTATCTAAACACACTGGAGCAATATTTACAGGAGATGCTTTAGCCCCGCTAAATAATAATAAAGGCGTTTTATTCGTTGAAGGATACGGAGCTTTTGGAAACGGTGATCCTAGATACACACAATCAGGAACTCCTTTCGCTACAACTGGACCAGCAGAAGCACAAGGAAGATTTCCACAGCTTTGGGTTACTTCACCTAACTACGGTCCAGGCTTACAAATAAAAACATTAGGAAATTCCACATATACATCGCGTACTGTTATAGGTGATGGTGTATTTGATTATAATGCAGCAGGTGGTTTAAACGGGGTTGCTGGTACGGGATCTGATATCACTCAAGAATTTTATGTAAGTTCACATAATTTTGCTGCTAATGCCCCTATAATGAGCTATCAGCATAAGGTTTCTGATGCTTCTAATACAACCGGAAGTGCACCGGTATTTGCTATAACTACATACTCTAATTCCGGTGTTTATAATAACAATACATCGGTACAGAAGACAGTAATACAAACTAGAAATTCCAATTCTTCATTAATATTACAAGCTAATTCTACAGGACAGCCTGATCTTAATAATGTTTCATTAGGAGCAAGAGGAAATTCTATGGTTTCCGTTTATGGTGGTCCTACAGGAGCTACTATAGCATATGGTACAGTATCTATTGGATACACGTCTAATTCTTTCAAAGGAACTACTGGCTCTATAAGTACAATAGGAAATTTCGATCAATTATTTGGATTACCTTCGTCGCTTAAGCCACAAATTTACCCGAATCATGCTCTTAGCATTGGTGGGGTTCAGACAATAGGAACTACAGATCCTAATTCTTTATTTACTTCATCCAACAACCAAGTGAGTTCGGTTGGTGCAGCTTCTATGCTAAAGATTCATAGGAATTTAAGTACAACTTACACTACTACTGGTACTGGTACTTATATAGGATCAGCTAAAGGGGTCAATCCTATAAATAACAATTATCCAAACGGATTAGAAATAACTTCATATATACCGAATTCTCATAGTGCATCATCTGTGTCAGGTAATAGATCGGTAGCTTTAGCCATAGGTGCGGCAACTAGTGTTGCTAGCTCTACTGGAGCTAAGCTATACGCTAACACCACAGGTTTCTTTGTTTCTGATACTGGCGAGAGTGTTTCTATAGGTACAGCTCCAGATTACAGTACTGCATTAAATGTATCTGGTGCAGCTGGGGATTCTGCTATTAAAGCTAAAGGAGATGTTACTATTACTGGAAGTATTAATACAACAGGGGCAACCGGGGAAATAAAAGCAGTAGGAATAGTTAGAACCGATGAAGATTTTACAACTGGAACTGACACACCAGGATGGACAGATATTGTTCTAGTAAATAGTGATCTTGCATACTCAATAGGAGGTAACCCATATAAGCCTAATTGTACACTTAACGGAGCTAAAGTATTATCATATAAAGTAATAGGAAAAACAGTCTATTTAAGTTTTAATATAACAAGTACGAACACCAGCGACGCAAACATAGGAGCTTTTTATTTAAAACTACCGACTGCAATAAATCCTGAGGTTGTAAAGAGTATATCTAGATTTATTGGTAACGGATTTTACAATAACCAGGCAAACCCCAGTAATGGTGTTGGAACTAGCAGTCCCTTAGGTAGGAGCGGTATCATCTTAACATTAACATCGGGAAGTGCTATAGGTGGTACTGCGCCAACCAGTAATTACTTTTTATCTATGATTCCCCCCACGTATAATAATTTTGATTGTGCTGGCTCTAATAATGTTACACTAAAAGGAACAATTTATTACGAATTACCTTAATCATGGAGAAAAATAAAGACTGGTTCATAAACGAGTATTCTGAAATACACGATAATCTATCTAAGCTAGAAGTTGAAATAGATGAGCATATTAAAAATAAAATATATCTTTTAGATAAGGGAGAAGTTCTAGAAGAACTTAAGAAAAGAGCTCAGGGAGAAATTGAGAGACTAAATAAAACAAGAGAAAATGAAAGAAGAATCTTTAATCAGTAGAATTTTAAAAAGAAAAGATATAATCTTAGTTGGAATCATAGCTGTTATCCTATTAATGATGCTTAAGGAGTGTAATAACGCTTCTAATCTAAAAAAACAATTAGAGATCCAGGATATGAATTTGGATGCGTTAAACGACACTGTACGACTCCAAAAGAATAAAGAAGGTGAAGACACTTACGTAAGAAAAACACTTCTTGCAACAAGAGATAATCTAGAGAAACTAAATAAGAATCTCGCTGACGAATTAAAAAAAGTTAAAGGACAGGTACTCGTTTTACAAAGCGTTGAGACTGTGATCAAAACAGATACGCAATATGTTAACAATTATCTCACTGTTTACGAGGACGGAAGCTATAGTTTGGATTGGAAATTTGATTCAACATTTTCTGAAAATAACTACAGAAAATTCGCAGGAAATAGCTTCTTTAAAATAGATTCAATAACTCATAAGGTAACTCCTGGAGCTACTAGAATAAATCAGGACGAATTAGGATTCTCATTTATAACTGGAATTAGAGAAAAAGATAAAGCATTGGAGATATTTGTAACACCAAAATATCCAGGAATGAAAATTACTGAGATAGAAGGAGCAATTATAGATCCTCACAAATCTGATGTTCTAAAAAGTATGTTTCCTGATAAGAAATTTTCTTTTGGTCCATACGTAGGAGTTGGTATAGGATCAGGCTATGGAATAAACGGAAGTCCTATTACAGGAGCTATGTTTAATATTGGATTCTCCCTACAGTATTCCTTGTTTAAATTTTAAGGAGATATAATAAGGAATATATAAGGCATGGCTAGTTACACATCAACACAAAGGTTCGTTAAGTTAACAGATTACTTGTTACTGGAGTACGATTATACTACTGCTCCAAACCCTGAACAGTATTATGTTAACACTGGAACTCCTGCTGTTGGCTTTGAAAAAATAATAAATGGATATTTTGATAATTCCGTTCAGATACTAAACAACCCAGCATCAGAAGCAACAACTCATAACGTAAGGGATCTCAGTGTTGTACAAACTGATAAGAATAGATTTGTAACTTTAGATATGGACTACCTTGTCCAGTATCTGGATACAGATCCTAAATTAACATCAGTTTCAAATCTACCTGTGGTATTCCCTTCTAATATAGGTGTTTACTATGACAGTGTAAAATTTCATATTATTTCCGGATATAACTTCGATAATATCGATGGTGTTATACTCCAGGTTAAATTTCAGGAAAGAACAGGTAAAAAAGCAACGGTTTTACAATTAATAATAACTAATGCAGATGTTACATTACCTGTACTAAACCCTAACCCTATTTATTTAGGCGGTGCTTTGTACGATCATTATATAGAGGCTAAGATACCTGCTTTTGCAAATATGGTATACGAGTTTGATATTCTTGCAGGTACACCAGCACAAGCTAACACTTTAAGTGCTAAGATTTCTTCTGATGGTAAAGGATTTTTAAAAGACGCACCCGTAGAGTTTACAGTATTTGAAATAAATCAAACTGTACTTAAGAATGGCTATCAAAATTATATAGCTCAGACAAGATCACAACTTGGTATATTTCCTAGGGACAACTATTCTTCTTTAGCTGCAGTAATACAACAGAACTCATTCTATAATTATCTTGAATATTATCCAACTTGGGACGGTAACTTCCTGGAGGACTTCTTAACAGGGGAAGGAAAAGTTGGTGTAACATATTATGTTGTTAATGAGATAGAGGTAAAAGAACAAGTTGGTTTAACTTATATTACCACTTACAATTTTACAAACACACAAACACAAGATTTTAATGCTCCTTACATATTTAGACCTGTAATAGTAAATCCTTTATCAACATCTTTTGTTGTTAATTACACTATGAGATTAGTAAACAAAACTAATCAGAATCAGATTATCAGGAGATCTTCTTTTAGCTCTTTGGATGTTAATAAATTTGGTAGAGAAAACAACGTAATAACATTAACTACTGGAGCTTATGCTCAGAAGGTTTACAATAAAGTTGTACAAGCGCCTAATATCATATCTCCCGTTGGAGTTAGCCCTACTGTTGCTGCTCCTATAGAGAGAAAGGTACCTGTTTTTTATAAGGATAATAATATATCGGTAACTCAAGAGAATATCACAATAGATAAGGACGGGAACGTGGTATCTGAAACATCATCTCCTTCTTCTGCCACAGTTTATGGACAAGGAAAAGCTAAGATATTAATCGATCCTTTTGATAATTTTTACAAATTCACGGTTTATCTTTTAAGAGATGGAACAACTCTAGAGATATTAGATCTAGGTACATCACTCACTTATTACATGGTCTTTATTGATAATTCTGGACAGGAAGTTAGAATAGAAAATATAAAGAATAAAACTAATATTTCAAATCCTTCAGCTGGTCAAGTTGCTTTTAAATTAGTTGATACAAATTCTAAGAAAGTTTTAGGATTTTCTTCTAGGAGTTTTTATATAATTTCTAGAACACCTGATGGAATAGAGACTAAGTTATATTCGGGAACATGGCAAAATCAAGCAGAATTTTCTGCTAGTGTATCCTCATCAGGAACTACAGGTTCTGCTGGAACTGCTGGAACTGCAGGAACAGGGGGAGTGGCTGCATCAACTACAACAGTTACTGCTACATCAACTACAGGAACAGCAACAACTACTACCGGATCTCAAGTCACATCAAAGGTTCCTTTGACTAGAGTAATTAGACCTATTAGACCTTATGTTTTAGGAAGCAGTTCTATACTCAGTGTTAAACCAACTTCAGAAGTTAACACGACAGGAGGATACGTTAATACAAAGAATTCTAATAATGTAAATGCTTCAAATACTAAATCTAGCACACAATCTAATAACATAGATATTGCATCACTTGCGGATTCTATATCTGGTAAGGAAGCACAGGGATTAAATGTACAGAAGGTAGTTAACTATTATTTCACTCCAGGAGCACCTGGAGCGGTTTTATTTAAAGGTATAAAACCTAGTGAATTCTTAACTTCAGCTTTACAAGTACATCCTAAATTAGAGAATGGTTCATTTGATCCAATTTACATACAATATTGTAATGCTTTAGATTTTCCAATAACTAATGATCCTACTGCAGCAGCAAATAAGGGAAAAGGAAAATAATACAAAGTAGATGATTTTAAATGCTAGGCAGAATGGTTTTATCTTTAACTTCCCGAAGTCTTTTATTTCGGATGAAGTAATAGCCAAATATGAGGGATACATTAAAAGAATGCCTATCCCTTACGACACAGTTAACGATTTCATTAACGCTACTATACAGCAGGTAAACTTTCCTACTCTTAGAACTATTGATACTACGGAGCAAATAAGACCTGGCGGTTTTAAGCAAAGTTACAAAAGTGCAACAACGCTGCAAAACTTAATTCAAAGAGATTTCACAGTTACTTTTAAGCTAGGAGAGGGGTTTATTAATTATTGGGTTATTTACGAGAACATGGTTAAGTTCCTGGACTTTCAGAATCCCGAACAATATCTTCCAGATTTTAGACTTCTGCTATTGGATAACGAAGGTATTATTATGGCTAGTGTTATCTTACAACAACCAATATTTACTTCTCTGTCGGAGATTCAATTAAACTATGCCTCTTCAACCCCACAATTCTCGACATTCAGTGTGGGCTTTAAATGTAATTACGTAAACCTAAAACTAGAAATTGGATAATATAATCGGAATAGATTTCTCATTAAATAGTCCTGGATTTTGTATACTAACAGAAACGGACTGTAAATGGATAAGCCTACATAGAACAACTAACATCATAGATAAGATGTTAAAAAAAGACGGATCACCTTTTAAAGTCTTAGGTGATAATGGTACAGTTAGTATTAATATCATACAGAAAAAAGAATTCACGGGAGAGTACCATGATAAGGAAAGACAGAAGATATTAAATGCAATATACTTTTCAGAAATTGCATTGGATTTATTAGATCCGTATCTTAACCAAAATTCTATAGTTGGTATGGAGGGTTTATCTTTTGGATCTAGCGGTAATTCATTAATAGATATTTCTATGACTACAGCACTTATTAGAGCTGGTGTAGTTAAAAGAATAAATCCCGATAATTTCTATGTGATTTCACCAACAACTCTTAAGAAGTTTGCAGTTAAAGGAAATGCTAAAAAGGACGAACTATATAATGCCTTATTGGAGAAAAAATCAGGGGATGAAAGAATCAAGCCTCTTTTGAAGATACTAAGTGAATATAAAGACACATGGATAAAAGGAGCAGGTAAGGTGGAAAACCCATGCTCAGATATAATTGATGCAACCTGGATTTGTTTTTTTCTAGATGAAAATTTAGAGAAACTTTTGACAGGCAGCAAGATATAACTATTAATTAAAAACAAATTAGAAAAATTATGGAAAATTACGGAGAAAATCAGGATTTCGACATCTTTAACTTAGATAACGAAGCATTTGTTAAACAGGAAGTAAAAAAGGACGAGGACGAGTTTTTATACAAACCTTATCCAGAACTAGGAAAAGACGGTGTTTATAAATCTCTAGTGAGATTTTTACCTAACATCACTAATCCGAAAAAATCTAAGGTCCACCAATATTATGTTTGGTTAAAGGATCCAGTAGACGGAGCTAATCACAAAGCTATTTGCCCTTCTACTGTTGGAAAAAAATCAATTCTTAAAGACATCTTTTGGAAGCTTAAGAATTCAGCTTCTGCTAAAGACCAGGAGCTTGCTAAATCATTCTCAAGAAAAGAAGATTTTTATTCTTTAATTCAAGTAGTTAAAGATGCAAATCGCCCTGATCTAGAAGGAAAAATTTTAATATTCAAGTTTGGTAGAAAGGTTAACGATATGATCGAACAACAAATCAAACCTGAATTCGGTAACCCATCTAACCCATATGATTTATTCGAAGGTAAAAACTTTGGATTACATGTAAGAAAAGTTGGAGAATGGAACAACTACGACCTTTGCCAATTCGTTGGCGATAAAATGTCTTTGCTTGTTGAAGGAAATCCTGTTGAAAAAACAGAGGAAGGAAGAGACTCAGTTATGGCATATTTAAAGACAGGTCCTTTGGATCTTGATAAATTTGATTATAGTGATTGGTCAAGTGAAGAAAACGAAAAAATCATGAGAATCATTAGAAACACTATTCCAGATGGAAGATTGGTTGCTGAGATTATCGGAGGAAGCGCAGATTCTAAGCCATCTTCACCATCTGCATCTGCTGATTCATTCTTTGAAGAAGCAAACGAAAGAAGCTCAACCTCAACTTTTGAAGAGGAAGAAGCTCCTGCTGATAAACCAGCTAAAACACCAACTAAAAAAGCTAGTCCTTCTCTAGACGATTTATATAACGATCTATAATATAATAAAAATGGATCGATATGGAATCAAAGACTGTAAGCAACCTATCTGTAGATAGAGTTAAAGGAATAGTTTCCTCAGCTTTGCTTAAGTTTTTTGGGAGTGACTCACAGAGATTAAAAATCTATCAAGGGGGCAACAGATTAAACTTCTGTTGCCCTTATTGTGGTGATTCAACTGACGCAAAGAAAAAAAGAGGTAACTTATATACTGATACTCTTACCTATAAATGTTATAATGGTGGATGCGGGATATTTAAAAATCTAAATCAATTTACTCGTGATTTCGAAATACAATCTCTTCTTTCAAGTGATGAGATTGCAGAGATTGCAGAGATATCTAGAAATTCCACTATAAGGAAAAAAATAAGAAATTCCTTAGACTACTTCTTTTCGGAAAACTACAAGGATATTCTGGTTAGCAGAGATTATCTGAAACATAAATTAAATCTTAAAGAGGTTACTGGAACTTTCGCTGAAAAATGGATTCTAGAAAGAAATCATGTACCCGATGCTAAATTTTTGTGGGATCCTAATAGGAAGAACCTTTATCTTTTAAATCTTTCGGGAGATGATACAAAAGTAATCGGATTACAGGTAAGACCTATAGTAAAGAAAAACGGAGGTAGCAAATATTACACTTACAAACTAAGTGGAATATACAAGAACCTATTAAAGGAGACTAATCCCGAAATAATACTTAAAGCTGAAGAGGTTGATCCTATATCTAGTGTATTTGGATTCTCTACTGTGGATCTTGATTCTATGATCACTGTTTTCGAAGGACCTATGGATGCTTGGCTTTGTCCTAACTCAATAGCTCTTTGCTCTATCAATAATCCTTTCCCTTTTGATGTCACTAATAAAAGATGGATGCTGGACGGAGATGGAATAGGAAGACAAAAATCAAGAGAGTTTTTAGAAAATGATGAACAGGTATTTTTATGGGGTAAATTCATAAAAGATTGTGATTTACCAGAAAGGGATAAATGGGATCTAAATGATATAGTTAACTATGTTAAATCCACAGGAAAGAAGATCAAAAGACTTGATAATTATTTCTCTGCTGATAAATGGGATATTATAGATATATGAAAGCTAAAGTTAACAATGGTAAATTTAAATTTCCGGTAGAGATTAAAGGAGAAATAGAACTACCCGATTTGGATATTTCTGAAAATTTTTCTAATTCTGTAGTAAAAGATAAGATAGATTCAAAAGTTAAAGAAATTTGTAAAATAAAGAAGAAAAAATGTCGGAGCAACAACCTAATGTAGAGAAAAAAGATTTCGATAAGGGATTCCAAATAGAAAGAGAAGAATGGACGGAAAAAATTAGAGAGCTTTCTATTAGAATGAAAAATATTAGAGAGCTGGCTGATGTCCAGGTCGATCTTTATTATAATAGACAGATACTATTAGAATACTCTTCTAAGTTAGGACAGGTAATGAGCAAGCTTAACGCTAAATTCAGAAAAGATAAGTCTAGCAGATTAAAATACTATTCTGAAATGTCTCAAGTAAAATACGGAGCTAATGAAAAAACCCCTCTAATTGAAGGGGATCTTTCTGAATTAAAAGAAAGAATGGATCTTGTAAATGAACATATATCTTTCCTCAACGAGACAATGAAGACCATTGATTTTATGCTTTATGGGGTAAAAGACAGAATAAAGTTACAGGAATTTTTATCAGGCAATACTTCCAATTAGATTCTACATTTTATTCCATATAAAAAATATATTAGAACAAGGGCTTGAACCTATTATAATTAAATATAAAGATAATCTTATTGAAGCTGATTCGTTTGAAATTGAAAAAAATATGATAGAATTAATAGGTAGAAAAGATTTATCTAGAGGTCCTTTAAGGAATTTAAGCAACGGGGGAGAAGGAAATGGCGAAAGAAAATTTACAGATGAACACAGGAAGAATATAAGTATTTCAAAAAAAGGAATAGTTACTGAAAAAATTAGAGAAAATCTTAAAGGAATACATAAAAGAATGCTGGGAAATCAAAGAACCCTTGGTTTTAAATTTTCAGAGGAGAGTAAAAAAAAATTGGTGGAATCTCATTATAAGCCTGTTTTTCAGATAGGATTAGATGGTGAAATATTAAATGAGTTTCCCTCTATAAAAGATGCTGAGTCTTACATTGGGGTATCAATTAAAAAAGTACTTAGAGGTGGCGGAAAAACTGCTGGGGGATTTCTCTGGAAGTATAAAAATAATTACTAGTAATGTTAAAATTTGTAGTATGTGAAGATAAAAATTGGTTAAGCCTTATAGATTACGATGAGGAGTTTGAGAGAAAACAAATTGAGATATCATTAACTAGAAAAATACATAATCACTTTTTCCATCCATTGGTTAAGAAAAAACATTGGGATGGGGCAATATGCTTTGTTGATAAAAGACTTCCTATATGGAGAGTTCCTATCGGATTATGGTCTGAGATTTATCATATATGTCAAAAATATAAAATAGAAATTCAGATAGACGGATTAGGACAAATAATAGACAACGAATTTACACTAGAGTCTTATACTGAATGGTGTAATGAATTTTTTAAAGACGGAGTTGGCGGCGATCCTAATAAAATGCCAAGAGATTATCAAATAGAAACTGCTTGGAAGATTATCAAGTTTAAACTATCAGTTTCAGAGGTGGCAACAAGTTCAGGAAAGACCCTTATAGCTTTTATGGTAATGGCTTATCTTAAAGAGGTACTAAAGGTTAAAAAATTCTTGATGGTTGTGCCTAACACTAACTTAGTTATTCAAGGATCTGAGGATTTTGAAGAGTATGGATTAGAAAAATTAGAAGACTGTGAGATTCAACAAATTCATGGTGCAAATAAGAAGAAAATTCCAGGGGGATTAATGATAGGTACTTATCAATCACTTGTTAAAATGGATCCTGATTTTTTCGATGATGTTGAGGCAGTATTTGTGGATGAGTGTCACCAAGCCCAAAGTGCATCTATTAAAAAGGTAGTTGCATTATGTAAAGACTCTAAATGGAGATTTGGTTTATCCGGAACATTAGCTAATAAAAATACAGCGGAGTATTTAACTATTCAGCAATTCTTAGGACCCTTGATTATGGAGATATCTCCTAAATTCCTATTTGATAATAATTATGCTACACCAGTTTCAATTAAGATAGTTAAAATGGACTGGATGGATCCAGAGGTTAAAGAAAAACTATCTAAGCTTAAGGAGGAAAAAAACGAGATGGAAGGTAATGAGCTTTTTAATCTCGAAAGAAAACTTGTTGTTAATTCTGATAAGAGACTTAATTATATTATCAACTTTGTTCTTAAGACATCTAAAAATTCGTTAATACTTTTCCAGTCTGTGGGAGAAGGGTACGGCAAAAGAATATACGAGGGTATTCGTGACAGATCTAGCGATAGGGAGGTTTATTATATAGACGGGGATACTGATCCTGACAAGAGAGATATTTTTACAAAAAAAATGGAAGAGGGTATTAATAAAATAATGGTAGCTTCTTTTGGTACTATGTCTACTGGTATTTCAGTTAAGAACATACATAATATATTTCTTACCGAATCATACAAATCTGAGGTTTTAATTAAACAAAGTCTAGGAAGGGGCATGAGACTATATGATGGCAAGGAGAAAGTAAATATTATAGATTTTGTAGATGACTTCAGTTGGGAAGGCAAGGATAATTATTTAATGAAGCATTCCAAGGAAAGAATAGAAATTTATAAAAAAGAACAATTCGAGTACAAGATATATGAGATCAAAATTTAGATTTTGGATATATAAAAGGAAAGAAAAGAATCTCGATGAAAAATATTAAAGATTACGAAAGATTTTGTCTTAATGAAGCGGAAGAAATAATGTGGTCTAGGCATCTTGGAAACAATGCCAATAGTTACGAGGATAGAGCTAAAAATTATTATAATTTGTCTAGCAACCCAAGTATACTTTCTAAAGCACAGAATTTCTTCCAGAAAATGGAGGATAGAATTAACAATATGGCTAGAGTAGGTAAAGGACTTGCTCAACAAAATAGATCTGGTAGAACTGGTGATTTAGATACTGGATACGAAAATCTATTTGGGCTTGTTTCTGTTGTTCCTAGCGTTCTTAAAAGAGTATTTGGACCAACTAAGTTTGAGGTAGCTAAAAGTGCACCAGCAAATGATAGCGAGGTCAATCTTGAATTCATGAGACACACTAATGAGGATTTTGCTAAGAGTGAACTTCCTAATATTAGATCAGAAAAACAATTAGAAGACAATATCGCTGACCTTTATCAAAAAGGTGAAGTTAAAAAAGGTGAAGTACCTGTTCTTGATGATATAGCAATGAATAGAATCAATCTATATTACACGAGGCAAGAAACGCCAAACCAGCCAATATTCCAACCAAATAATCTATAAAAATGAAAAAATTCTCTTCAATAGTAGAAAAGAAAAAACAAGAATTACACGAAAATCAAGTAATCAACGAGAGAAATCTTTATCTCGACTTTGCAAAGAAATACCATAAAAAACAGGGTGTATCTGGACCTTTCGATAAAAAATTCCAAGGTGATAAAAAAGCTCAGGAAGAATATATGGAAGGCCTAGGTAAAGCTTGGGCAGAGCACAAGGAAAAGAAAGGTATCAAAAATAAGTCTGAAAAGGGTAAGTTCGATTTTGCTAAGAAAAAAATGAACGAATCTAAGGCTTTTGATATGGCTAAGCAAATGATAGGTGACGGTGGAGATCCTAACTATCACTTCGTTACAATGTGTGACGACTATCTTTTTGAAAAAGATGGAGAAATGATAAGATACAGCAAAGATATGATGTCTGCGCCGCTTAAAATCAAAACTACACCTACTTTAGGAGCTTATACATTCGGGCCTTTTATGAATATTGAAGAATCTAAAATGTTTGCTGCTAGCATAGAGCTAGACGAGATCAATGGACCTAGAATGGTTACTATTGAGGACAGAAAAACAGGTGAGGTTTTCAGTAAGTATTTAACTTGCAAACTTCAACCAGTTTGGGATGAGCACGAAGAGGAAAGCTTTGAATCTATGGAAGATTCAGATGATGAAGAATTTGAAGATCCTAGTGCAGAATACACATACGGTGAAGAGACTGAAGACGAAGAAACAGAAGACGGAGAGGAAGAATAAAAAATGCTAACCCATTCACAAAGTCAAGCACTCTATCCTGTACTACAACACTACACAGGAACTAAGATAGTTTCTATCTCTGATAGAGGAGATGAACTTATCTTTAGCAATTCTTGGGGTCAATCAGGATTATTAGTTGAAGATAATAATGGGGATTGGGAAATAATAATAGGACAGGAATTAGTTGATCGGATTGAAAAAGATGTCTTTGAAGCTTTAGTTAAGCCTAGAGTAAAAAGCAACATTGAGGAATATATTAAGATTTTAGAACATTTAACTAATGATTCAAATGTAAGTTACAGATCTAAAGTTTTAGTTTCTCAGATACTTGGTATACTAGAAGAATTTATTTTAAATTCTAATTTTTTACCCAAGAAAGAAATAAAGTTTGGGCCTTTTTGGATTTTTAACTATAAAGGAAATAAGTTTATAAACTCATTAAATTAAAATGTCAGGAATAAAACACTTATCGGACATCTTTCAAGATAAAGGAAAAAGCTTCATAGAAAAGCTTTTTGGTAAAGAATTGACCGTAACGGAAAATCTTGATGGATCCACTTTCTCTTTTGAGAGAGATTTTACTGGAAATAATATTTCATTTTATAAGAAGGATCAAGAAAATCCTATTACTAAAGTCGATAGGATATTAATGTCTTATTACGAAAAGCCTATAAATTATATAGACTCTTTGCCAGAATCTACTAAAGAAGAAATCCCTAAAGGATGGAGATTTGGTATGACATATTTTCCTAATACTAAACCTGTCAGAATAGAATATGAAAGAGTCCCTAAAAATCATTTAATATTAACACACATACTTATTAGGGATGAATTTGGCGAAACTGAAAGAACAGTACAGGATAAAGATGAACTTGACAAATGGGCAGATAAGATTGGTGTTGAAAGAGCGCCAATTATTTTTCAAGGAAAACTGAGCGAGGATCAGAAATTATCAATAATGGATTTTATTTCTACTCCTTTAATGGATCTGAGAAATAGATTTAAAACTGAGAGTTTCTCTAAATATCTTATATCTATTTTAAACCCAGAAATAGTTAAAACAACATTAGGTAAGGATCTTCACGGGGAAATTGATTCCTTAGTTTTTAAATTTTCTGACGAAGGAAAAGATGAGACAATTCTTGCTAAGATGGTAGATCCTGTTTTCTATGAAATATCAAAAGATAGAAAAGCAACAAGATCATCTCATTTCCCAAGTGACATATATTCTTTATGTTTAATAGATGTAATGAACTTCATACTCGAAAAAGGAGTAGAATCTTTTGATGCTAAAGGAATAGAGCCAGAGGAGAGATACATTAATTTTGTATTCTCCGTATTTAAGAACTTTATCTACGAAGAGGGTGAAAGATATCTCGGAGTAGACTTTGACAAACCTGAGTATTTAAAATCTGAAGAATTTGCACTAAATAAGGATTTAATACAGGATACTGAGGTTATTTCTTATTTAGATAAAGATGACTCATATATTGATATTCTACAAATGATTCTTAATTCATTTAGAAAGTTTAAAAGAAAGCCTCATGGATTTTTTACCTCTGGGTTAATAAATCAATTTAACCAACTAGTAGAAGAAATAGCTTCTTATATAAATGCTAAAAGAAAAGAAAGAATAGAGGAATCATTAGGTATGCCTACTTTTGTTTGGTTTAAAAAAGCAGGATCTAGATTCAATGTAGAATATGAAGAAGAACCTGAGGCTGTAGAGGAAAAATTATTATCTGATCATACTGATATGATCTTAGAATCTGAAAATTCGGATAAAGAATCAGAGGAGGATACTTCAGAATTCTTTTCTTTTAAGGATTTTAAAAAAGTAGTTTCTACAAATAAAGAGAAAAAGAAGATTAAGATATTGAATGAATCTAACGGTAAGGTCAATGTTATAATTGGGAAATTTCAGCCTTTTAATAATGGACACTTAAAGATGTGTTCTAGAGTTAAAAAAGAAAACGATCTTCCAGTATTTTTATGTGTGGTTCACCCAGGAGGCGATCCTAATAATAAATTCCCTTTCTCTGACGAGCTTGTTAGAAAAGCAATAGGATCTCTAGTTTCTGAAAATGATAAGATGTTTGCAGGATTCGAAATAGTTCCTAGTAATTTATTAGAAGATGCTATTAATACAGTTTCTAAGGTGGCAAACCCAGCATCTATTTGTATAGGTGAGAATGATTTCGAAAATATGCTACTCCAAAGAGAATGGGTTAGAAATAAATATGATCTTAACGGTGGAGACATAGAGATATTTAAAACACCAGCATGGTCTGATAATAATACAGTAAGAGATTATATTAGAAATGGTGATTTTCAAGAATTCAAAAGTAAAGTTCCTAAATCTATTGCAGTATTGTTTAATGAATTCAATAGAGAAATTCAAGAACTCGAAAACCCTAATGAAGATATATAAATAAAAAATAGAAATGAGAAGAATCCTCGGATGGAGCGAGTTTAAATTATTTGAACAAGTTTATTTAGATAAAGACGAGCCAAAAGGAAATAGTATATCGGAAGATGCTTTTAAAAAAATGAGGCTTTGTTGCTTCGATATTATGGGTAAATATCCATTCTTCAGAAAACTTCTTTCCGATTTAGTAATCAGAGAAAATCGAAATTTGCCATATAAGACGATGGCAACAGATGGTGTTAGCATACACTATGATCCAGGGTTTGTTTTAGCAAAAACCGAGGGCGAAATTATATTCGTTATATGCCACGAGATAATGCACAACGTATTATTTCACTTTGCTAGAAAAATGCCAGATCCTCAATTATGGAACGTAGCAGCAGATTACGCTTTAAATCAATTATTAGAAGGTGTAGGAACAATGCCTAAAGAAGCTCTTTATCCTGGGTGCGGATACCATCCTGATGATAAGAAATTCGTTAATCTATCGTCTGAACAAATTTATGAATGGCTAGTTAAGTCTGGTGCTAAACCACCAGATGAACCTGATGGAGGGGGAGAAGGGGATTCTCCCGATTCTGAAATTGTTATTGGTGATGTAATTAGAGATACTAAAACAAATACATATGGTGTTGTAAGATCTATTGATCCATCTACTGGAGAAATTGATTTCGATCCTATATCAGAATCTGATGTAACTAAATATTTAAAATAAATGAAAGCTAAAATTACAGAGGTTAAGAAAATAGTTAGATCTCAAAAAGGACCTGGCTCTGGAGAATCTACTAAGCCACCTAAAAATACAGAGGGATGGGACGAAGAAGAAGACGAGCCGGGTAATGAAGAGGGTGGAGAAGAAAATGATCCTAACGGGGATTCTAAACCAGGAAAACCCGGCAAAGATTCAGGTAGTGGAAGAGGTAATGAATTTGAAGAAGTTGATCCTAAAGAACCTGGAGCATCCTATGAAGTTACCCCATGGAAACAGCCATCTGGGCATACTGTAATAGGTGAAGTATATCCTACCGGATCTCTTGGAGACGGAGAGCCAGGTGACAAAGATCCTGATGCAAAAAAAGATCAATGGAAAGCTGCTACAACTGCCGCAGAATCTCAATCGAGAGGTAATATACCTGGTGGTATCAGAGCTGCTTTACAGAGAATGAGAACCGCTGTAGTAGATTGGAGAAAAGAATTGGAAGTTTTTATAGATGATGCTATTTCTAAAAGTAAATATACTCTTCCTTCCAGAAGATTCCTAGGTGGAGGTAAAGCACAATACGGTTACAAAAGATACAAAGAAGATTTCGAATGTGTAGTGGTTGCTATAGATACATCTGGATCTATATCGGATAAGATGGTTGCTCAATTCTTAGGAGAAGCTAAAGCAATAGTTGATGCCTATTCGCCACAGGATCTTTATGTTATATTCTGTCACACTGATATCTATAGAGTAGATCATATACAACCAGGTGATCCTATAGATGTAGGAAAGCTTCAAAGTGGAGGTACCGAATTTTATCCTCCATTTGAATGGACGGAAGAAAATTTATTAGATAAAGGAATAGTACCTTCAGTATTTATTTATTTTACTGATGGCGAAGCTACTTTCCCTAATGCTTCTCAATATGGTATAGGTGAGTACGAAGATAAATGTATATGGGTTCTTCTTACGTTTAATGGACAACCATTCAGTAACGATATTCCATTTGGTAATAGAATAGATATTACTTTACCCAATAAAGAAGTCACATCCATTTAGGATATATAAAGAGAAAATAAAAATAAAAAAATGAAACGTATTTACAATTTTAATGAGTTTGTTAACGAAGGATACCTTGAAAGAATTGGCTCAAAGATTTCTGGATGGATGCAATCTTTAAAAACAGCAATAAAAGACGGATTAGTAAGACTAATACCTTCTGGAGCTAAAGCTGGTAAACCTATGGCTGTTGCATTCGACCCTGATAAAGGATCTATCGAGCAACAACTTTTAGATTTCTTTGCTGGTACTCCATATGCAGAGATGGCAAACGAGGCTCAAGTTCCTTTAACTTATCCAAAAAGTGAAGACGTTCTTGACGTTAAAGAGCCGGAACTTAAGAAGATGATTAAAACTCGTCTTAAAGCAGTATTAAAAGCTGGCGAGGAAGGAAACAATCAAGGTGTATTAGACGTTAAGCCTATTTTTATTTTCGGAGCACCTGGTATTGGTAAAACCCAAATCGTTGCTCAAGTATGTGACGAACTAGGGAAAGAAATGTACGGTAAGCCACTAAACTTAGCTTTCGTAGATGGTGAATTTGCAGAACCAGTTGACTTTGCAGGTGTACCTTCAGTGGTAGACGTTTCAAGTCCTTCAGAAGAAGATCCTTACGGAAGAGGTATTACAAGATCTAACGTATCTGTAAACCTTTTACCTAATGATAATGGTAAAGATAATATGGGTGGAATTCTTTTTATCGATGAGTTAAATCGTATGCCTCAAGAGGTTATTAAAGTTTTCATGAAACTTGCACAAAGTAGAAGACTTGGACAAACATATCAAATTCCAAGCAAATGGTATATCGTTGCTGCTGGTAACAGAGCGGAAGATGACCCAAGAGAAGTTAAAGCAATGGGTACAGCTCTTAGAGATCGTTTCTCTGTTGTTAATTTTGTACCTACCGTTGCTGGCCTAAGAAAATTCATCGAAGGTGGCAGATTAAAAAATATTGTTATTCCTGAGTTATTAGACTTCTTAGAATTTCAACAAGAATATTTCCATAACCTTGATCCTGCTAAGCAAATGATTAAATATCCAACTCCTAGAGCTTGGACAGATGCTGCAATGGGATTAAGAAGAGTTATGGATGAACTTGCTTCTGAGGGTGTAACCGAATTATCAGATAGAGATATTATTAGTGCATTTCAAGTAGAAGTTGGATATGATGCTGCTGCAGCATTTTTAGACTTCTATAAAATTGCAAAAGAAATTCCTGTTAAAGATTTGATGCTTCCGTTCACTAACCCAGAAAGAGCACCTCTTCCTGACGATAAGAAAGATCCTAAGTCTGGAAGACCAAGAGCTGATTATGCACACGCATTACTTTCTGCTATTATTAGAAAAAGTAAAGACACCGAATTAACAGCTACTGAAGTATGTAACTTTGCTAACTACTTACAAAGAGTTAATTCTCCAGAATGGGGTAACGCTGCTATCTCTAACTTATTTAAAGAGCATGCTTACTTGAAAAAAGATGCTAAAGCAATCCAATGTATAGCTCCTCTAGCTGATAAATGGGGATCAGAGCTTGGAACGGAATTTTAATTAATGAAAAAATTCAGTGAAATTAAGGAAGGTCATACCTCAAAGTATGACCTTTCTAATAGTAAAAGACTATTAGAAGAAGCCAGAGACAGGATTAATTCCGTTAGGGAAGAGTTTTCTGCAATGGAGGATACTGATGTAACTGAATTAGAGGAAGCATGGAATCTTATAGATAAATACTATGGTAACGTAGTTAGAGGAGAGATATTTAAAAGGAGGAAAAAGAACCAATACATACCTAACACATCCGCTAAAATTCCAGAGAGAGGTTTTTAATTAAGATATATAAAATATGAAACATATTAAATTATTTGAGCAATTTCTAAACGAAGATGGATACGGTAGAGATTTTTTCGTAAAGAAGAAAGAAGGTAAATTGTCACAATATTTCTTCAAGATAGAGGGTGAAGAGGATGAACTAGGATTTGTAGTTAACCTTGGTAAGCTTTCTAGGAATATAACCATCGAATCCGCTGAAAACAGTTATGCAGTTCTTTCTGTAGAGCCTATTAGAGAGTCTGTAATGGACGATTATTTAGTTAAAGACTCTGACTTTAAGTCTAGAGAAGATGATGTGTTTATACTTACTAAATCCGAGCTTATGAGATTCTATAAGATCGCAGGAGAGTGTATTAAAGATTATTTACAATCTAATCCTAAGGTTTCTATTATTTATGATGAGATGCCTTTAAATATAGATATGGATTTTGAAGAGTACATGGAGAAAGCTAAATCTTTAATGGATGAATGGAGCTACGATAAGTGGAGTATCCAAGAAGGTCCGGAGAGCAAAATAGTAATCTATTCTAGAAGAGATCATGATTAATAAGATTCTTTCATATAACGAATTTATTACGGAATCAAGAATACCTATAGCTTGGGCTAAACCTTCTCAAGTAACAACTAAGGTTCTTTCTTTCATAGCAGAGAAAGAAAAGGTTACAAAGAAAGAATTAATGGAATTTCTTGATAGTATACCTGAGGATGACTCTGGGAGAAAACCAACTATGGCTTGGGTTAGAAATCAGAAGAAGTATATCCAATACAAAGTTCAAGAGGATTCAGCAAATTATTTTTCTTTGACTACTTTAGGAAGGAGAGTTTTAAAATCCTTCAAAATCAATGAAACAAACTAGGGTTTCATCTCTATGATATAGAAAATATATCAACATGGAAAATTACGAAAAAATTAAAGAATTGGTAGCAAGCATGGAAAAAGACATGGAAGCTTTCTACGTAAAAGGTAACAAGTCTGCAGGAACTCGCGTTCGTACAGCTTGTCAAGATCTTAAAAAATTAGCTCAAGATTTAAGAGTTAATGTACAAGAAACTAAAAACACTAAAGCCTAATTACAATGGGATATTACATTTGTAAGGTAAGCTTTTTCACTGGTGAGGTTTCTAAAAGTACAGGAAAAGCAAAAGCATCAAGGTCTGAAATCTTAGTAGAAGCGGAAGCTGTTACTGAAGCTGAAACAAGATTGCATGCCCATCTTGCTGGAGATAATTCAACTGCTCATTTAGATTTCGAAGTTACTTCTGTAGCTCAATCTAAAATTGAATCAGTGGTTCATATCAAAGGATAAGATAAACTATTAATTAGAAACTCCTGATGGATATATAATCTATCAGGAGTTTTTTGTATACCCTGGTTTAAAGACAAAATGAAAAAGAAAAAATCTTACGAGACTGGCTCTTACACACCACCAACATCTCCTGTTAAAATACCAAAGGGGGGTAAGGGGTTTGATGTGATTAAAAAATCTATGTCAGAAGAGGAAGCACCAGAAACTGGTGCATATGAACCACCAGTTTCCCCTGTTAAAATACCTAAAGGTGATACTGGCTTTAATACAGTAAAGAATGGATACAGAAGATTCATTTGGTCTTGGAAAGAATATATAGGCAAAAAGCCAAAATTCCCTAAAACATAATATGCCATCAGTATCTAAAACACAACAGAGATTAATGGGTCAGGCTCACGGAGTACGTAAGTGGATGGACACTAACGGAAAAGAGGGGTTAGATCCTAAAGATATTAAATCAGCTTATAGAGAAACTATTGTTGATATAGCAAAAAGTATGAAGAAGAAAGCTTTAAAAGATTTTGCTAGTACAGAACATAAAGGATTACCAGAAGAAATTGAGGAAGGATTAGGGGATAAAGGAAATCCTGGAGAAGTACCCGCAATATATCCTTATCTTAAGCCTGAGTCTAATAAACAAAAGAAAAGAACATTAGCATCGAAGATGCAAAATCTATCAGATTATAGAGAATTTATATCAACTAAAAAATAATTATTATGGAAGAAAAACTAGACGAAGATTGCGGATGTGGGGGAACCACAGATAGCATTAGAAGTTTTACCAATGCTTCTGCATCTAGATATGATCAGGATCCTTTAGTGGGAATAAGAGTAAACTTGGTAGACGGAAGATCTGGTAAGGTCGATGATTCTATTAGAAATAATACTGGTGAAGTTATTGGGTATGTAATAGAGGGAGATAGGGGAACATATAGAGTATTTAAAAATAAAATTGCTGGACCTATTAGTGAAGGAGAAGGTGCAATGGCTTCTTTAACAGCTACACCGGGGATGGGAAATGTTATACCTCCTGGACCAGGGAGAACAGGATCGGGTGATCAATTTCCTTCATTAGAAGTTGGTACACCGGCTGCTAGAAAGAAAAAGAAGAAGAAAGATAACAACCCTACAGATACTTCTTTAATGGACTTTAAAACGTTCCTTAGCAGAGGCAAGGGTAACCAATAAGAATCGTTTTCTTATTAATTCTAAAAATTTTACAAAATCTAATTAAACTTCTGTGGAAATTTCTTAATTTAGCTTTGTGCAAAAATTAAATATAATACAAGAAGAATACAAAGATGATCCTTGGAAGGTTCTAGTCTGTTGTATATTATTAAATCAGACCAACAACCGTCAGGTTAGACCTCTGATCTCACATTTCTTTAAAACGTGGCCTAATCCAGCATCTATTATTAGAGAAAATCCTATTAATATAAGTGCATTCATTAAGAGTACTGGATTTCAAAATATAAAGGCTCACAGGATTAGGGAATTCTCTATAGCATGGGAGATAGGTATAAGAGATCCTAAGAAATTCCCAGGAGTAGGAGAATACGGTAGAGAAGCATGGAGAATATTTGTAGAAGAAGATCTGGATTTTACGCCGAAGGATAAGAAGCTAAAAATGTATTTGGATTGTATGTAGAATATATACTACATGAATCATTTACTAAGGTTTGAAAATTACAAACCAATATACGAGAAAATCCAGCCAATCACAGCTAATTGGTTTATAATTGATAGTGAGGGTTCTTTTGAGAAGAAAGAACAATCAGGTTTTTTCGTATTTAATCGTGTTGGTACTTTCTCGATAATCTATAATAAAAAAGCTTCTGATTCGGAAGAGGCAAGAATAGATTTTTATACATCCAAAGAAAATTCTAAGGACAAAAAAACAATCTGTGAATGTAAGATACTAACAAAAAGTGGAGAAGAAAGAACTGTTAGGAGGTTTACTGATATTACCCCAGACAATATTTGGGAGATCGTCACATCATTCTTTGATTATTGTGATTTAGAGAAATCTGAAAAAGAGGTAACTGATAGATTCTTATTAGGATTTTCTAAAAGTTTAAAAGAGGTTCTAAAATACGAAAGCAGTGATCAGTTACCCTCAGCATTTAAAACATTCTATAAATTCATTTCTGAATGGGCTAAGAAATCTGATACTAAGATAGAGATTAAAGCTACTAACAACAACTACGAACTTTTAGAATTAATTAGGAAATTCATGGACAACTTCAAAAAAGTCTAAGCTGATTCTCTCTTTTTTAATTGTGACAGGAAATCCTTCCAAACAACTAATCCTTCTTTAATTCCTGCTTTAGGGAATTTGTGAAATTCTGCACGGTGCGACATTATATAAGAAGCTATTATTGCATCTTTAAGTTCTATTTCTTTCTTATCTAACATCTCCTGTAATCTTCTTACAGATTTTAATGCTTCCTCTCTATTAGAAAACCTTAATCCTCTTGGATATTTTGAATCATTGGAGAAAGGTTTAATGTCATTAAGATAAACCTGTTCGAAAAGTTTAAAGGTTAGAATTTTTTTCACATAGTATATATTCTTTACCTAAATAAATCGAAACCTCTTAGTTGTATTAGTGTAAGATAAGAGTATGATTATTGATATAGAAAATTCAGGTACATCTTTAGTTGTCTCCCATTATACAGAGGAAGGGGACGTAAATTTGTTAAAACTACAAGTTCCTAAAGCGCTTCAATTCGTCTGGCAAAAAACATCTGCTAGCGATAGATCGAAAGATTCAGAATGGACAACATGGGACGGATTTCCTGTTAAAAAATCTTCTACATATAAGTTTGATAAGTATAGAGTAGTAGAAATTTTAGAAGCACTAGATCCTGAATTAACCAAGCCTCTTTGGGATTACCAGACGCCTAAAAAATACTTCGTCGATATTGAGGTGGAGATGACAGATAACAGAGCAGATTCATTAGACACAGAGAATTCTAAGAATAGAATTCTTTCCATAGGAATGGCTTCTTCTCAAGGTAAGGTTCTTGTTATAGGTCTGGAGGATATGAGTCCTGATAGGATATTAAAGATCGAGAAAAGGATTAATGATCATTTTGAAGGACAAAATGGGGATTGGACTTTTAATTACAGAAAGTTTGAAAGTGAGTTTGATATGCTCTACACTTTTCTTTCTAAATTAGTTCCTAAGATGCCTTTGATAACTGGGTGGAATTGGTTTGGTTATGACTGGCCTTATATTATAAACAGAGCTAAGAGATTAGGTATAGATCCTAAGATTGCTTCACCTAGTGGGGTACTTATAGGAAAGCATCAAATACCTATGCACGTTTTAATGGTCGATTACCTTGACATTTATAAGAAGTGGGATAGGGTAGTAAAAATCAGAGAGTCTAACTCATTAGATTATGTTTCCAATCAAGCTATAGGGATTAAAAAGATTGCTTATAATGGAACATTAAAAGATTTATACGAGTCAGACTTTGAAACGTTCATATTTTATAACGCAGTTGACTGTGCTCTTGTACACTATATAGATAAAAGACTTGATACACTTTCTACTTTCTTTAAAATCGCAGAAGTAAGTAGAGTGGAGATCAATAGAGCATTATCTCCAGTTTGGACTACTGAGGTTCTTATGCTAAGAAAATTCTTAGAAAGAAAACAGGTAATTGTAAATGAAAGGAAAGAGGAAAATCATGTTAAATTCGAAGGAGCTTATGTTAAGAAGCCAGAAAAAGGATTATATGAATGGATCGCTTGTTTTGACTTTGCTTCTCTTTATCCTAATACAATGATGCAATGGGGTATATCCCCTGAGGTTTATATAGGTAAGAATCTTAAGAACATACCCGAAGGTGCAATTAAAACTTCGTCAGGAGCGGTATTTTATAGTAAGGAAGGAAGAGAACCTATATTAAGAGAAATATTAAAAGGACTTTACGGGCAAAGAAAAGCAACAAAGAAGAAATATTTCGAATGTGAAAAAGAAATAGAGAAAATACAAAAAGTAATTAAAGAAAAATCATAAATTATGGCAAACACAGACAACAAATGTGCGGATCTTCCAGTTGAAGATTTCCACACTGGGGTAAACGATACCCTCGGCTTGATTTACAATAAGCAAGCAGAATTACAATCAAGATACGGATTTGATTTTAAGGATTGGACCTTGAAACAAATTGCAGATTTTTGGATGGTTAACAAACATGCACTAAGTGATGAGTTAAACGAAATGTTTGATGCTCTTGGAGGTGTTAATGATGGTATTGGATCTGCAGGATGGAAATACTGGAAAGGAGACAATAAGAAAGCTTCTGAAATGAAGATCTCTGACCTTAGTGAAAATGATAGATTGGAGTTATTCTATGAATGGATTGACGGATTACATTTCTTTATGAACTTCGGTATTTCTATGGGAATGACAAGTAAGGATATTGTTAATCTTTATATGGCAAAAAATGCTGAAAATCATGACAGGCAGGAGAGAGGATATTAATATATAGATGACCCAATCATTATGAGCAATATAAAATTTTACACTAATAGACAAATAGCACTACAAATGGCTATGAAGTTACATAAGGAAGGATCAATAACAAAAAGCGAGATAACAAAAAATGCCGATGAGTTTTATGCTTGGCTTCAGGATGCTCCACAGAAAGATTCAGATAATAAAGAATGGTTGAAAATTAACGAAATTAAATAATATAAATAATTAAGATGGAAAAGTTACTCACCCCGAATCCTAGAAGATTCTCTTTATTCCCTGTACAACAAGACGATATTTGGACAATGTACAAAACAGCGGAAGCTTCTTTTTGGACAGCGGAGGAAATAGATTTAGCACAGGATATCACTCACTGGAGAGATAAATTAAACGACAACGAGAGATATTTTATAAAGAATGTAATTGCTTTCTTTAATAACTCCGATGGGATAGTTAATGAGAATCTTGCAGCTAATTTTTTCAATCAGGTACAATACCCGGAAGCTAGATGCTTTTATGGATTCCAATTGGCTATTGAGAATATACACGGTGAGGTTTATTCTCTTCTTATAGATTCTTACATATCTGACGAGGAAGAGAAAGAGAATTTATTTAATGCTATTGATACTGTCCCTGCGGTTAAAAGAAAAGCAGATTGGGCAATGAAATGGATCGAGAATGGATCATTCACTGAGAATATGATTGCATTTGCTGCTGTTGAAGGTATTTTCTTTTCCGGATCTTTCTGTTCTATATTTTGGTTAAAGAAAAGAGGATTAATGCCAGGTCTTTGCTTTGCTAATGAATTAATTTCTAGAGACGAAGGATTACATTGCGATTTTGCTTGTTTACTTTACACTCAGCACATTGAAAATAAACTTCCGGAGGAAACAGTGAAAGAGATTATTATGGAAGCTGTAGAGATCGAAAAGGAGTTTGTAACTTCATCTTTGCCTGTTAGACTTATTGGTATGAACTCTGAGCTTATGTGTGAATATATCGAATTTGTAGCAGATAGGCTTTTAACTTCTTTAGGATGCTCAAGAGTTTATAATACTAAATGCCCTTTTGATTTTATGATAAATATTGCTTTAGAAAATAAAGGTAATTTCTTCGAAGGAAGAGTGGGATCATATCAGAAATCGGGTGTTATGGACAGTACTAAAGATAACGGAAATAGCGGAAAAACTTTTTCAATGGATGCTGATTTTTAATTAGGAAGATCATATTAACCATTGATATATAATAGGAAATAACAATTATAAAGTGTCACAAAAGTCCAGATCAGAATTTAAAATAATATTCTCGCAAGGGAATGTACCAGACCAGAATGATTTTTGGGATTTCCTTGATAGCTATTGGAATTTTACTGATGATGGATATTTTACTGGTGTAACCGGACCTACTGGTTCAACTGGTGCAACTGGATACGGAGTTAAAGGAGTTACTGGTGCTACGGGATTAACTGGATCTACAGGTGCTACAGGATCAACTGGCTCTACTGGAGCTACAGGACCTACCGGAGCTGGCGCTACTGGACCTACAGGAGCAGATTCAAATGTTACAGGACCTACCGGAGAAACTGGACCTACTGGTGAAACTGGACCTACAGGAGCAGATTCTAATGTTACGGGACCTACTGGTGAAACTGGACCTACTGGAGAAACCGGACCTACTGGTGAAACTGGAGCAACCGGAGCAGATTCAAATGTTACTGGGCCTACTGGCGAAACAGGAACAACAGGGGAAACTGGACCTACTGGAGCAACTGGAGCAACTGGAGCAACAGGTGCTGATTCGAATGTTACTGGTGCTACTGGTGCTACTGGTGCTACTGGTGCTACTGGTGCTACTGGAGCAGATTCAAATGTTACTGGAACGACAGGACCTACTGGTGCTACTGGACCTACTGGTGCTACTGGAGCAACAGGAGCAGATTCAAATGTTACTGGACCTACAGGAGCTACTGGAACGACAGGAGCTACAGGACCAACTGGTGAAACTGGAGCAACAGGAGCACCTGGCATTATTGGAGGGCAGATTTATTACTTTAATGAGAGCGAAGCCGGTTACACTGGAACATACAGAAAATTATCTTTAACTCCAACTAATACCGGTGAAGATTCAGTAACTATATCGTTAAGTGCTGGCGAAACTGGCGCAGTGGTAAGCCAATACATGAGCGATAGCTTAAATCTGTCTATAATTCCCGGAGGACTTCAAAGATTAAATTTACACTACAAGAAAGATTTAGAAATAAGTAATGTACAGGTCTATGCTGGATTAACATTAGCCGATGTATCAGGAAATATTTATCCTGTTCCGATTGCTTATACTAGCGTAGGAACTGTTGGCTGGAATAACACGTATGCAGTGGAAATCGATTTAGATGCAATAGGAACAACTTATCCAATTGATCCCACTGATAGATCTGTTATTATATTATATGCAAACAATTTAGATGCGGTATCACAAACTTTAACATTTTATACAGAAGGAAGTCAAAACTACTCATACGCAAGAAGTACTGTTGGAGTAGTGCCCGGTGCTACTGGTGCTACTGGTGCTACCGGTGCTACTGGGAACAATTCAACAGTTCCTGGACCTACTGGTGCTACTGGTGATACTGGACCTACTGGTGATACTGGACCTACTGGAGCGGATTCAAGTGTAGCTGGACCTACTGGTGCTACTGGTGATACTGGACCTACTGGTGATACTGGACCTACTGGGAACAATTCAACCGTTCCTGGACCTACTGGAACGACAGGGGCAACAGGACCTACTGGTGATACTGGACCTACTGGGAACAATTCAACCGTTCCTGGACCTACTGGAACGACAGGGGCAACAGGACCTACCGGGAACAATTCAACCGTTCCTGGACCTACTGGACCTACTGGAACGACAGGGGCAACAGGACCTACCGGGAACAATTCAACCGTTCCTGGACCTACTGGACCTACTGGAACAACAGGGGCAACAGGACCAACAGGAAATGCCGGTGTAGTTTACCGTTTTGGTGGGGGAGCAGTATCGCCAACTAATACAAACACTTATTATATAGGGGGTATTACTGATCTAGCAATAGGCTCAACTAATATCATATATAGACAAATACAAACTCAATTTACTGGACAAGTTACAGAGGTTTCAATTTTAAGATATCCTTCGGGTACTGCTGGAACATCCGAAAGCAGTACGTTTAATATGGTAAATGTCACACAGACCACATCATCTGTAATCTCTAATGCTGTTACGACAAATAGCGGTAACGGTCTCTGGAATAACTACACATTATCGTCGCCTCTTTCTGTATCATCAGGTGATTTATTACAGATCACCTGGAATACCCCAGTATGGGTTACGCCTCCAACATCGGTAAGAATACTTGCACACGTAAAAATAACTTATTAATATGTACGATCACGTATACGAAATAACTGGCTATCAGATAGAAATCGAAGGAGTCATAGAGAATCGTCAAAGAATTCAATATTGGAATAACGAAACCGATTATCTAATTGAGGAATACTACGGAACAACCGAAGAAATACGCCTCGGTTATACACAGATTCAATAAAACAAAGTGGAATAAATATTCTTATTAGTGGAAACTAATGGGTTAATTTTTCTATAATTTTTCACATAAAATAAAATAAAATAATAATGGAAGTAACAAAGAGAGACGGAGCTAAAGAAAGAGTTAAGCTTGATAAAATTTTAAATCGTGTTAAGAAACAATCTTATGGTTTAAATATGGATTATATTGAGCCAATGGAAATTGCAAAGAAAGTTATTCATGGTTTATATGATGGTATCTCTTCAGTAGAACTTGATACTTTAGCAGCAGAAACAGCAGCTGCTTTAACCCCAACCCATCCTGATTATTCTATTTTAGCTTCTAGAATTTGTGTTACCTCGTTACATAAAAGAACACCTAAAAGTTTTTCGAGTGTGATTGATCAGCTTTATAATTATGTTGATCCTAAGACAGGTTTAAAAGCTCCAATGATTGCTGATGATGTATACGAGATTATTGTTAATAATGCTAAGGATATAGATTCACAAATTATTGCAGATAGGGATTTAGATTATGATTATTTTGGTTTTAAGACTTTAGAAAAATCATATCTTTTAAAGATTGATGGTTTACCTGCTGAAAGACCACAGCAAATGTTAATGAGAGTTGCTATTGGTATACACAAGGAAGATTTAGCCTCTGCTTATAAAACATATGACTTAATGAGTCAGGGTTACTTCACGCATGCTACACCTACTTTATTTAATGCGGGTACTAGAAGACCCCAGCTTTCTTCTTGCTTCTTAGTTTCAATGGATGATGATTCAATTCAAGGTATCTATAAAACACTATCTGATGTGGCTCAGATCTCTAAAAATGCAGGAGGTATTGGTTTACATATACATAATGTAAGAGGCACAGGAGCTTATATTAGAGGAACAAACGGAACCTCAAACGGAATTATTCCGATGCTAAAAGTATTTAACGAAACTGCAAGATACGTCGATCAAGGTGGAGGTAGAAGAAAGGGATCTTTTGCTGTTTATTTGGAGCCTTGGCATTGTGATGTTGAAGACTTTTTAAATCTTAGAAAAAATCACGGTAAAGAGGAGATGAGAGCTAGGGATCTTTTCTTAGCTTTATGGACACCGGATTTATTTATGGAAAGAGTTAAGGAAGATGGAGAATGGACTTTATTCTCTCCTGATGAAGCACCAGGATTAGACGACGTATACGGTGAGGACTTTGTTAAACTTTATACTAAATATGAAGCTGAAGGAAGAGGAAGAAAAACAATTAAAGCTCAAGAGCTTTGGTATAAAATAATTGAAGCACAGATCGAAACTGGAACTCCTTATATGCTTTATAAGGATGCAGCTAATATAAAATCAAATCAGAAGAATTTAGGTACTATTAAGTCATCTAATCTTTGTACTGAGATTATGGAGTATTCAGATTCAAAAGAAACTGCAGTTTGTAATTTAGCTTCTATTGCATTACCTAAATTCATTATTCCTGGTAAGAAACCTAAATACGATCTTAATGCTCTTAAGGATATAGCTTACACAGCAACTATCAATCTTAATAGAGTGATTGATGTTAACTATTATCCTACTAAGGAAACTAAGACCTCTAATATGAAGCACAGACCAATTGGTATTGGAGTTCAAGGTTTAGCTGATACATTTGCTATTCTAAAAATACCTTTTGAATCGGAAGAAGCAAAAAATTTAGATAGAGACATTTTCGAAGCAATTTATTACGGAGCTATGTGTGCTTCAGTGGATCTTGCAGAAAAAGAAGGTGCATACCAAACATTTAAGGGATCGCCATTATCTAAAGGATTATTTCAATTTGATTTATGGAACGAATCACCTAGTACAAGATGGGAATGGGAAGAATTAAGAGAAAGAGTTAAGACTTTCGGAGCTAGAAATTCTTTATTGCTTGCTCCTATGCCTACTGCTTCTACAAGTCAGATCTTAGGAAACAATGAATGTTTTGAACCTTTCACTTCTAACATTTACATTAGAAAAACATTATCTGGAGAATTTCCAGTAGTTAATAAGCATCTTGTTAAAGACTTAGTTAAACTTAATATGTGGGATGATAATCTTAGGGATAAGATCATTATTAATAATGGATCAGTACAAGATATTGCTGAAATACCAGATGAGATTAAGATCATTTATAAGACTGCTTGGGAGATGAGTCAGAAGATTATTATAGATCATGCTGCAGCTAGAGCACCTTTTATATGTCAAAGTCAAAGTATGAATTTATTTGTTCAAGATGCTAACTTTGCTAAACTTTCTTCAGCTCATTTTTATGGATGGGATAAGGGATTAAAGACTGGAAGTTATTATATAAGAACTAAAGCTGCTACAACAGCTATAAAAGGTCTAGGTATAGATCTAAGCAGAAATCAAGAACTTCCTAAATCAGAGGATGATAACTATAGCGACTTAACTTGTAGCATAGACAATCCTGAAGATTGCGAAGCTTGCGGTTCATAAATAATAACCAATAATGAAAATCAAAAATTTTAAAGAGTTTGACTCCTTGAGCACACCCTGTGTAATTTTTGTAGGACCTCCTGGATGTGGTAAAGGAACACAAGCAGAAATACTTTGTAAGAAAACACATCTGAAACATGTTTCTACTGGTGATATCCTTAGAAAATCTGATGATAAAGAGGTTAAAGAATTAATGAAAACTGGTAAGCTTCTTCCTGATGATTTAGTATCTAAGGAGCTTGAAAAATTCATACAAAAAAATAAAAAATCTGCAGGATTTGTTTTTGATGGATATCCAAGAAACCTTAAGCAAAAAACTTTATTGGACAAAATAATGTCTAATAATAACCTAGAGACAATCAACATTTTCTTTCTAGATGTACCAGAAGAGACTTTAAAAGAAAGAATTAAAGAGCGAGGGAAAACATCAGGAAGAGCCGATGATAATGATCCCGAAGTTTTTAAAGTTAGAATGGGAGAATATAAAGATCAGACACTACCTCTGATTAAATCTATGAAGAAGCTAAAAAACTTTTTAGAAATATCCGGGGAGAAAGACCTTGATGAGGTTACTGAGATTATATTTGATAATCTGGGTGAAATTTAATCCAATTTTTTATCTATAAATGTTAAATTGAAATAACATGCCAAAATTAGTAATTGAAAAAACAGATGCTAAACAGCCTTCTATATGTTTAGTTATGATTGTTAAAAATGAATCTAAAGTAATCAGAAGATGTATTGATTCCGTTAAGGATTACATTAACTATTGGGTTATTGTTGATACAGGATCTACCGATGGTACTCAGGATCTTATTAAGGAGATAATGAATGAGTATGAAATTCAAGGTGAACTACATGAAAGACCTTGGGTAGATTTTGGATACAACAGAACTGAGAGTTTAGAATATTCTGAGGGCAAGGCAGATTATAGATTAGTTATAGATGCTGACGACTTTCTATCTGTACAGGAGGGAGAAAATCCTTTTCTAAATTTGACAGAGGATGCTTATAAGATTAGGATTCGACTTAATTCATTGGCTTATTACAGAACTCAATTGGTTAGAGGTGATCAGAAATGGAAATATGTAGGTGTTTTACATGAATATATTTCAGGTCCAACTGATATCAAAGTATCTGAAGAATTCTTAGAAGGCGTTGAAATGCACGCTTCTGTTTCTGGACACAATAGAGATATTAAAGGAAAGGATAAGTATTATAATGATGCTTTAATTTTCGAAAAAGCTATTCTAACAACACCTAAGGAAGAACTTCCTATTGATCTGGAAAGAAGATATGTTTTCTATATGGCTCAAAGTTATAGAGATGCAGGAATGAATGAAAGATCTATTGAAGCTTATCAAAGAAGAGTAGATCTAGGAGGATGGGCGGAAGAGGTTTACATTTCTAGATATTGGATAGCTAGACAAAAACAAATTCTAGAAAGACCTGACGAAGATATCATTGATGCTTATTTAAAAGCTTGGGAATACAGACCTAATCGTTTAGAATCCCTTTATCATCTTATTAAGTTCTTAGGAACAAGAAAAAGATATGCTTTAGGTTTTGCTTTATCGTCAATCGGAATGAAAACTGGACCTTGCTCAGATATTCTTTTTGTAGAAGATGATATCTGGAAATGGAGAATGCCTGATGAGTATTCTGTACTAGCATATTACAATGGAAATGCAGAAGAAGCTTATAAAACAACCAACATTATCATAAATTCTAGCTTGTTTGCTGGCATTAATAAGTCAGATCAGGAAAGAATTATGAAAAATATGGATTTCTATAGTAAAGCTTTAGAACCTAACGAGGAAGAACAACCTGAAGCTATAGAAGAATCTATTCCTGAAGTTATTGACGAATCTATTAAAAATGAGGAATTGAAAGAATCTTGAGATATATAAATAAAAATTATATCAATGCAGATTTTAAGATTTTCCGACTTCATTAATGAACAGTCTGTTTATAACGTTGGAGTTCCTATTTTTAAAGGAACAGCGATAAACCCAGAAAAAACCGTAAAAAGAAATAAGCTTTTACCTGAGTTACAAGATTACTTATCTCAGCTAATGAGTGGACAGCTTACAGAGGTTACATTAGTTGCTGAAATTCCTACACAAGGAAAAAATGCGCCTCAATACCTTAAAGATATCTATTCTGAAATGGGATACGATGCTTCTAAAGAAGAAGATATGTATGACGACGAAACAGATACTTTTTTAGGTAACAGAGATAGAATGCCAGATGATCCTAGTACAAATATCTTTGTTGATTCTGAATTCATCGTTAAGGATGTGGACATGGAAAGAAATGTAATTCTAGCTATTCCGTATTCAATGAAGAGAAAAGGAATTATAGTAGAAATTGCACCAGAAATGGTAGAAGAAGTTTTTATTAAGTAATGAATTTTAACCAGGAGGAAGATTTTTATTTAGCTAAGATAGGTGAACACACATTTGTTTTAGAAGAATGCAAAGATTTTCCTAAAGGACTTTCACATAGAGAGCATCTCCACGAAAACGAGGGGATGCTTTTTAATTTTAATGATCCCGGCGACAGAACTTTCCATATGAGGGATTGCTTAATACCACTAGATATACTTTTTATAAAAGACGGGAAAGTAAACAAAATATATCACGAATGTCAGCCTTGCGAAATTAACGAATGCGACAAATACATAGGTGAGGCAGATTCAGTAGTTGAACTACTAGGGGGTACTTGCAAGAAGAATAATATTAGCGAAGGTCTAATATACAGGCACTTTTAAGAAACTTTTCACAGTTTTCTATCTTAAATTTTTATGACCAGAAAGGCAAAGATCAAACTTCCTAATGAATCTTATTGGGATGAATTGGCTATAAATATGGACGATTTCATAATTTCTAGAGAATTTGAATATGAAGTTTTTGGCTGGTATAAAGGAATGTACGTTTCAATTTTAAAAAAATCACTAGAGGAAAATGACGGCGAATAAGGAGATTAAGGTTTTATCAGAAAGAGAGCATATACTTTTAAGACCAACAGTTTATGTTGGTAGTGTTAAACCAACTGATGAAAAGGTTCCTATAATACGCGAGAACAAGATTTTCGTTGAGTCTAGGACGATTTCAGTGGGAATGTATAAACTATTCGATGAAGTCTTTTCTAACTCATTAGACGAAGCTAAACGCATGAAAGGAAAGATGAAAACTATCCTTATTGATGTTGACAGTAAAAGTAATTCTGTATCTATTAGCGACAGTGGTAACGGATTCTATAAAGGTACTGATATCAACAAAGTTAGTGGAAAGACAAACATAGAAACAGCAGTATCACAATTGAGAGCTGGATCTAATTTTGAAAATGACGACATCCAGGAATCTTTAGTTGGTACCAACGGAATGGGTGTAAGTTTGGTTAACGTTCTTTCCAAGTATTTTAGTATAGAAACTATTAATGATAAATTCTACTATTTTCAGGAATGGAAGAATTACGAGGGTAAGGAAGCAAAGATATCCAAGAAAAAAGGTGAAGATAAAACAGGAACTAAAGTTACTTTCGCTCCTTTGTCCGAAGTCTTCGGATATTCTAAATGGGATAAGGAGGTTCTTTCTTCTATCCTTATTCTAAAGTATGATCTAATTAAAAGAGATCCGATACTGAGTAATCTAGAAATTAAATTTAGTTGGGATGGAGAAATTGTTGATCTTCAACCTAAATTTTTACCTGAAGATTGTTTCAAGATAAACACAGACATAGGACAAATAACTATTTGGGAAAAATACGAGGGATCAGGATCATTAAGCTTTGTGAACTCAGCTCTTTGTTCCGGTATACACCAGAAGATATTTAATGATTTTGTTAATACTAAACTTGAAGACACATTGGGACATCACTTTTACGATTGCCTCATTGTATTAAATCTACCTCCTAAATATGTCAAATTTGGGGATCAAAATAAAACTAGATTCGTAACAACCAGGGAAGAGATCGAAAGTCTTTTAATGGGCAAGTTTGGATCCAAATTACAAGGATTTTTTAAGACCGACCTTTATTCAAGAGTACTTAAAAAGGTAGAGGAAAGAAAAACAGATGGATATGTAAAAAAGCTTAGATCTGAAAAAAAGAAAGTAAATCTAAAGCATTCACATAAATATTTTCCCGCACAAAAATCAGTAGCAGAAAATCTTTTTATTGTTGAAGGATTATCAGCAATGGGATCTATATTACAAAAGAGGAATCCAAAAGAAGACGGGGTTTACGCTTTAAAAGGAAAGATAAAAAATTGTAAGAACATAGGAGATCTTTCAGAGAATAAAGAAATTCTAGAGCTAATGCACATACTAGGTTTAGATCCCACATCTAGAAATACAGATATAGTTGGATATAAAAAAATAGTAATTGCAACAGATCCGGATCCGGATGGATCTCACATTACCTCTTTACTTATCAATCTATTTTATAAATGGTTCCCAACTATAGTAAAGCATAAAAGATTAAGCTCTTTAAAAATTCCTCTAGTATCTGTAGGTGACGGAAAGAAAAGAAAGTATTTCTGGGATTTGGATGAATTTAAAGCAGCAAGACCTACAGGAAACATCAGATACCTAAAAGGATTGGGTTCATTATCTTTAGAAGATTGGGAATGGGTAATGGGGGATAAGGAGCTAACTAACATAGAGGAAAGTTTAGATAGCAAGGATAAATTAGAAATGGCTTTTGGTGATTCTGCTGACGCAAGAAAAAAATGGTTATCAAATGGTAATTAGATATATACTTTAATGATTTTACGATTAAATAACTTTATAGTCGAGCAAGCTTCGGATAATTCTGATAGCCAAGCTAAGACTCCTGTAAAAAATTATTCAGGTAAGTTAAAGATTAATTGGGAAAAACCTGATCTTGCTGAGGAGATTCATCATTACGATGATAAAGCTAAACTTGAATTTTATCAACACAACATAACTATTGGTAATAAAGATATAGGAAAGACTAGTTCAAGAGCAACTAAGTTTTATAAATATATTATAGAGCCATTTAGAAAAGGCCACATAGAAGATCTTCCTATAGTTTCAGATAATAAGTTAGACGTAAATAGCATTCAGAACCTTATGGTTTATGAATATGATAATATAGTTACAGGAGCATACGGTAGATCATACGGAGATGTATTAATCAAAATATCAGATGATCTTAAAAAGAAAGGTAGTTTAGATCTGCCTTTACCTATAATTATTAAATTCATCAACTTCGGAGAAACTAGAACATCTTCAGAAGATAGCTACTATCTTTTTTCCGGTAACAGAATCATAAATTTAGCACTTCAATACAATATTCCAATTAAAGCATGGGTTATTGATTTAGTACCTTCTAGAAGAGACGTAAGAGAATTTGCTCAGAAGTCTGGAGCCACTACTGATCCTGATAAATTTAAGAAAATCTTAAAAAGAGCAACGGGTAAAGATAATCTAGATGATCTAAATGCTAGAGAAAGATTCAAAATCATCCAATCACTTAAGAATTTTTAATTTATATTTGTAGAATGATCTACAAAAATAGAATGGGGTATTGTTGTTTGTGTCTTTCTTTGGAAAAAGAAGGAGTGACAACTAACAGAGGAATGATTAAGAGAACCTTTATTGAAAAGGGAATATCTTATGTTTCTGAATTAGCAGTTAAAAATACAGAGGATCTAATACGTATTATTAGGTTTAATGGTGAAACTGGGATAGACATGTATCGTATGAGCTCCGACATGTTTCCTTGGATGTCTGAATATGAGATAAGTGATTTACCAGATTTCGAAAAGATCAGAGAAAATCTTATAACTGCAGGGGATCTTGCTAAGAGCTTTGATCAAAGACTTAGTTTTCACCCTTCTCCTTATTGTGTTATAGCATCAGAAAATCCTAATGTAGTTTTAAAATCAATAAAAGAATTAAGACAGCATTCAGAAATAATGGATCTAATGGGATTAGATAGAAGTCACAAGTATCCAATTAATATTCATATAAATACTACTAAGCCGTCTAAAGAAGAATCTGCCAACAGATTTATTTATTCTTATAATTTATTACCAGATTCAGTTAAATCTAGATTGGTAGTAGAGAATGATGATAAAAAAAGTCAGTTTACCCCTACTGATCTGCATTCTCTTTTGCATTTAAAAATAGGAATTCCAGTAACATACGATTACTTACATCATAAATGCAATCCAGATAATCTGACAGAATTAGAAGCATTAGATCTTTGTATTTCTACGTGGCCAGAAGGAATAACTCCGCTAACTCACTTTTCAGATTCTAGAAAAATATTCGAGGATCAGGGTGCTAAAGAGGTTGCTCATTCAGATTGGATTTGGAGTAAAATAGAAACTTATGACCGAATTTTTGATATAGAATTAGAGGTGAAGATGAAAGATCTTGCGCTTCTAAAATATATCGAAAAATGGAAGAGGAATTAGATCTTACAAAATCAAATTGGGTACAGGAGAATGAAATCTACATCTCCGCAATAAAAGAATCTATTGAAGAAAACTATCCAGAGATAAATATTATCGAGGAACTAGGTGAAATAAATTTCACACTAGAGGATTTAATAGATAATAAGAAGGTAGTTCATTTTATGGAAAGACTTGAACAAAAATATCCTTCTGGAGTTTAATTAAAAATATCGATTTGAGCAATCATTACCAAACTCTTGGGGTTTCTGAAGAAGCTGACCAAGAAGAAATAAAAAAAGTTTATCGTAAACTTGCTTTAAAGTATCATCCAGATAGAAATAGTGATGCTGGTGCGGAAGAAAAATTCAAACAGATATCGGAAGCTTATAAAATACTAAGCGATGCTAATAAGAAGGCTGAGTATGATAGAAAGAGAAAATTCGGGTCTATGTTTGAAGGAGGATTCGGAGGTTTTGATAACAGCTGGAATTATACAGATCCTTTTGCAAACCATTATTCTCCTGGTGGAGGATTTACTGAAAAAGTAGATCCTAAAGGCTCTTCCCTAAATATAACTCTCAATCTTAGTCTTGAAGATGTAATAAATGGGGTACAGAAGAAAATTAAGATGAAGAGGGATAAAAAATGTTCCCCGTGTTCAGGTAGTGGATCTGAAGGAGGTAATTCGTTCCAGAATTGTGGGACATGTAACGGATCTGGATATGTTACAGTAAATAGAACTACAGGATTCGTTCAATTAAATTCTGTTAAATCTTGTCATTCGTGTCATGGATCAGGAAGAGTAATTTTAGAAAATTGTCTAAACTGTTTTGGAAAAGGACTTGTACAGATAGAAGATGTAGTTGATATTAATATACCTCCTGGAGCTGCAGAGAGTATGAATTTTGTAGTTGAAGGAAAAGGTAATGACGGAAAAGGAAACGGAAAATCCGGAGACCTTTATGTTAAGGTGAAAGAAGTACCTCACCCTTACTTTATCAGAAGAGGAATAGATATTATTGCAGCAAAACAAATCACATTTATTGATGCAGTTCTTGGAACTAATATAGAGGTTGAAATGCCATCAGGTGAAAATGTTAAGGCAGTAGTAGATCCCGGAACTATTCCTGGTACAGTACTTAGATTTGGTCAAAAGGGTATACCTAATTTAGGATACGGTGGTGTTGGTGATTTTCTAATAGAACTTAATGTAAGAATACCCGATAATCTAACAGAGGAGCAAAAGGAATTTCTTATTGAATTAAAAGACAACGAAATATTTAACTAGCTATGACATTTATATTTTATATCCTTGCAGTTTGGGGTCTAACCCATATACTAGTATCCGCTAAGATTTTTGATGGATTTAGAAATTGGCTTTTGATATCTTTGCCTTTCTTTGGTGAAATGCTTAACTGTTATCAGTGTACTTCATTTTGGGCTTCTATTGTTTTATATTTCTTTTTTAACGATCTACATATAGATGCTGTGTCTTTCCATGTTATGAATGGATATAGAATAGGCGCTGATTGTTTCTTGTGGGGTTTTATTGGATCGGGTGTGGTATCCTTTATGTCGGTAATTATGTCGCTTCTGATAAAAAGGAATAAATGATGATATATAGAGCATGAATAAGAAAGTTCTATCATTCAATAAATTTAACGAACAGGTTGACATTTTAGCCGGTTCGACTGGATCTCCTACACCGGATCCTGCATCTGATACTCCAGGAACGCAAAGACCCGAAAGTGAAAGGGAGGCAAAATCGAGAATTGCAACATCAATAATTAAAGGTCTTTTCGGTGATATAGAGGGTTTAACTGGTGGTGTCGATAATCAAATCGAGATGACCAAGGAGGTTAAAGATTCCCTTCCTTATAAAGGATGTGGAGCAAGTGATCCATATAAATTAGAAAAAACACCAATATCTCTTGCTACTATTAAGATCTTATTAAATTATCTACAAGAGAAAAAAGCGGGAGATTATACAAGAGCTATAAATGAGCTTAAAGAAAAAAGAGCTATAGTACTTGGTATTAGAAATAAGCTAAACGTTAAAAAAGAATCTTCTAACCAAGATAGATTCTGTGATGCCTTATATTTTATACCAGGAAATGCTAATGATGGAACAGAATCATCAGCTGGTACAACAGGATCTACCGGATCTACCGGAGCTACAGGAGCTACAGGATCTACAGGAGCAAAAGAAAGTTTAGATTGGTCTAGTATAATTGAGCAGATCGAGATTAATACTAATTCTAAAGTTCTTTCTTTTGAGAATTTTTATTCTTTAAACGAAGAGGAATCTGTTTTCGATAAGATCAAAAAGATAACTGATCCAAAATCTAATGCAGCAGCTACTGGAGCAGCTACTGGAGCAGCTACAGGACCGGCCCCTTCTGCAGCTACAGGACCAGTTCTTCCTGTAAGTTTAGGAGACACCTTTATTCCATATCAAATTACAACTGTACCTAGCTTAGCTTTTTATGGTAAAAAACCACTTAATCCTAAAGGTGTAGGTATTAAAATGCCAGGAGATACTCTTTATATCCTACAGGAATCAACTTTAGGTCACGGAAAATATAAAATGATGGTGGAGGGTGAGAAAATCAAAGTAGGTAGATACCCAATAGGAGTTACTAAATACGAGAGTTATAAACCTGCAGAGATTTACACAGAAAATTGCGGTATGCAAATACACAGATCTTCAACTAAAGGAGAGGGTGTTTGTGTAGGACCTTGGTCTGGAGGATGTCAAGTATTTAGTAATTACGATGAATTTAAAGATTTTATATCTAAGGCTGAAAAAGAAACGATGAATGCTACTAAATTCATTTATGCCCTTATACAATTGGACGATATTCCCGATGAAGTAATGAAGTCTGCAATGATAGGTATGGTATATTCCCCAAGTCAGGTTACAGCTTCTACTGAACCAGCAACAGGATCTACTGGTTCAGCAACAGGATCTACAGGGACAGCAAAAGCTGGAGGATTAAAAAATCTAGGAAGAATCACCGAGGATTAAAAAATCTAGGAAGAATCCTATAATAGAAACTTTATTCATTAATTACCGTACAAAAAGTAAAGGTAATTTTAGTGAGTAATACAATAACAATATCAGATCAGATCAATACTGATTATAGGAAATATGCTCTGTATGTAATACAAAGCAGAGGTATTCCTAATTTCTACGATGCTTTAACTCCTGTTCAAAGATTAATACTTCAAAATTCACCAAGCATTTTTAAAAAGACTGTTGGTGTAATTGGTGAAGTATTTAGTACAGGACTCTATCACCACGGGGATTCTTCTATGGCTCAGGCAATATCTAAATTAGCTAGACCTTTCTCGTGTTCAGATCAGATATTATTAGGAGATGGATTTTTTGGTACTCCAGTAAATCCGGTACCTTCTGCTCCCAGATATACTCAAGTAAAAATATCTCCGAAGTATAAGGACATTATAGAAAAATACAAGGATCTTAATATTCCTAACGAGGAAGGGGGATTTGATTGGATCCATGTTGATTATCCAGTTGGTATATCAACACATATAGTTGGTATTGCTGTTGGATATAAATCTAATATCCTACCAAGAAAGCCTGAGGAGATCGTTACATATCTAGAAGGGAATAAAACTAAAAAGCTAAAACCATATTTCAGGGGGTTTAAAGGAAAGATATCAAAGATGGATTCTTTAAGATCCGCTTGGTTAATAGAGGGTGATGTCGAAATGGACTTAGCAACTAGAACATTTAAGATTAATTCTATTTCTCCTTTACAAAGATATGAGTCTTTCTTTATTAGGTTAAATAGCTTATTAGAAAGAAGTGGCATTAATTACAAGATGGATAATTTCTCTACGGAGGATGTTAAAATATCAATAAAATTTAGATGTACAGATCAAGAATTTAAAGACATATGTTTTCTTGTAGCAAAGGAAACTAAACAGATTGTCACAGAAAATATTGTATTTGTTAGAGATGGAAGTGTTTTAGAGTATGAATGTATAGAAGACTATTTAGAAGATTTTATTGTTCACAGAGAGCTAACAATATTAAAAAGATTTGAAAGGGATCTATTATATTTACAGAATGATCTAGAATTTTTAGAAGCTAAGCTAAAATTCCTAACATTCATGTCGGATAAGAAAAGATCGTCAGAGGAAGTTGACAAATTTCTTTCTAGTTATAAGAGGGAGATATCAAGAAGGCTTGAATCGATACCACTAACTAAATTGACAAAAGAGGAAATAATTAAGACTTCTGAAGAAATTAAATCAATAAAAGAGGCTATAAAGAATAAGATCCAGGAGATAAAAGTTCAAAAGACTAAATCTAAAGGAGCGGAGAAATACCATGCTTCTTTAGGAAGGAAAAATTCAAAAACAACTTCTTTATTAGGAGACGTTAAGGAGGAATTTCACAACGGAATTAGAATTTTTGACTTGGAAGAAATAGAAGAAGAAACAGAAGAAACAACTGAATTAAATATAGAAAATGAGTAAGAAAACACCAACTTTAAATTTTAAAATTACTAACTCAAACAATTTTATAGCATTTCTTAAAAAGCTAAAACTTGTTGACAAGAGTGTTCCCCTGGAGATTGAAGGAAGCAATTTATTTGCTAAAGTTAGAACGCCAGATAAATCTGTAATCAAATATGTTAACGTAGACACCAATGATATACTAGAAGGCGAATTTCCGTCCAATCGATTAAAGATAGGAGTTCTTGAGATTAGTAAATTAATTGATGTGTTTAAATACTTTGGACCAGAGGAAGAACTTAATCTTATCGTGGAATCACAGCCTTATGAGGGATATTTAATTGCTACAAGTCTTAAGTTTTCGTCATCGTCTTTAAACATTTTTGTTAAATGTGCTGATATTAGTCTATTAGCATATATTGATGATAACATTCAAAAATCAATACACTCCACAGAAGGATCTGAAGTTAATTTTGAAATATCAAAAGAGAGCTTTCAGAAGATATCTTCATTAACAGGTATCGAAACGAACAATGAGGAATTACTTAACTTCGACATTGAGGAAAATGGAGTAACCATTAGAGGTAACTCATTCCAGTATCAAATCATTAAGGGAAAAACCCCTAATGGATTTACTTCACCTAGCGTATACACAATCTATAAAAATCAATTCTCTTACATAGATCAAGAAAGCTCTGAAATTCATTTTCACGAGAATAGAATTCTTGTTAAATCAACTGAGTCTGATTCAATGATTGCAATAGGGTTAGTGGAAATATAATATGGAAGAACTAGATTATTCATCAATGGGTCTTGATGAGTTAAAAGAAAGACTCGCAATTTTAAAGCAACAATCTTCTGATTTCTATAATACTGAACAGGGAATTAAATTAACTCTTAACAGTATATACGGAGCGACAGGAAATCAGTATTTTGCTATGTTCAACACCGATGTTGCAGAAAGCGTAACATTACAGGGACAGGATATTTGGAAATTTGCTGAGAAGATAGTTAACAGATATTTTAATGACATGTGGCATCTAGATACTGAGCTACATGAAAAAATGGAAGTTAAGAATGTAAGGAAGCTTAATCTAGATTTTATCATCTACGGAGATACCGATTCCAATTATATCAACCTTGGTGCAGTAATGGACTCTTGCGAGTTTAATTACGAAGCTTATGAATTTGTCAAAAGACTTAATGAGTTCAGATTAAAGGAATATATTAAGAAATGCTATGATATCTATGCTACTAAATGGAATACTGATAACTATCAGGATTTTGAGCTTGAGAGCTTATCATATGCAGGTATTTTCTTAGGTAAAAAGAAATACGTACTTCACATCGCATGGCAAGATCCGAATAAGGATCTATTTCCTAGACTTTCTAAAATTAAATCTACCGGTATTGAATTAGCTCAGGGAGGTACTGCTCCTTTTGCTAGAGAGAAGCTTACGTTCCTTTTAAGACACATTTTCGAGAAAGGTAAGGATTTTGATATACGGGAGTTCGTTAAGATCTTAAAGGACATTAAAAATGAGTTTAAGATACAGAAGCCTGATCAAATCTCTATCGGTACTTCAGTTAACAACATAGAAAAGTTCATTGTTAATGATACTACTAATTTCGAGGTAGCAAAAGGATGTCCAATGCACGTTAGAGCTGCAGGATATCACAATTATATTCTTAATAACTCCAAGCATAAAGCCAAGTACAGCTTAATCAGATCATCAGAAAAGATTAAGTTCTATTATGTTAAGGTTAACAACGAAAGAGAAAATAATGTATTTGGATATCTTAATGGATCATACCCATACGAATTAGCTCCTCCCGTAGATTTTGACGAGCAATTTAACAGAGTTATTCTAGATCCTATCAATAGATTCATTGAAGCGATGGGATATACTCCTCTTTCTCCGAACCTTCTTCTAGTAAGAGCCTTATTTTAATAATAGGGATATATAGAAGAAAACATTAAAATGACTTTCGACGAATATAAAGAAACTGGCGCATTTGTACCTAGCGATTTAGAGATTAACGTTAAAACACTAGGATCTTCTAACGATATAAACGATCACTTTATAAATTTATTGGTTTTCCAAGCACAGCTTAAAATTATGCACTGGGGAACGGAATCCTATGCGCAGCACAATGCTTATGGTATGACTTATGAATCTATATCTGAAGGATTAGATGCTTTAGTTGAATCATATCAAGGTTACAACTCAAGAATAAACTTTGGCGGTACTTTTGAATTTGGAAGTTTTGGATCTGTTGATCCTATGCAATGGCTAAAATCTATTCTTGATTGTTTAAATGCAATGAGAGAAATGTTTGATAAGTCTGATCTTCAGAATTTAACTGATGAGCTTATCGCTTCTGTTTCTAAATTAATGTATCTTCTTTCTCTTAAATAAATACATTGCGAAACTTACCTTTCTCATAGAGATATAAAAGTAAAGGTAAAACACTCAAAAATGTCATTTAACAAAAGGTTTTTCAACTGGGAAAAAATTAAAGATTACGCTGGGGGTACACGGGATTTTCGTAGTTTTGATAATTGGATGCTTGGTCCGGATGCTTATTTTCTAAATGATACTGAATCTTCTGATTTTTTAAAATCATACTCTCCATTAAAAGAAGACCTTAGATCTCTATTCTTTGAAGCTTTTAAAGAGGGAGATGATTTTATATTCGATCTTGTTAAGCTTCTAAGAGTTACTAATAATAAAAACAACGAGGAAAATCATATTGAACCTGTCGAGAAGTATAAATTGCTTTTCTCTGAGAAATGGGGAATCAAGTATGAGCAATACAAAAATTTAATTCAATAAAAATGCAAGAAAATCAACAACAAGTAAAGGTGGATATGTCAGATACACCTTGGATCAAATGTGAAGGTGGTAACATGTTATGGGAATCATCTATGTTATTCAAAAGACTTTCCCCGTTAATGAGCCCTTCGGGAAAGGAGGAATTATTGCCTGCTGAAATTGTCACTTGTAAACAATGTGGAAAAGTTCCTAAGTTCTTTTTTGATATGGCTAAGGGAATTCCTGAGGATCTTAAATCAGATTGTCATAAAACTAAAATTAATTTAGAACTGTAAATTTCTAAAATCATTTTTTTATTCTAGATTTTTCTATTATCTTTGTTTAAACTTAAAAAAATGAGATTATGGAAAAGCAAGAATTGTTAGGAAAGGCTTCTAAGGTCTTAAAAGAAACAGCAAGGATCCTCGGATTTGTATGTTTAGTAGCACTGGGCTACATTTTGTCTGAATTGTATCACTACAGTACAAGGGAAAGGGATAAAGCTGATTGTTCGTCACCTAAAGTGACTAAAACAATAAAAGAAACCTCAGTAGCTATAAACGAGCGTAACGAGCTTATGATTATAGATCGTACCACTGGGGAATATGAAATTTATCAGGATTCAATTGGACAATCAATATTTAACTTGTATGCAACCAGAATTCAATCAGAATACCAGAACCCTTAATCTAAAGATTAGGGTTTCTTTTTTTGCAGCCCTTGTTTTTATAGGGCTGCTTACTATTCCTCTTAGACATTTTTTATCTGTTGGTAAAATAGAACGGGGAGAGGATTTGACTTATTCTGAGGGATCTATGTACGAGAGACAGCCTATTGCAATTAGGATGTTTTCTACTATAGAAAAATATGCGGAAAAGTATAATATACCCCTTAGGTATGCTTTAGGAATAGCTTACGCAGAGACTAGATACGAAGGACCTTTCCATTGGAATTATAATCCCGAACAAAAATCTTATGTTGGTGCTTTAGGTCCTATGCAAATTATGCCTAGCACTGCTAATATGATATGGGGTAGATCTGTACCAACGGAAGATCTTATATCTAATATAGATCTTAACGTGGAAACATCTATGAAGTTACTTAGGAAGCTTCATGACAAATACGGAAACTGGAAAATAGTATTTGGATGCTACAACACAGGAACTCCATGTGTCAATGGATATGCTGAAAAAGTTTTTAATTTTAACCCAAAAAATAAATGAAATACATTTCAATAGATGTAGAAACAACCGGGCTTGATACTGAGAATGATCAGGTGCTATCAATAGCTGCTATTATAGAAGACAGTAATAATCCATTGCCTTTTGAAGATATCCCAAAAATTCATATTGCAATCAAGAGAGAAAGTATATCTGGAAGCATGTTTGCTATCAACATGAACAGGGAGCTTATTAAAAAGATAGTTCATTACCAAACTGCAAAGGACCAAGACGAGAAGAACGATATGGTTCAAATGACAGGAATGATATTCTTAGATGAGTCAGAAGTAGTGGAAGCTCTTTATCAATTCTGTTATATAAATGGACTTGTTGAACTGGATCCTGATTATCTCACAAAAACATCTAAGGTAGTTAACGGAGTTAGATATCCCATGCTAACTTCAAGCATGCCTAAAGTTCATATCACTTGTGCTGGAAAAAACTTCGCTACGTTTGATAAGCTATTTTTAGAAAAGCTACCAAGATGGAAACAGGTTTTTAGAATACGACAAAGAATCATTGATCCATCTTTATTATTTATTGACTGGAAAAATGACGAATCTCTACCAGGTTTATTTGAGTGTAAAAAGAGAGCAGGCGTTACTGGAATAGTTTCTCATGATGCTTTAGAAGATGCATGGGACGTAGTTGAATTACTTAGAAAAAATTATTAATTATGGAAGATAGATTCACAAAAAGAGCGGAAGAGCTTCAGGAAGAATTACACGAGACTATGGAGGAGCTTCTTAAACAAAGTGGTAGCATTAAAATAGACTACCAAGACGTATCAGTAGTTTTTATACTACATAAAATTGCATCATTACAATGCGTAATGGAAGACATACTAAAGGAGCTTAAAAAAGATGCCTAGTAAAAGACTTTTCACAGGTGTATTAATTTTAGTAACACTACTACTATCATTTATTTTTATGATGGGTGGATGTGAGAACGAAAGTAGGTGTAGTTATTCTATATCCCTTAAAAGTGGTAGTGTCATCAAGGCTAAAGGAATAAATTTATATAATTCGGGATTTTATGATATACATACTTGCGAAGGTGAAAGGATAGTAATGTCTGAATCATCTATATTAAAAATAACCGATGAAGAATAGAAGATATCAAGAATGCAATATACTAGAAAAGAATTGGCGGAAAAGACATTACCTTAAAATACCTTTCAAGTGGATCCGGTGGAAGATAACATCAAACAAAGGATTTACTAGCGGAGGATATTGGCAAATTCTAATTGGAACTGCTCATATGGATATGAAATGGTATTATACTCAAGAAGAGGTTATGAAAATGTTTGAAACGAAATTAGATAAAAATAATATAGAATAAGATGGACGACCAAAGAGAAAAAATTTATGAGTATAATAATCCGGATGCCAAATTTAGTATTATACCAAATGGGGTTTTAATTTTAAATCAGGATAATATGGAAAATGAATTTGTACCTTATGAGTTGGCGGTTAAACTCAAACAACTTGGATTTGATGAAAAATGTTTTGGAAACTACACAGAACTTGAACTTAAAGATTACAAAGGAGGAATCGGAGTAAAAATAACTAAAAGCACTTGTTTATCTACAATTAATGGTGTTAGAAATTATAATCAAGAAGGTCAAGTTTCATCACCAACTTTTTCACAAGCATTTAGATGGTTTAGAGAGAAGGGATTCCTAATTGATTTTTCAAGTCATAACAAGGATGCACATGATTTTTATTTTAAATGGTCAGAGAATAAATCAATTCTTTCTGACACATACGATACCTATGAAGAAACAGAACTTGCTTGTCTTTCCAAGTTAATTGAAATTATAGAACTTAAATCAGAATAAGATGAAGACACTTTACATAGTTAGAGGAATACCAGGATCTGGTAAATCAACATTTGCAAAAAAATTAGTAGGAGAAGACTTCCTAGTTTGCGAAGCAGACAAATACTTTATAGATAAGGAGACTGGAGAATATAACTTTGATTTTACTAAGATCAAAGAAGCCCACAAATTCTGTCAAGACACAGTTGAGACATACATGAAGGACTCATTAGTCAATGACCAATTCTACAGAGAGATTGCGGTCTCTAATACATTCACACAAGAATGGGAGATGGAGCATTATATTAAGCTTGCAAAAAAATACGGGTACATGGTATTTACTATAATTGTCGAGAATAGACATGGAGGTAAAAACGTTCACGGAGTTCCTGATGACACCTTAGAAAAAATGAAAGGCAGATTTGAGATCTCTTTATAGTAGAAACTTAGATACGGAAAAGAAGTATAAATAGCATATGAACAAGGATTCAAAAAAGAAATACGATCGCCTGAAAAATCGAAATCTCTATTTGGTTGATGAAATAGATCCGGATTCTGCTAATGATGTTATAGAGGATATCATAGAAATCAATTCTATGGATGAGGAAGACGATGAAGAGCTTAAAGACTTTGAACGTAGACCTATAAATCTTTACATCAATAGTCCAGGGGGATGTGTATACAGCGCTTTAGCTTTGATTAATGCTATAGAATATTCTAAGACTCCAGTTATTACTCATGCTTTAGGTATGGTAATGTCAGGAGCTTTATACGTAATGGCTTCAGGGCATATAAGAAAAGCCCACAAATATTCTTCTTTTATGTTCCATGAGATCATAGCTAGCCATCCTTATTCATCTTTAACTTGGATTAAGAACGACGTTAAAGAGTGTGAGCGATTACAAAAAACATTAGAAGGTATCTTAACTTCTAAAAGTAAATTCCCACAGGCTAAAATAGAAGAGGTCGTAGAGAGATCTAAGGATTTCTACTTTGATGCAAATGTGGCTTTAAGGTACAAAATAATCGACGAGATTATTTGATATATAAAAAAAGGGCCTGTTCTTGGATTTGACAGGCGAAGTTAGTTCTTTGAAATGATGCAGGCAGGGTTAGATTGGAAATCCTTAATTACCTATCAAAACAATAAACGCAAACGTTTACAACCCAGAGGATATCATGAGTATCCCAACTTCTCTTACTCGCGTAGCGGTAGCAGAAGAGGCTGAGATGCTATTAGCAGCTTAACCGTCGGGCCGGATCGGCCTAGGAACAGAAAGATCCAAAACCGGCAAGAAAAAAGGTTCGTAGTATTGCCAATTTAACATTGAGTGGAGCCTTGAGGATTCGTCCAATACCCATTTAGATCGTCACTATCAATGTTAGGGAAACTTGGCTAATACCAGGGAGTAACCCAGACTGAGCATTAAGTCTGAAAGAAAAAAGAAATGCACCAAAGTTTGTCCGTGTCGAATAACGGAATAAGCCTGTGAATGAGTTTCTTGAGCATTCGATCTGGACCCGGGTTCGAATCCCGGCAGGTCCACCAAAATAATCCCAGGATCATTCCTTGATCCTGGGATTTTATTAATCATAAATATTTTTCGAAAAATCCACAGAATCATTTTTATTAATAATGATTATGATCTATATTAGCAATCTATAATAAAAAACACATGAAAAAATTAATCATGCTTTTAATGCTTCTGTCCATTGGACTAGTTAGCTGTAATAAGGAAGAGAATAAACCATGCAACTGTGGTACAATTCTCAATGATGGTATCAATGGCTCATGCTATTGGTTAGAGATTGAGAATGACTGTACTGGTAATAGAAAATCATTTTGCTTTGATCAAAGTGTATGGATGGATGCTTATGTAGGCAGTAACTTCTGTGTAACTAACCAAGGACAATGGTAAGCTATATGCTGGAACAAATAGGTTATGCAGTGCTTTTCACTTTTCAAGGACTAATGATAGCAATCCTAGTATATCTAGCAGCATGGTATCCTAAAGAGCGTGGTAAAGGACATGCTGGTAGAAAATGTAAATGCTGTGTTAAAATATAGTCAGGTGGCGGAATGTTAACAACCCCGTTCTAGAGGTAAAAACAATGTGGTTAGAATCCACTCCGGGGTCAATGTTAACTTGGTAGACGCAGCTCGCGGTGTACACTATAAAGGGGTGACAATGCAGGTTCGAATCCTGTCCTGACTACACGTTCCGACTAATCATCGGATAGTACGTCCCATACGATGAGAAATGGTGTGATAGCCATAGGGAAGAGTTGAAGGTTCGTATATGTAAAACCTTCCAGTTGACTACTGACGTCGGTAAAACCCTTCAGGAGGGGAGCAAGACAGTCTATTCCTAACTCAGCAATGAGGACAGCCATAACACCTGTAAGTTGGATAAAGAAGGGTGTTTTTATTAAAACTAAAAATATGAACGAGGTAGAGAGTTTTATTCACCACGTGAAATCAGAATGCCGTAGATCCGGTGTGCTTTTTAAGCCATATAAGAGAAGTTATATTAAGCTCACCGATAATATTAAATGTGCAGGCTTCTTTGATGACGGTAGTGATCCCAAGATTAAAAAAGCCACTTTGGCATTTGCACAGGGTAGACCAGATTATCTTGAACTTCTTGTACATGAATATTGTCACATGACCCAATGGGAGGAGCAGATACCTCTATGGACTGCTGCAATCGACGGATTGACTGTAGTTGATGAATGGCTTTCCGGTGTGGACTATCCAGATGATATTGTGGAAAACTCAATCAACGTGTCTCGTGATCTGGAGTTGGACAACGAAAAGAGAAGTGTAGCAATGATGAAAAAGTGGGAACTACCTATTGACACTGATTTGTACACGAAGAAATCTAACGCATATGTCCTCTTTTACAACTGGATGAAAGAGAGTAGAAAATGGTCTAGCCCTAAGAATCCACCATATAACAATCCAGTTATCTTAGCAGCAATGTCGGAACTATTTGATATGGACTATGTAAAACTTACACCAGAATTGGTAGAGATATACAAAAACAACATATAAAAAATCTAGGAATCATTTTTTTAATTCTGAGATTTTTTTTATTTTTACAGCATGGATATCACACAAAATCAATTAAAGGAATCAATTATTAAAGTTGCTGTCTATATTAGAGAAGACAGATCCTACGAGGAATTGATGAAAATGAAAAGCCTTCCTGAGATCTGTAAGTATTTAGCTTATGATCTTTTTGTTAGAGGTGTAAATGAATCTAATGCTATGAACGATACTGAAGTGTTTACGTCTATAGTGATGATACGTAAGTATTGTCAAGCATTAGCTAGAGATGGTTTTTTTGAGTTTAAATCAGATATTTCTGGACATGCAGGACTTTGATAAGGAAGAAGGTAAAACGTACGCTGTACACTTTAAAACGCACGCTCACGATGTCTATATAGGTAGACCCAGTAAGTGGGCTAATCCATATACACATAAGGATCTAGATAAGACCCAAGCTAAGTATCAAGTAGCCACGAGACAAGAAGCTATAAATGGATATGTGCATTATCTTAACGAAAGCGGGTTAATAAAAGATCTCGAAGAATTAAGAGGTAAAGTTTTAGGATGCTGGTGTTGTAAATCACCTTCTGATGGATCAGAAAAAAAATTAGTATGTCACGGGCAAGTTATAGCTAAAATTCTTAACACACCACCTCAGAATAAATTAATATAAACTACTACAACGAAACTTATGGAGACTAAGATGACTAAGTATTTAATATGGGCATTAGCATTTGTTTTATTATTAGATTGTGCTGCTACTATATGTTTATACATATCTGTAAAGGATAAGCACCTCGAGAGAGAAGACTACCAAATGTTTAAAGCTGTTAAGATACCGGAAGATACCGTGTATGTAGATTCAACAACCGTAAGTACAACAACTGACCCTTATTAATTATGAGTAGATACGTAGTAGACCTAGGAGAAAATAAAGAATTCGTTTATGGATGGGACCATGCACTTGGTTACTTCTATGAATTGTGGGACAACTCACTTGGCGAAGAAGATTATGAAAAAATAGTGGAGGATAAATCTTACTTTCTTAGTAAACTAAGTAGAGAGGATATGATAGAAGCTATGTCAAAGTATAAGGCCGACGAATTTCATATTATGAAGATGGTTCTTGATACGCCTTTTTAATGCTGTTATTTTCTTAGGAGATAACCAGAAAGGACAGAAACTAATTCGAAAACATCATCTTTAAGATCTTCAGTTATTTCTATTTTATGCTTAACTGTATGAAGCTGAACGAATCCTATCAGTTGACCTGATAATGTTCTAACAGGAGCAGATATTATTTGTAATATTCCTTCTTCTCTTACTTTACCTCTGATGTAGTCTAATACTGGATCGTCAGCATTAACAAAGAAGAATTCTTGTTCACTTAGGTTTTTCATCAAAGATGGATGCTCAGTAACAAAAACACTTTGGTTATGTTCTTTAGCCTTAGAAATTCCATCAGAAACAGATTCAAATGTTTGTGAATATTTCTTCATTGGAACACCGTGAAAGAATTTACCTCCATTATGAAATTGGAATATTCCAACTCTATCTAATCCCCACTTTTTTCTAAATTGATCTAGAAATTCCTGAACCTCTAGCATCGAATCAACATCCTGTTGTGATATTCTATCGTGATTTTCCTCGTCGCTATCTTTCTTTTTAGAATCAAGATAATGCTTTAACCAAATAGATCCGAGTGCAACAACTACCGAAAAAATGCCCGTTATTAAAATCTGTACAACTTCCAATTTTCTTTTTTATGTTATTAATCGTCGAATCCGCCGAATCTTTTTAATATGTTAGCACCTTTACCTAGATCCTCACCCTTTAAGCTAGGCGGTATTTCAAAGTTTTTAACTATCTCTGGATTCTCTTCCATTTTTCTTCTGACAACGTCTTTGTAATTTTCGTTTCCTAAAAGTTCTTCCTCTGACATAGGAACTCCTTGCTCTCTTAAGATATACTTAATCAAGAATCCCATTTTGAAAAGATAATCTTCCGGAGTCATACAAGCTCTTCTAAGATCAGTATTTAATCTAGGAAATTCTGAAGATTTAGAAGGTCCTACAACCACTCTAATACTTCCGTTGTGCATAATGTTATATTGAGGATATCCCGGTTTAGGTGATTTCATAGAATCATGTTTAAATGCTATGTTACCTAAACGATCTTTAAAATATCTTTGCTCTTCAGTACCTTGTGTTTCGATACCAATTGGGTTTTCTGCGATCATTTCTGTCCAACCCATTGCAGTCATATCTTTATAAGCTTCTGATTCTCTAATTGGTTTAAAACTAAGAACTGGACATTTTTTAGTTCTTCTAACCTCTTGTATTTTTTTGAACTCTGGATAGTTTTTAATACTCATTTTTCCTTTGTTTTTCTTATATATATTCTTTTTATTCGAGGACTCCGAGAATTTTTCAATAATGGTGAAATTTTTTCACTTATTAACAGTATATTTAATGTCCTCTGTAGAAAAACAGCTTATAAACTGTTTTTCTGCTTTCCTATATATAGAAAAAACCGGTTCCTAGGAATCGGTTTTTTTATTCAAGTTTTTTCTATAATATTGCGATATGTTAAAAGTACACTTTGAAAATTTTAATCACTTCTTGGAGATAACAAATCCACCCAGTAGTGTAACTGATCGTCTAGAGAAGCTTAAGACTCTTAGAGAAAGACCTGACTATCATCCTGAGCCCAATACTTTTGAGCACATACGTATAGTGACTGAGAGATTGATGCTAACTAATGACATAGATCTTATATTCGCAGGATGTATGCACGATCTATTTAAGCTAGATACATTAGCAATAAATCCTAAAACCGGATTTCCTACTTGCCCTGGACACGATACGCAAGTAGCGAGCTTTATACGAAGTAATAAAGAGGTACAGGACTGGATGAACAGATACGAAGCTGATATTGAAACAGTTGCAGATCTTTGTAAGGATCATATGAGATTTCATCAATTTGATAGAATGAAAGTATCCAAGCAGGAAGAATTCAAATCAAGACCACATTGGGGTAAATTAATATACCTAGGTGCTGCAGATAATATGCTGGTTGAATTCGATATAGATAATTTAGAAAAAAGCTGGAAATGGAAAGAAAGAAATACGCTATAAGGACACTTAACAAATATGTTAACGAGGGAAGGATAGAAAGAAATCCTCACCCGACTCTTCCTATATCCATCTATAATTATTCAAGGGAAACTCAATTTAAGAATGATTGGGACGAAGTAACATTGTCTATGAGAGGAACAATAATAGACGATAAAGGATATGTTGTTGCCTCTGCTTTCAGTAAGTTTTTTAATTACGAGGAAGTTGCTGATCAGGCTCCGACTAAAGGAGATTATGTTTATGTGCAAGAAAAGATGGACGGATCCCTAGGTATACTCTTTTATTACCAGGATGAATGGCATCTTGCAACTAAAGGATCTTTTACTTCAGATCAGGCGAAGAGAGGAATGGAAATACTAAGAAAAAACTATTCTGTTTTTGATCAGGTCTTCTTCAAGGAGGTAACCTATATAGTTGAAATAATTTATCCGGATAACAGAATTGTAGTTGACTACAAAAATGAAGAGAAAATAGTTTTCCTAAGCACTTCTGTTAATGGGGAAGAACAACACTGGACAACATCTTTATCATTATTTAAAGGCAGCGGTATAAAAAAATCCGATATAGTTAAATGTGAGCAGCACTTCTCTTTCGGTGAAGATCTTTATAAATCTTTAAAGGATAAAAACACAAAAAACGAGGAGGGATTTATTCTTAGATTTCAACCTGGTAATTTTAGAATGAAAATAAAATTCGAAGAATATGTTAGATTGCATAGGCTTCTTACTAATTTTTCTAATGTTGATATATGGGAAGCATTAAAGGATGGAAGAGATATAAATGTTCTTCTTGAAAGAGTACCTGACGAATTCGATGCTTGGGTTAGAAAAACAATAACAGATCTTAGATATCACAAATATGCTATAGAGGAAAGAGCTGGAAAGATTCACTACTATTTCAGATACGGAAAATACAGTGATCGTGAGATCGAGCCTACTAAGAAAGAATTTGCACAGCACTTAGAATTCTGCAAAACTGAACCTTCTATAAAGGCTATCTGTTTTTCTATATGGGACGGTAAGAACTATGATGATATAGTTTGGAAGATGATCCGGCCTAAATATCAAAAGCCATTCTGGAATAGAGAGGAGTAGTATTTGTAACTTCTTGGAATTCAATGTCTATAATATACGAATGAGAAGAAAGATTATAGACATCTACTGGGAAGAATTCGAATCATATTTCAGAAGTAAATCTGTTAGCCCCGCTATAACCAAGAAATTTATCTCATCTTTACAATCTCACATAAAGGATAACGAAGCATCTTTTAAAAAATTCTGGGAATTTATAAAGATCAATCGAACACTTCCTATAGAAGATTCCATATCAAATCTAAACAAGGAAATACTTTCCAATAAAAAGTATAATAAGACCATGATCTTTGTTTCTGAGTGGGCTCATTCCTATCTAGGGGCTGGTGAAATTATGTGCTTGCTTATATCTGAGTCTTCATTCTCCGGTGGTAAAAGAAAACCTGATATACTTTTTAAAGGATCAGATAGAAAAATAGAGGTTAAATCATACGCAGATAATTTTAGATTAACTGAAGCAACGTCTTTCTTTACTGATCTAGGTACTATCATACAAGCTCTTGTACAAGGAGGATTTTTAGGTAGCTTAACTGATTCCAATAACAATGATCTAAGAAAAGGACTAAGACATTTTTGCGAGTCTTTTCTTTGCCCCCGTGGTTTTATAGAATTGAATGGTAAGATATGGAAGCTTGAATCAAAAGACGACGAAATGATAGTATTCAAGGCCAGTCCAGATACACCTCAGGAGGTCGTTAATTATTCGATAGTCAGAAATTCTCTAAGGAACTGGTTAGGTAGAGGTATGTTAAGTCTTAAACTTGCAGAGATCATCGATCCAACAAGAACCTCAAGGATACAAAAGGGGGAAGTTTACGATTATGTGAGTCATATTATGGGAGCAGGGGATCTTCCACCTATACCTTTAGAGCAATACTTTATTCTTTGCGGGTTGGAATCTATTTTAATATATGAAAGAAAGAATAAAATCCATCCATTTCAGATAGTCAAGTTTAACGAATTAAATCAATTCACGTTGGATAGGATAGGGCAGGGGAAAGTTTCTTATAAGAGGAACTTAGGAATCAAACCTAGAAAGAAGTGAAGACCCCCGGTCAGTACCGTCTAGTTTAATCCCCGCTTGTTTTATAGCTTCCTTTACTCCTTTTGTTATAGTATCATAATCTAAGTAATATCTAGATTTTTCTATTTTATCTCTCTTACCTTTTGGATCGTGGAAGAAATCAACATATGCTTGTTTGACGTCTTCAGGATCAGCATTCTTCATCCATTCTACTAAAGCATTTTCAAAAAGTAAACTTGTTGATTCCCACTCGTCACCTTTAAAAATTAAATTCTCTATCCACCAATTTAAAAATCTAGATTGATATGTTCCTTCTTCTGCTAATCCTTCAAATGATAATCTTATGAAATCTTTTATTATTTCAGCTATTTTCTTTTTGTCGTTTTTATATGATAGTGGTATATTAACATTTATCTGTCCTGATGAGATATTGTTTTCTATAGAGTAATCCCCTTGCGTTGGTCTTATAAGAACCCTTTTCTTCCCCGTGTAAAAATCTTTAGATGAGTTTGTATCTAGAAATATCAAAAATCTAACTATGTTAGGATATGAAAGTGTAAGATAAAAATCCACCCAAAATATGCTATCATCAATACCTTTAGCCATCTTATTAGAACCAATATTAGATCCACTAAATTTTTCTAGTCTTTTAAAAGGTGTAGAATCCGATATCGCATCAAACAGTTCCATTATTTGGTACTTGTCCACTGGATGATCCTCTAAGCTTTCTGAAAAGAATCCAAGATATGTTGGTTTTGTGGATATCCTTGACGCAGAATCTCTTGCGAGTAACCAGTTTTTAAAAGTTTTTATACGCCTTTTATTCTTTTTCATCCTAACCTATATATCCCAATTCAAAAACCGTTTAAAACGAAACTTTTAAGGCGGTTTTGAGTATAATTAGTATAATTAAAACTAATAAATTATGAGTACAAAAACAAAATCAACACCTAAAGCTACGATGAAAGCTAAGGCTGTTAAAAAAGCAAGTGTTTCTACGAGAAACACAGTAGCAGTGATTCAATTTACACCACGTGGTCGTAGAATCCGCAAGTATAATTCTATGTCTGATGCTATGAGAGCTACTGGTGTTAACACTGGATCTATCTCTAAAGTAGTTAGAGGTATCTGTCAAACAGCTGGAGGTTTCCGTTGGGCTAACGCTTAATTAGAAACTCACAAAAATCCTAAAGGGCCCTTCGGGGCTTTTTTTGCGAAATCATTTTTTTAATCAAATGGATTGTTCTACTTTTGGAAAATAAATAAAAAACTATGGAAGGAAATGCTTATTACCTAAAGAGATTGGAAAACAATGCTAGAACTGGTTATTTATTTGGAAGATTCCCAATACCTTCCGGTATTCCTTTTATATTCACTGCATCTACTATTATCGTGTCTGCACTAATAGAAGTTGTGTTTCCCACACTCTTTATCATTCCTATAATAGCAATTGTTGTTTGTTGGGAACATTACACTAGAGTACACTTCCGTAGCTTTGTATTTGAAGAATGTATTGTTGAGGAGATAATGTTTAAGAATGATCTAATAAGAAATGGAGCAGATCCTAACTTCCCAGACGATCCATTATACGTAACTGAAGAAGATCGAGCATCTATATTCGAGGAGTGCTTGTATATTAATTCAGAAGAAAAATTCCTTAGTAAAATAAAAAACCACTACCGATTTTTAATCTCAGTAGTGGCTATGTTTATTGGTATTTATCTTTTGATTAAAGTCCTCTACTAGTTTTGAACTTATCGTAAGCCATTTGAACTTTCATTGTATCCATTGCAAGTTGTCCTGCGATTTTGCTAATTGCTATTCTTTCAGCTTTTCTGATATCACTGAATACTGGGTTTCTTTTAAGATCTCTAACTAGCATATAAACCATTTCTCCTATTCTGAGAGTACTTTTAGATTTTTCTGCTCTTCTTACTGATGCTATATCTTTCCCAGCCTCAGCCTCATCTCTATTTTTTGTAGAAATTGTAGCATCTTGAATAATAGACGAAGCTACTACAGCTAAATTACTAGGTGTTTCGTTTTTAAAGAATTCAAAAGCTTTAAGAACTTTAGGATAGATGGTTTCACTTGTCGTTTCCCCAACACCACTTATTAAGTTTTTAAATTTATTTGTTGTTCTAGCTACTGTTCTTGCAGATTCTAATCCGATAGCATCAGCTAAAGCAGGAATGGTTACCTTAAAAGCTCCCGATTGATCATCAATATATCCGAAATCCCTTAATCCTCTAATTGACATTAGATATTTACCAGGATCTCCTTCCTCAGCTCCTAAGGCTCTTAAGTAAAGTACAGCCATTTGTTCTTTACTTAAAATTTGGAAGTCTCTATCTAAAGCTCTTTTTTCTCCAGCACTTAGAGTTTCTTCTTCGTCCCAGTAATCTTGTTCGAATAGGAAAGATAACATTACTAAGTTATTTTCTTTCCAATTTTCAAAAATCGAATTTGCTATTTCTTGTTCGTAGTTTTCTGAAGAAAAGCTTTCGAACATTTTGATGTGTTTATTTTTCATGTAGATGCTATTTTCTTTTTCTTATATATCCAAGTTTGTCCTATTATTTTTTTTTTAGAAAGTTTTAGAAATCATTTTTTTTATTAAATAGAACATTCTATATTTGTCTTGTTAATCTAATAAACAAAAAGATGATCAACGGTAAAAATAAAAAAAATTAGAAAAAACCAAAAATCATTTTTTTTATCAAAAGGGTTAATCTACATTTGTCTTGTCTAACAATTAAAAATTAAAATTATGAAAACAACTTTTTCAGCTTTAGTTATCGCTTTAGGATTAGCTTTAACGTCTTTTTCATCTATCGGCAGTTCACAAACGAATACCCCGATAAACAAAAATCTAGATAAGATCACGGATTCTATCGCAATCGTATTAAATCAACGATACGGATACGATCTTAAATTAGATCCATCTCTTAAGAACGGGAGTATTAATTATTTAAAAGAAGTAAAGAGCGGTCGATCTTTAGATCCAGTAGAAGACCAAGGACATATCCATACTTCTGCTATGATCCCAATGGAATATTACAATTTAATTCCTTATTCATTCTTCTATGAGTTAGCTTACGAAACTATCGAAGCACCGGAATTTGCTAGTTACTTTAAATCTTATGTACCAACAAAATTTTGGGTAGAAGAAGTTGTAGTAGGAGATCAATGCTACTTCATCGTAGCAATTGACTAAAAAAATATAGCCCACAAAAAAATCCGCTTTAGGCGGATTTTTTTGTGTGTATTAATAATTATTTTCTAGATCCTCTACCAGTACCAGTCCTTACTGATCCTTTAGTTTTGTCTGGATCTATTTCAACGTTAAAATTCATAGTTATTTCATTTATTGTAATCTTATCGCATTTAATTCCAGCAGTTTTAGGAATGTACGCCTTTACAATTTTGTTTTCTCCTGGAATAATCTTAGTTCCTTTTATAGTTAAAATAACATTTCTAAATGTTTTTCTTACTGCTTCAGTAGTATCAGGAGATGCTGGCTGAATTTTAGCTGTTTTTGATGCTGTAATTATAGCGGATGTAACAGTTTTTAAATAAGTCTCTACTGATGCTGCTCTATCTATACATAGTTTGGTGTTTACTTTTATATCGCCTTCTTGTGAAGCTGATCCTTGTATCTCTATTTCAGAGACTGAATTAAAGTCCTGAGTTATTGCATTATAGATATTCTTCTTACCGTTTTCTGTTAATGTTGCAGTACCGGAAGAGAAAAGTATTCCGTTATCTTCAATTGTTAATGTGTCAGTTGTGTCTGGGGTTTTTAATGGGATTTTTACTTCTTTAATTTCAGTAATTTTTTTATCAACCCCTTGATTTTTACCAGCTTTTGTAAGTTTAGGATCTAAAGTATAGAAAACATAAGTGAAAACTGCAGTTCCCGCTTTTTGTAATTTTTTATCCTTACCTCTTGTTAATCCATCATTATCTCTGTCTACAATTTTTCTTCCAACATTCATTGACATATTCGTTGGTACCACTCCAGAAATAGGTGTAACTTTTTTGTCATTTTCCCATTTTCCTATTTCTATTTGTGATTCTGCTTTTGTTATGTAATATAGATCCTGCGATCCTGATCCTTCAATTTTTCTACCTTCCCCTGAAAGATGTAAAACGTCCCAAAGTCCTTGTTGTCTGTCGTATTTACCAATATTATCAAATTTTGCTTTTCCTTTTTTGTTTGCTTTAGTTATAACTGAACTAAGCTTACTGATATTTCTAGTATTAAGAAGATTTAATAAATCCACTATTTTCATTTTTCCGTCTTCCTCATTAAAACTCCCGTAAAGACTATAATTAGCATTCATCGGGGAAGACTTTACTACAAAAACACTTCCTTGAATAACCTCGTTGTATTCTATCTGGTTAACATTTGTATCAATTGATGTGATATTAGTGTACTTTCCGTCAAGTATTTCTGCAATAGCTTTTGAAAAAGATGCTCCTGCTGATGCTAAAATGTCTTCTTTAAACGATGGTCTAGCATCAGATTTCATTAAATCCTCTATATATGCTAAATTTAGCTTAACCTCTGGAGAATCATCTAACTTTCCGCTTAATAAAGTCTTAACATCATCCCATGTTCTATCTTCGTTAACCATCATAGAATACGCTTCGTTTATAAACTCCGTAAATGATAGCACTTGTTTTTTCATTTCCATCTTATCTAATTTTTTATTTTATATTGTATATATCTTTTTTATATGAAAAATCTTTTTTGTGATTTCAGATATACTAATGACTCCTTAATCTCTTTTTTCCAACCTTCCTTTGGCTTTTTAACTGTTATACCATTATCTGTGCTTTTGAAGTCCCCTTTTAGTGTTTTATTAGGTCCATCTAAAACATAATATCTTGCATTCTTAAATAGTGTGATATTACCACCTGCAGTCTTTGACTTATAAGTGAATGTAGCCTCACCAGATTTACTTTGACCCCAAGTTCCATTCAGTTTAGAAACTCCAGGGAATTCTTTTTTGAATTCACCTTGGTTATTCTTCATTTTGTCAAGGATCTTTTGACTTGCACCTCCAGCTTTAACTATTGTTGCAATACCAGTAGTACCGATCTTTTTAATACCTGCCTTATCTGATGATGATAGTTCAACTTTTTTAACCTCAACTTTCTGAGGTCCTTGCTGTTTAACCCCATCCACTGGAGATTTTAAATTTGCATTTTCCGCTATTTTTTTTGTGATAGTAGCATTTCTTTTACCTAATGCAGACATCCAATTAGTAGTAGGTGTAACTTTAGGTTTAACGTATTCATCAATGAATCTTTGAGCGCACGATGACATCGGTCTAACTGCTGAAGATAATGCTCCAGATATTATACCACCTACGAAAGAACCTCCTTGCTCTTTTTTAAATTTATCGATTCCTCTTGTGATCTTACCAGGGAGATCTAAAAGACCGTTAATCACTTTGCCTATTCCTGATATAGCCCCTATTACTACGTCGTAAAGCCATCCGAAGCAAGATTTACCAACATAAGCCAGAAAGTTTACTACTAATTCTCCGAATCCCCATCCTCCGTTATCATCTTCATTAATAGTCTCGTCCCATTCTTCGTTATATTCTTCGTGATCTAGTACGTATTCTTTTCCTTTATCCAGTGCTGCATCTGCACCTTTGGCTGTTATCTTTGTTCCTGTTTGTACTGCTTTTTGTACTTTTGTAGCATCAGCACCAAGATCTTTGAGCTTACTCATAAAAGGAGCTTTTTCACAAAGGGTAGCAAAAAATTCTCCTAGCCATTTAGAGCATCCTAATGATTTACCTATTCCTACTGAAGCCACACTACCGAATGCAGTTGCACTAAATTTAGTTGACCATGAAACAACACTAGTTTTAATTGCAATACCTACTGCTCCCATTCCAGGAAGTGCTTCAGCTGCTGCAGAAACTAAATCTTTAATCCCGAGTAGTAAACTTGCAGATCCAAATATGATTTTACCACCTCCTTTTACTATACCACCAACTGTTTTAGCACCTGCTGCATCTTTACTAGCAGTTATTAAGTTCATTACCCCCTCAACAACTGTAATACCTCCTGCAATCATTGCACACACAGGGGCTAGAAACTGTGCAATAGGTATAAATGATAGGATAGTACCTATAATCTGTATTAAAATTCCTAAAGCGGTGAGAGGATTTTCTTTTATGAATGTTCCTATTGCAGATATAATCTGTTTTGAAAAGTCCCAAACTGCTTTAGCACCACTTGATAGAGCGTCCCAAGCTTTACCTACCTTATCACTAACATATTCTGCTGCTTTCTTAACAGGCTCTACTACGTATGTATTAACTACCTTTTTAATATCATCTGCTACACCTGATACAAATTTTGTTGTGGCGTTCCATGTATCAGACCAAAATCCTTCTAAAAGAAGATCAGCTTTATCCTGTAATTTATCGAATGTACCCTCAGTAATTATATGTAGTTTGTCATTTTTGAAAAGAACAACGTGTCCCTCTGCAATTGAATTGTCCTTTAAGTATAATACGTTTCCTTTAGACTCAAACCAATCTTTCTTGTTTTCGTATAAAACACCTAACTCGTAAGTGTAATAGCCTTTCTCTAAAAGGTATTGATTTTCTTCTTCTGAATTATTCTCATTTAAAGAGCCTCCGAAGAAATCTTTAAATAAGGAAAAGTCCCAAGAAGCCATGCAGTTTTCTCTTAGCATGGACATTTGATTTAATTTAGCCTCTAAAACATTATCAGAATCAAAATTAAAGGATTCTTCTACTTTATCGAAGTCATTAAATAGCGATAGATATCTCATTTTTTATTTTTTTTTAGCAATTTCCACTGTCTGATATCATCCCCTCTTCATCTCCCTCTTCTTCGTGATCGTGGTTACTTTGTGATTCAGCATAAAGAAAATTATAAACTTCCTCAACATCATCTTTAGATGTTGCTATGTGATCCGTTGCCCATCCGTGACCATTCTGAAGAACAGCATCAACTTGCATTGGATCCATTTCCAATATTGCTTGACACATACGGTGCATATTCGTAATATTAGCAAAGAACATATAGTTCTCCATCTCGTTATGATCCTCGTTTACTGTTGATGCTACTTTTTTTGTTTCTTGTATCTCATCAAAAGATTTAAGATTTTTCATATAGTTAATTATTTAATCTCTTATATATCTCCTAAACGATTTAATAGATTACCGCCTTTAAATAGTGCTAGAGTTTCTTTAGGGTCTACTCCCGATAATTCCAACTTAATTCTTATTAGCTCTTTTGTTGGTTCGTCGCACAATTGATAGATCTTATTTGCTATTAACGGATATTCTTTATGAATCCTTACTATTAACTTGGGAGCATTAAGAACATCTGAAAACTCAACATTAGATATTTCGTTATCCCACTCTAATCTATCATAAGCTGTGTCATAATCGTATCCTTTACCAAATCCGAAAACCTGATACAAAATACCATAATCATCAACATAACTACTCGAGAAACTCCAATCTCCATCTCCAGTATAATCATCTTCTGCGCTACCAAAATCAGCATTTATCTTTTCACCGTACGGTGTAATTATATTTAAAGATTCATTTTCGTAAAAACCATCATCACCATCAAATCTTGCATTCATTAGCCAATCAACTAGATCTTTATCCTTGTTTAGATCTTTTAGATAGTCTGAATTTTCAAATAAATGGAAGGATTTTATGTTCTTCATGTGATATATATCGTATGTAATAGATCTTAAATCTATACAGAGATATATAAATAAAAAAAAGAAAATGAAAAACCTTACAGGATATGAAACATACCTAAAATCAGGTAGAGTTAATGAGCAAAGCGTTCAACCAACAACTAAAGACTTTATCCTTGATATCGCAGCAGAAAATGGTGTAGATGCAATGGAGCTTTTAAGAATGGTAGAAGATGATCTTGCTGAATCGGGAATGAGTGAATCATTATTATTAACTGAATCAGCAGATTCTGTTATCACTTTATCACAATTTTTTATTATATTACCAAGCGTAATCACAGGACTTGTTTCATTGGCAATGGGTGGAAGTTTCCTTGAAGGATATGCTCAGAATAAAAGATGGGTTAAAGCTGAAGCTGATAAAAGAGTTAGAGAGATGATCAAAAAAGATCCTAGCTTAATCGATCGTCAATCTGATTTGATAAATCAAGTAACTGACGAAATTAAAAATGATCCAGCTATTCAAAAAATGCTTAAAAGCAAAAGAATGGAAGGTGGAGCACAACACCCAGACATCAAAAGAGACAGATCAACTTATAAATCACACATCTTTGGAGGTGGTTACTAATAAATATTAATTCAATAAAAAGGAGCTTAATGCTCCTTTTTTAGTTTTATATGAAAATGTAATAAGAAATATTAAATATTCCTAACCAATCTAACTTTAAGTCTTTGGTCTTTTGGGATGCCCCCATATCTTCTAGTAGACAAATAATAAGCATAATTATTAGAAAATCCTTCAGGTATATTATCAAAAGCCCAATATGCTTCTGATGAAAACCCGAGGATGTTTATATTGTAATATTCTTGTAAAAATTTAAACTCATTAATTGTAGGAAGTCTCCAATCATCACCATATTGTTTTGCTAGATTTATAGCAGTATCGTAATTGAATATCTCAATACCTTTAATTGTCGGATGCATGTTAATCTTATTATCCCGGTAAGATAAATCGTTACCCATTATTTCTATATTACCAAGATTATAATTCTTCATTATACTCACATTTTTCTTTTCCTAGATCTAACCCAAGCCTTTGTAACGGAAAGAATGTCATTGACAAAGCTTTTTGTTCTTGCTTTAGCCAATTCCATAGATACTATTGGTATAGTAGTTTTCTCATCAACAATAACATCCGCAAAAATAGTCCATCCATACATATGGAATTCAATTGTTACACCTATTCTAATTCCATCGGGATTGATAAATTCAAAGTAAGAAACATCAGCTAGATTAGTTCTGTTAAAAGGAGATCCTACTAGATCATTATCGTTTTCACCGAATTTGTATATCTGATTAACCCCATTTCTCTTTAGTTCATCTATAAGAGTACTTGCAGTGGAGAATTCTTCGTCACCATAAGATGACTCTAATTTTTTAATCTCCTCCTCTTTTTTCTCTATTTCTTTTTTAAGCATACTAATCTCCGAAGTGATCTTATTAATTTGATCAACATACGGATTGAAACCTGATGCCTCGTTGAATTTTTCTAATTTTTGTATCATTTTATTTTATTATAAGGTTCATTGCATCATTAACTGATTTTATTCCTGTATTTCCATTAACAGAGAATTCACCCGCTCTTTTATTAATCTTGTATTCCCCTGATTTATTTGATAAATGTACTTCTGAGCATAAGTTACCTCCTCTAAAGAAGTTAGCTATAGATTCTTTTAAACCGATACCTTTCTCGTTACCGAAGAAATTAGAAAATCCTTTCTTACTAGAATTAAATATGTAGGGAATTCCAGCTTTTTTAGCTTCCTCCCTAATTTCTCTAATCTCATCTCCAGTAAACCAATTAACGGATCCTTGAGATCTCCTTTCTGAAGCTGAAACTTTATTGTCTTTTTTCTTACTATAATAAGATGATACAAATTGCTCGAATAGTTTAATGTGCTGCATTTTAATTATTTCGTATCTTATATATATCCTATATGATAATAGATGGAGGGATTAATTATAGATTGATAGATAGATTTAATGTAGATTACATTGAATCCAAGATATCAAGTATAAAATCCGATGAGTGGTACAAATATAAGTACAGACAGGAAAGATATAAAGATCATAATGAAACTTTTTCAATCCCCCTAATATGGTCTGAGAAATTCTCCGAAGTTAATACCCACGAAAATTATCAAATGTTCGAGGACGAGATAAAAGAAATAGAACTAATAGTAAGGAAAAGACTGTGTAGTTCTGGTGGATTGATGAGTGCAGTTCTTATAAATCTCCCTGCAGGTAAATCAATAGGAAGACATAAAGACGCTAGTCCGATAGGTGATAGATTTAACAGATGCCACAGGATCCATATACCTATAATAACAAATGATTATTGTCTATTTGATATAGATGGGGAAATTAAAAACTTAAAAAGAGGTGAAGTGTGGGAAATAAGTAACGTGAATAAATTCCACAATGTAACCAATAATGGAAGTACTGACCGTATCCACTTACTCTTGGATTGGGATCCTCTTCTCACCCAATCTTCTTAATAGACCATATCCTTTATCAGTTTTGGTTAGTTCTTGAAATTCATCCTCGGTTAATTCTGATTTTATTGTGTCGATTATTGATGGATTAATTTTTTTCAATGAATTAAAAATCTTTACAGCTAACAAAGATTCACCTGATCTATATTTACTAATTATAATATCCTTGACCATGTCTTCCTTTTGAATATCCCCTAGATCAATCAGATCCTCCCCTTTAATTGCTAATTTATTTGTATTGGATTGACCTAATGATATGATAAAATTTACGTCCTTCTGTAATACATTTTTCATAAATGTGTTTTCGATTGACAGCTCGCCATCAATAATCCACCCGATAGTCTCATTTATTTTATCCCTTAAATCACTTTCATTACCCACAGATAAAGAAATAAAATAAGTGCTATGAAAAACATCGTAATCTCCGTAATCATTAAAAAGATCGGAGGCAATTGATTTCGTAGAATCCTTATATTCCTCCATCGCAGCTTCGTATTCTTCTTCTGATTCGAAATCGTTTCTTTCAGGTTCTTCTGGCATATCATCAGCCATATTATATCCGGAATATCCGGCATTCATGTACATATTCAATAGTCCATCTCTATCTAAGGGCTCTAGCATATTATCACTAATAGTTGAGACTTCTGGGTATGCGTAATGGCCGTCTGGCTCAAGGGTAAAATATTTTTCCATGTGTTATCTATCTCTTTTTAAAAAATTCATTGTAGATAGCTTCTGGGATATCTACTATCTTATCAATATCAAATTTACCTTCCATATTAAACATAGGAATATACCTTTTTTTACCCAAGTATGACGGAAAAGTAAATGCTTTACCCCTGCACAGAACATCAAATCTGATCCTTTTTAGCTCCATAGCGAAGATATTTTCTCTTCTTCTGACCTTATTATACCTGAAGTAAATATGCAGTCCATTATTAAGTGTTTTTTCAACTAAAAAATCACTAAGATTGATCGATTTTTCCTCGATAAAATCCATAAAATCTTCAACCGAACCAGGATTTCCCTCTATGTCTAAACACACTATCTCAGAATTTTCTAAATCTAGAGCTAAAAAATTATAATCTTCTGGTAGAAGTGCTGGGTTGCTAAATACAGCATCAGTAATCTTAATGGAATTTTTATGTAGCTTTCTAATGCCCCACTCTAGATCAACTTTACAAGCATAGGTGTAAACTCCTATCTCTCTCCATTTAGAGGCTTGTTCTAGTATTTGATCGTGTTGTGTCACACAAGTAGTTTATTCTTATTTGTTTTTGAAAGCTCCGAGTCTTCCTAATAGTCTATACCCAGGAGCTGCTGTATCATCAATTAAATGTAGATCTTCTAATCCCTGCTGTTCGATGTTGTAATCAACACTCTTCACTAGCTCTATAAATTGTTCTGCAGTCATGACATCAATTGTCATTTTCTTATCGTAATCAGCTCTGAAATAATCAAATATATCCTGATCATCTATATCTCTAACAGTCTCTGCTCCCATAGCCTTAAGCTCTTTCTTAGTAAGCTCCTTGCTATTTGCATAGATGTACATTATTCTGTCTTCCTCGTCTTCTTCTAGATAACCACTACTCCAAATACCAATCTTCATTAGCTCTTTCTCTGAGGGTTTAACATAAATCTCGTATGAGATATCAGAAGGTGTATCATAATAGCAAACTGATGTAGTTGATAATGTAACTCCGTTAACAGTTATCTCTCCATAATTCTCGTCTACCGAATCCCACCCTGCTTCGTTTAACTTGTTAAATTGATTGAAAGATTTGATCCGATTTAGCATGATCTATATATCGATCAAATACCAAATCTATTTAGTATACTAGATCCCTTTGTTATAGCTTCAGCTTCTTCCTTGCCAAATTCTTCCTCGAACCTAGCTACAGTTTTAGGATTAGATTTCCTTAAAGATTTTAAGAGCTTTCCTAGAGCTAAAGGATTTTGATCTTTGATCTTTCTTAAAGCAAGCAATAATTTATCTACATCTCCTATAACTCCATTTGACGAAATAGAAATATACACATCTCTAACGGAAACTAAAAGATCTATAGTTGGATTATTAGAATATTCTCTTTTAATTAGATGATCGTATTTTTTATTTATTGTATAAATTAGTGCTTTTCTAAAAAAATCATCCAGCTTATCTATTGACGAAGCACCCATGCTAATTAGAACTCTGTTTCTGTTCATCTCTTCCTTAGCTGAATACCCTTCCTTGTTAGTTAATCTTACATTAAGATTTGTTTCAAATGATATCCCATCTATTCGATCATACAAATTAAAAGGATCGGCATTTATTCTAATATCGGAGTATTCATATATTTTACCCCCGTTAAAAAAAACACCATCAAATTCTTTATAAGTGGGAAGTGTATTTAAAACATCATGATCTGTGATCATTGAAGATAATCCACTGTTGTTCTTATAATCATTTATAATCTCCTTGGCGTTATTCATTTTGATAACTTTATCCCAATTAGATTTTATCCATCTTTCTAAATCACCCTCGTTTAATCCCCTCTCCTTTCTTAGCAATATAAATCTAGTAATCGAGTATTTTATAAGCTCTTCCAATGTATTGAAGGCTCCATATCCATAGGTGTTTCCCGAAGACTCACTAAGCTGGCACCATTGATTATTATATTTGTATAGTCTAGTACTACCAGCATAAGCACCTTTGATATAAACCCTACCTGTTTTAACAGGTTTAAATAGATCTTCGATTGGTAAAGATCTTCCGTTAGCAACTAAAGTCTGTAGGAATTTACCATCCTCACTATTCATAATGTAGTCCATTATTACAGGACCTGCAGAAGGATCCTCAGATTCATTAAGATAGCTTTTAAATTCTAGTAGATGCTTCATAAAATGCCAAATTAGAAAATTCCAAGTCTGCCTAGAATTTTAGCACCTTGCTTGATTCCGTTATCCTCCCAATTTTCAGGACTAGGTAAATAGATAGACATTTGTGGGTACTTGTAAATCATCGCTTCAAACTTATCTTTATAAGAAGAGGAAGAAGATCCGCCATCAGTATTTAATTCAGTAATGATATCATTTATTTCTTTTTGTGGAATTCCATTCATGCTTCCTATATCTTTAAGGTGAGTATTAAAAACATAAACAATCTTAGGTATAAGCCCTTCTACATTTTCGATCGGATAAATGAGATCTGGATTACTTGTTAGGTATCCTTGAACACCCTTCCTCCTAATATACCCTGATTTTTGTATGGTATAGATAACCTCTGAGTTACCAAACTTAAGAGCTACAGTTCCATTCTTTTTTTCTATAGGTGTAGAAACAATTTCAAGTCCGCGTTTTTCTAGATCCTTTAATATAGGTAATGATTCTAATCCACTATCAAACGGGTTAAAATCCTTATTGCTATTTCTAGTATCTTTTATTAATGAATCCATCTTATTCCAAACATGGTCACGTAGTAGATATTGAGATCCATATCCATGGGGATCTTCAGGCATACCCTCAGGAGTAAAGGTAAACTTTACACCATACTCTTTAGCATTTCCTTTTCCCTCTGGATTATAAATAATTCCCATTGAATTATCCACTCCGTTCCATTTATAGAAAACCTCTTGAGTTCCGTCAGGTAATTCCTTTAGGAATAAACCTCCAAATAGAGGAATACTAACAAAAGTATTTACTAGTCTTTTTACTGTGAGCTGGCTAAGATCCTTGATTAGCTTTGAATTCATGTCCAATGATTTAGATTCATTAATTCTTGAGAATTCCCCAAATGTTATTAGTTTTTTCATTCTTTATATATCATGTTATAGATCATATGATTTAAATCTTCGGTCATAATATTTTAGAAAATTCTCTAAAGACTCATTCCCTAGATCAAGTACCTCTTGGTCAGGTCTATCCACCTCATAATTACCATAGACTTCAGCCCATAGCTGAGGAAATTCTTCAAAGGTGGTGAGATCAAATTTGTTGTGCAAGTCAGGTGGAAACACTTTGAATCTATTAGCAGATCCCACTGGATCAAACTCCTTCATCCATTGACTCATATATTCGATGAAATTAGTCTTGCCGTATTTTTCAACCTCAGATCTCGTAGCTTCAACCTCTATCGGATCTGAAAGATAGATGGACATCATTAATTTCTCCCATTCGTTTTCGGGAGACAACTCCTTAAAATCCCTAGTAGCGTCAGTACAAAATAAATCCAGATAACCATCTCTGACAAACTGCAAAGCATGAGTTAACTCGTGAGCCATGTTTCTTTTGTAATCCTTGTTATAAGAATGCTCTGAATTTACTAAAACAACTAATTTATTTTCAGAAGATCCCTCGTAGTCAAATTGAGCGTCTGCGTCTATATCCATATCTGGATCATCAACAATAGATAATTCTGGATTCATTTTTCTAACCCTATCCTTCATTTCATTCCAGATAGAAGTTCCATCTAGATACTTCTCACAAGCATCGTATAGATTGCTATAGTTAGTTGATTCAAATAATCTAAAATTTTTAATTCTTCTCATATAAATAACCCCTTATTAACCATAGCATTCAATAGTCTCTTACTATCTATACCTTTGATGTTACCTTTCCAGGTATTAAGCCACATCCACGGCAAAATAACATTCTTTTCATTATTAAACATCACGTCTTGCGAAATACTCTTTAATGATCTCAAATCAACCTCACCTTTATTATTAAATACCACACCACTGGGAATAATTCTTAGTGATGTCAAATCGATACTTCCCCCGTTATTAAACTTAGTTCCCTGGGGAAGATTTATTAGAGATATCAAACCAACAGATCCCCTATTATTAAACTCCACATTAGGAGGAAGACTTGTTAGTGTTGGTAAATTGACATTCCCGTAAAAATTTCCACCATCTGTAACAACTACCTTATCATCTACTATCTCACAGGTGTAACCTCTCCTATCTAATTCATTGGTAAATTCTTCTTGTGTCATCTTTCAAATACTCCTTTACTTATCATCAGGTTCAATAGCTTAGTACTATTTATGCCTTCTATATTTCCACTCCAATCCTCAAACCTACCAAAGCTACCACCTATTAGTGAACCCAAATTTACATCCCAGTTATTATTGAACCGAACATTAGCAGAAATCACTTTAAGTGACCACAAATTGACCTCACCTCTATTATTGAAGACCCTGTCAGAAAGCTTCACTAGAGATCTCAAATCGACCTCCCCCCTATTATTGAGCTGTACATCAACAGGAAGCATCTGTAGTGAGTCCAAAAAGACTTCACCTCCATTATTGAACTTGACACCGTCAGGAAGCACCTTAAGTGATCTCAAAGAGACGTAACCTCTATTATTGAACTCGAAACCTGCAGGAAGCACCTCTAGTGATCCCAAATTGAGATCTCCTCTACTATTATTGAACTTGACACCGTCAGGAATCACTTTAAGTGAATCCAAACTGACATCACTTCCATTATTGAACTCAAAACCAGAAGGAAGCACTTTAAGTGAATTCAAATTGACACTACCACTATTATTGAACTGGACCCCATCAGGAAGCACCTCCAGTGATTCCAAATTGACATAATTTGTATTATTGAACTCCACATCAGCAGGAAGCTTCTTAAGTGATTCAAAATTGATGGTACCATCATGAATCACTATAATCTTATTCCCTACTATCTCATAGGTGTAACCTTTTTTTTCTAATATCTTAATAAATTCTTCTCTAGTCATCTTTCAAATACTCCTTTATTTATCATCGAGTTCAATAGTCTATTTGGCGCTATGCCTTCTATATTACCTTTCCATCTAGAAAAAGATGTATTATACTTTGATCTCCCCTTAAAATAGACAGTTCCATTTCTAAATTTCACCCCAGGAGGAATACTAACTAGTGAGCCAAAATAGGAAGTCCCCAGATTATTAAACTTCACGCTAGGATGAAGAGAAGTGAGAGAACTTAAAGTGACATTCCCACCATTATTAAACTCCACATCAGGAGGAAGACTAGTTAGGAATTGCATAGTAACATTCATGACATTATTAAACACAACACCAGGGGGCAAGTCTACTAATTTTTTCAAATCGACATCACGTCCACTATTAAACTCTACACCAGGAGGAAGAGAAGTTAGCCATCCTAAATCGACATGCCCTTCGTGAGTAACAATTATCTTATCACCTTCAATCTCGTAAGAGTAACCTTTTTCATCTAATATCTGGATAAATTCTTCTCTAGTCATCTTTCAAATACCCCTTTACTTATCATCACATTCAATAATCTCTTACTATCTATACCTTCTATATTGCCTTCCCAATCACCAAACGATCCCCCGATTAAATATCCCAAAAAGACATCTCCTTCATTTCTAAACTCCACACCAGGGGGAAGAGAAGTGAGAGACCTCAAATTGATATCCCCGTCATTTTTAAACTCCACACCAGAAGGGAGAGAAGTGAGTGATCCCAAACCGACATCCCCTTTGTAAGTAACTATTATCTTATTCCCCTCTATCTCATAGATGTAATCTTTTTTCTTCCAGTAGATATCCAATGTATCTTTATTATATGGATCCCATGCCCTCTTTTCTAATACCTCTATAAAAGCTTCTCTAGTCATCTTTCAAATATTCCTTTACTTATCATCGAGTTCAATAATCTCTTACTATCTATACCTTCTATATTACCTTTCCACTTTGAGAAGAACCTTTCTCCAATAAGGGATCTCAACTCGACATCCCCCTCATTATTGAATTTGACCCCGGAAGGAATATTCTCTAGAGATTCCAAAATGACCCAATCTTTATTCATGAATTGGACATCAAAGAGAAGAGTCTTTAGGGATATCAAATCGACACCACCACCATTATTGAATTGGACATCAGAGTGAAGAGTCTCAAGGGAGTTCAAATGGACATTACCTCCATTATTGAATTGTACACCAGTCGGAAGTGTCTTTAGGGAATTCAACTTGACACTACCCTTATTCCTGAATTGGACATCAGGGGGAAGAGTCTCGAGTGTCGTTAAGCCCAAAAAGACATCATCGCCATGTGTTGTGTCACCGTGTGTCACCACTACTGAATTTCCTGTCATTTCGTAGGAGTAACTTCGGTATTCTAATACCTTTATAAAAGCTTCTCTAGTCATTCATCTATATATCTCTAAAGATAGCATCCAAATCTTCCCTAGTAAATCCAGAAGGAAGTGCCATTATTTTATCCTTTACCTCCTCTGTAATCTTCTCCTTAAAACTAAAAGCCTGATAATGTCTACTGTTCTCCATATGCGAAGCCCACTCAAGATTATCTATATGATTATTCTTCTTATCTAGATCCTTATGATTAACCACAAGATCCTCACATCCATCCTTCCATCTAAAAGTAAGCATCACCAATCTATGTACAAAACTCTTAGTTTCTCTAAGATGAACTTTATAGTATCCAGTATAATGCTCCTCTAATTTTATGAGATTACCCCTGGGGCCCAAAACCTTTCCTTCGACCGATACGTAATATCCAGGACAATTGTAAATCCCCTTATATAAGTCCCCTCCAAATATAACAATCCTATCACCCTCTGAAATATTCAAATCAGAGCAATTCTCTAATAGTTTCTTAACCGATTCCTTTACTAAATCCATATTTATTTTATCTTATTTATCCGCCGGGCCACGATTTCCCCGGTATCCCCGATTTTTATAATAAACCCCGCCTCATTTTACCACAAAACCCCAATTCGCCCCGCATTCCTTACCAAACAAACAACTAAGCGCGGTTATAGAAATCTCCACCTAAAACATCCGATTTTTCCACTAATCAATCCCGAAAAATCTACCCTAAAATTGGGGGGACAAAACCAGGAAAAACCACAAAGAAAGGCCTCGCTCTTTAATAACCTTAACTATATAGTAAAGCATGACATCATATAGTATAGACACATACATAGTACACACATCACTATAGTATAAGAGAACACACATGTAATACCTATCAATACCCCAAAATTTATCAAAACATATAAAAAACTAAGGAACACATATAAAACCCCTATATAGATACACACACATATACACATCCCTATACTCCACACAACACACATCCCTACTATATAGAAGAACACTATACTATAGAGACACGGACAAGCTATTATACCATCTCCTGAACCCATCCTAACCCATCCTAAATAATCCCCAGAAAATAGTGGAAAAAAGTGGAGATTTATGGAGCCTAGTGGAGATCCCTGGTAACTGTAGAAAATACCACCAAAGTGTACAAGATCAAACCCACTTTCCACGTGTATCCCCGAAGGGCCCTCCCTGGGACCCCTTGCGTGCTTACGCGGGCGATTTCTGGGATTATCTAGGATATCTTTGGGGAATGTCCGAAGGAAGTTTACGGAACTCCGAGATATCTCGGGAATTCCCCGGATATCTGGGATTAATCTGGGAGTTTCTTGGAATTTCTTGGTTTGGACCTGTTGGCTGAGGTGCCCCCGCTGGGATTATCTTGGATTCTTCCCGAATAGATTTTCTTGGATGGTCTTAGACTCTCTGTGAAGCCCCGAAAAGATTATAAAAAGTTAAGAAAAGATTTTTATAATCAGAAAAGATTTCTTATATTAACCTTATATAACGGATATGAAAGATTTCTTAAGTTTGATAGTTATTTCCAGAAATCATTTTTTATTACACTATAGAGTTTCTACATTTGCAATGTTAATTTAAAAAAACAATTACAAAGAAGAATATGATTACATCTAAAAACGGGTCCGCTTGGACTAAGTCCGATCGCAAGACTTTAAAGACGATGGTTAAAGAGAGCAAGACTATTAAGGCTATCGCAGAAGAGCTTGGACGCACACCGGCTGCTGTGATATACCAGAAGAGTCAAATGGGATTAACTAAGGTGACTAAGGGAACTAAGGTTAGAAACAAAGAGGGTAAGGTGATAGCTGAGGTGGAGACACCACAGATTGAATCTGTATCAACTAGAGATCGAGCAAAGGAAATGGCTAGGGCTGCTCGTCAGATCGCTAGAGCTAATGGTAAGCGTATCACTATGGCTATGTTCTTTGTAGAGGATTTGTAAACAATTAATATCTAAATAAAAATGCCAGTACAAATTAGAAAGTCGGTTAAGTCTGCCGCAATCAAAGACTATCTTCAGAATAGCAAAACTCTAAGAGAGGTTGCTGATACACACGGGATTAACATGGAGACACTCCGTAAAGCTTTAGGAAGTCGAGTACGTCCTAGAGGTACACGTTATCTCGCAGATGGATCTGTTAAATCCCCAGGGATTAAAAACGGTCGTAAGATCCGTACATCCAAAGCATCTGAGTTAACTCCACGTAGTAACAAACGTTGGACAAGTACAGAGGACGAGTTACTAAGAGACGCAGTGTTATCAGGTATGACTGTACATGAGACTGTAGATCTACTTGGACGCACAGCAGTATCCATCTACTGTCGTAAGTGCCATCTCTTAGACAATGGATTCATCGGAGATCCCAAAACAAGATTCACTATAGCAGATGGAATCAAAAGACCACGTAAGCCGATCTTAGAAAATTCTACTATCGAGAAGGTTATTGAGATCGAGAAAGCGGTGGATGAAGAGGAAAGAGTATCAGTCGCTCCTGTTCAATCTTCTACTATTAACTCTATTGAGCTTGAGGACTTGGCTAAGTTAGTTAAGTCATATGGCGTTAACATCACAGTCTCTGTTACTTCCACAGGTACAGAGGTTAAGATGCACAATTAATATTAGATACTGTTAGACGAGAGGGGGTTAGTTCTTAGGAGCTAGCCCTTTCTTTTTGTAGGGGGCTCCGGCAGGACCCCTTGCGAATGCGCGTATGCGTGAGGGATCTTATTCGTTACTTCCGATGTACATGGTTACTTTCCAGAATTCTGGATCCATTGTGTGGTTCATTTGAATCTCGATTGACTCTAGGCTTAGAGGAAATCCTCCTAGTTCGTATTTGGTTTTCTCAGATGAGATTGAGTTTGCTGGTACTTCTATTGTGACTGTCTTAGTGTCTTCTGTTTCTTCGTCTTCTACTTCTATATCGAAGTACATTTCTTTGATCCTTGCACCGTCGAAGTCTACTCCCCACGATTTATATGTGAGATCCATTGTCCAGGTTACTCTTCCTTCCTGTATCATTCCGTACTTTATCTCTGAGGGTTCATCGTATAGATCGATGTTCACGTTGGTGCGTCCGATTTTGTCGGAGAATTCGTTTGGATTTTCTTGGAAATTTTCGAACATTCTTAGCTTCATGGCGATTCTTTATTGGGAGGAACCCCCGATTAGGTGGTCCTAGGGTTTTATTTACTTCTTATTTATCCTTAAATTTTTTTATTCTTTTAAGTTAGTGTATATTTGCGGACGTAAATTCACCACTCAGGATTTTACGTTTATTTATTTAGATTTTGATTGTTAAGAAAACCAGGTTTTATAGCCTGGTTTTTTTGTGTGCGAATGTTGTCCGACATGTGTCCGACTCTTGTCCGAAAGCTGTGCGAAACTGAGATTTTTGTGGAACCCCGAGAGATCTTTTCAGGAATCATTTTTTTGTTTTAGAAAAATCTATTAGATTTGGAAAAACCTGAAATTATGTATATAGTCATTAGATCAAACCCAGATGGCGATAGCTATCACATGAGTAGTTCATTAGATAATGCACGCATTGCTTTTGCACGTGAGTGTACGTTTGTCAATGAGAGTATTATTGATAGTGAGGAGAGGGTTGCTTTATTAAGAGTTGATGAGGATGTGAATTTTGGAAGTGGAGTTTGGGGTGATTGGTATGGGTGTGAAGTTGTAGATGAGTTTTATGCGGAATCTGAAATAGATGAGGAATAATTTCCAAATCATTTTTTTGTTTATGTGGATTTTTCTATATTAGCTTTAACCAATTAAAATCTAATAAAAATGACAAATAAATCTAAACTAATGAGCTCAGCCATAAAATTTTTCGCTGAGAGGAAATCTAATGACGAATCTAATGAGGCAATTTTCGAGTTCTATTATGACAAAGGAGATCTTAGTGCTGCTGATATTACGGTAGAGGATTATGATAAATTAGATTGGAACGATAAGGTTGATATCAGATCCGCTGTGGTAGAAGATGCAGAATGTGACGAAGAATTACTTGAGTACTTGATGGAACACTTAAGACCCTGGATACGGGATGAGGATTAGAATTATTTAATGAATCATTTTTTTCTTTGTAGAAAATTCCATATATTTGTCTTAACCAATTAAATAAAAGGAGATGCCAAATCACGTAACTAATTTATTGACTATTACCGCAGCTACTGAAGGAAGAGTAGATGAGATTAAATCTTTGATAAGCGGGAAATCTGGAGACGATGAGATAATGCACATCGATTTCAATAAGATTCTCCCTCGTCCGGAGGCATTGGATATCACTAGTGGAAGTACCACAAGTAATGGTATTGCAATTTTGCAGTATCGTGAGGGTGACGAAACTGAGATCAGTAAGATCATGCAATACAAATGGAGTAGGGGTTTTTCTAACTATGATGATTTAATCAATCATCTGTTGGCGAAAGGGCTAGCTAATTTGGAAGAGGCTCAGAAAGCTTTAGATAACGAGAAGGTTTACGGACATCGTGATTGGTATGGCTGGACGAGAGATAACTGGGGTACAAAATGGAACGCATATTCTCAGGATTTGAGTGAGGAAGGCGTTATCAAATTTGAAACTGCTTGGAGCACTCCTGAACCAGTTATCTTTGCTCTCAGCCAAATGTTTCCTGATGCTCAATTTAATGTGAGATACGCAGATGAGGATTTTGGTCACAATGTTGGTGAGTACACATATGTAAATGGAGAGATGATAGAAGGCAATCAGCCAGAGGGTGGTTCTGATGAGGCTTATGAAATGGCCGCAGAAATTACTGGATATGAAGGTTATTTCACAGATCGTATTTTTGAGATTGAAGCTGAGAGTATCGAAGAGCTTGAGGATTACGAAAAGGATGCTATCAGCTATGTTTACAGAAAGGGTGTTCTTGAAGATTTCCCTAAGGTTGCTTTAAACTATATGGAGCAGTTAGCAGTCGGAGATGAAGACTATGAATTTGCTGAAAGAATTAAGAATACCATAGCGGTAAATCAGGAGTAAAAATTATCACCTCCATATATAGAGAAGGGTCTGGATTATTTCCAGACCTTTTTTGTGTGCTAAGGGTTTTCAGCTGCAGCCGCGGATGTTGCCTGAGGAACCCCCGCGAGCCGGTTAAAAACTCCTAAAAACTTTTTTGAGAAATCATTTTTATATATAGAAAAATCTATTTATATTTGACTTATGAAATCTTTGAAGAAAATACTGTTTAACTATAGCAAGTCCCGAGAAAGGGAGCGTGCTAAGGAAGCGGGGTTTTTCGATGGAAGGTTTAAGACTAAGGTTGTTACGCCTAAGACTAAAAAGGCTCCGAAGCATAAGCATAAATTGTTTGAACAATAATGTGTAACCAATTAAACTAAAATATATGTATAACAATGAACCGAAAGCTAGCGTATCAAGAAGAAGAATGATTATTCGCTGGAGAAGATTTATTTCATGGTTACATTCAGGATTAGAGAAAAAATTTTACCAACAGGAAGATTTAACTGATTCACAAAGAGCTGGAATTAAAATATTTGAAAGGACATTAACTGTTAAGGACGCTGAATTACTTTTAGCTCCTTTGAGTGACACCATCTATATAGAGGTCGATGACATCTTTATTATTTTGGACGGAAGACAATTAAAGATTATCAATGGTAAGTACCAATATGATATTAACTTGCCAGAAAGGGATACAGTAAAACTCTATAGTTCTTTTAAGAAGACTTTAGAGAAAAGAAGAAAACAAATGGAGTTTAAGATTATCGCAAAAACAAACAGAAGTCTTAACAACATCCTTGAAGACATAGCAGAGATTAGAGATCGTAAGAAAGAGGAGTAAGAAGCCAAAAACCCAAAGGAGCCTAAGAGAAATCTTAGGCTTTTTTGTGTGCGGAGATTTTTATAGCAGCCGCGGATTATCTGCTGAGGAACCCCCGGATACTGGAAAATCCAGAAATGTTTAGAAAATTCTAAGGAATCCTTTTTTTCTAGAAAGATCCTACTCTATATTAGCTATGTAACAAAAAAAAGAATTATGGCACTATTTAGTAAAGAACAGAACGAAGCTATCGAATTTCTTATGGATGGTATTTCTCAACAAGGTGGTTGGGAATACGACGAAGAAACAGACCTCGTAAATGTGTGGGGTAATTTCAGTTATACAGGAGAGGGTCTCAAAGATTTTAAGGGTGTTAAATTTGGATACGTAAACGGAGATTTCGATTGTTCAAATAACGAGCTCACAAGTCTTGAAGGAGCTCCAAGAAGCGTTGAAGGGCTTTTCAATTGTGCGAATAACAAGCTCACAAGTCTTGAAGGATCTCCAAGGAAGGTAGATAATTTCAATTGCTCTGGTAATTTGTTAACTAGTTTGGAGGGAGGACCAGATAGGGTTTCCATAGGAAAATATAAATGTTCTAAAAATAATCTTACAAGTCTAAAAGGATTACCTACAGGGGAAACGAACTACGGTCTTAAAATAGATTGCTCAAGTAACAAGTTAAGAAGCCTTGAAACTGTGGGTGATACAGAAAGGATTTCGGAATTTATTTGTCGTAAAAATGAAATAATAAGCTTGGATGGAGCTCCTTTAATAAAAGCTTATCATGGCGTTGAAGATTTTTCTTACCAAGGGAATAAGGGTATATCCGGTAAGACTCTAGAGTTAATTCACTTTACCATGTCAAGTAATAATGTTTCTTATCTTGAAGCTTTAGGAATGCTCAAAACCCAGATAAAAGCGGGGGATTTAAAAAAGCTAATGTCGGGATACGAGAATGGTGATTCTGTATTAAAAGGAGCTTCTCTTCTAGGAAGATTTTCTTAGAATCATTTTTTACTTTGTAGAAAATTCTATATATTAGCTAAGTAAACCAATTAGACATGGATAAGAATATTTTCAAAGTAAAGGACAATCTCTATGTTCAGGGTAACAAGGTTATTAGCTATGTAACTGTTGTTGCTATTATAGAGGGAGATAGTATAATAGAGCTTGGTAAATTTTCAAGGACCACGACTAAGCATATCTCTAAGGTTGCTTTGTTAATGAACAAGAAAGTAGTTCCTACTACAGAAAAGAGAAAGGAGGATTTTTATAAGTTCCAGATGGGTGTTAAGACTTCTCATCATAATTGTATTGGCTTGAAAGCTTCAAACTTGATTTTGGAATCGATCGGAAAAGGTATTCCTTATGATGTCACACTTGCTACTTTGAAAGGAAAGATCACTAAGTGGGATTGGGAACTATTGAATAAGGAAGGTATTGATGAGAAGTTATTGAAAGGAGGTTCTTTATTAACTAGAGTAGGAATTTATGACTAAAGACGAAATCGGAGAGCTTATCAAAAAGATTGAGGAACGTATAGAGTTTCTTAAAACTGACAAGACCAAGTGGCATAGTGTGTGGGCTGGTCCAAAGGGTTATACTCCATACGATCATGGTCCTTACTTTCGTAAAGCCGAGACTAAAAAGTTAAAGGCTAAGTTGAATACTCTAAAAAAGAAATTGAGTAAATTGTAGTAAATCATTTTTTAGTAGATGAGGAATTTTCTATATTAGCTAAGTAACCAAATAACTTTATCATCATGGAAAAAGCAAATAAGTATTTACTTATCGTCGTTCAAATAGAAGGTGGGATGACATGCGCGGTACACACAAGTTTGAAAGATGCGAATGAATCATTCGATGAGAAATTAAAAAACGCTTCATATAATATTGGAGCGGCTATTTACGATTTGGAAGAATCAACCGAATTTGGAAGAGGTGATTACGGATTCTATGGTGAACCAATTAGAGAATGGGAAAATAGTGAGTTTTAGAAATCATTTTTTTCTTTGTAGAAAATTCCATATATTAGCTAAGTAAATCAAACAATATGGCAGACTTAAAATTTGTAGCTATAATTACAGGACCTGAAGAATATCTCGATGGAGGTGTAAAGGTTGAAGACTTCACTATCACATGGGATGATATAGTAGATGCTTGTGAGGATTTTGACGATGAAGGAACACCCCCAGAGGAATCAGTAGTCGAAGCTATCGGATATCTCAAGGAGGAGTATGCTGCTGAGTGGGGACAGAGATGGTGTAGTGTATCACTGCTCACTAACGAACAGTTCGAACTTGTTAAAAACCAAAAAAAATAAAATATGTCAAAAATTAAATTAACAAACCAAGAGGCTCTTGAAAAAATAGTATCGAAGGAAGAATTAAAAAGAGTACTTGAAGATTTATCTAATGCTGAGGAAGAGTACGGATGTTATTGGGTTGAATTGGATAGTGGATATGTAGCCACATTTGAAGAGGTTGACGATTCATTATTTGAATTCACTGGACAAGCAAAGAACTCTTAAGAAATCATTTTTTTAATTGAGAAGAATTTTCTATATTAGCTAAGTAAACCAATTAAACAAATAATATGTCAACAAGATCTAGAATCGCAATTGAAAAAGAAAACGGCAAAGTAGAATCAATCTATTGTCACTTCGACGGATATCCTTCATACAATGGAGTGATACTCAACACTCATTATAAAGACCGGGACAAGACCCAAAAATTAATTGACTTAGGAAGCATTAGTGTATTAGCTCCTATAGTTGATGCACCGGAAGGACACTCATTCGAAAACCGGGTCAAGGATGTGGTGGTAGCTTACGGAAGAGACAGAGGTGAAAAAGATGTCGCAAAAAGTTACCATAATTCGAAGGAAGATTTTTTTAATTCTGACATTGAAGAATGGGGATATATTTTAACCAAAGAGGGTGACTGGGAAGTCAAAAATGCCTACGCTGATGAGGACCGTGAAGGAGTGGAGAAACTTGAGCAAGTCCTGAGTGAATTGGCTTAGTGTTTAATTGGTTGAAACACGAAGAAGAGGGGTTCGAGTCTTAGGATTCGGCCCTTTTTTGTGTGCTAAGGTTTTTCAAGACCACCGTCGGATACTGTCTGAGGAACCTCAGGAACACCTAGAAAAAAAATTAAAAAAAAACTAATAAAATCTCAGAATCATTTTTTATATCAAATAGAAGTTTCTATATTAGCTAAGTAAACCAATTAAATATTTAAAAAAATGGCAAGAGACAAAAGCACAATTTCAGGAGGATTAGGAATCTCTGAAGAGTTTTTCATAGAAGCTCAAAAAATCGTAACTGATAATTACGAGAAGTACGACACAATCTCAGATGCTTTACAAGCTATCGGAGAAGAAGTTCGCATTGAGGCTTTGGGTGAATGTAACGAAGCATTATCCGATTACGAGCGTAAGCTATTATTAGCTGGCTTCTTAGGAGGTGCTAAAGGAACAGAAGCCAAGCTTTCAGGAGTCTTAAACGCTATGAAGCTTATGATGGCTTTGGACGGAGCTCCGGAAGAACTCAAGTCGGCTTTATTCAGTAAGATGCTGAGCGACTTCGGAATCGGAGAAAGAGGAAAAGATGAATCAGACGACGAATAACCAGAAGGGAGCAACTGCTCCCTTCCTTAACTTTGTATCAATCAATTAATCTATATAAAATGAACAAATGCAATCACTGTGATACCTTGCACGATAAAAAAGGTATGTATTGCTCTAAGAAGTGCACGGACGCAGCTTATCGAGCAAGAAAGAAAGCAGCAGCTGTCGTTCCTGTAACGTCTTCAACAACAGACCCTGATGAAGTGATCGAGAAGTTCACTAAAAGATTTGGGTTTCCTGTTAGGTTGTTCTGGAACAAAAGACTTGAAAGAGAAAACTCTTCATGTGCAAAAGCAGGAACTACCTTGGAGTTCGAACAAATTTCGAAGAAAGGCGGTAAAGTAATCTATCGAGTTAGAAGAGGTAAACGAAACTTCTTCACCTCAGATAAAGAACTAGCAGATTCTTAAGAGAGTATGTGAAAATGATAAAAAGCCCAGAGATAACTCTGGGTTTTTTTGTGTAATCATTTTTTATATTCTTAGAAAATTCTTATATTAGCTATGTTAACCAATTAAAACAAAAAGATATGTCGGAACAAAGAAAATTAGCAGCTGTAGCAATCAACAAAATGATAGCTGAATCGGGAAATAAGATCTTCATGGGAATGATACATCAGGTATATGGTCCTTTGAGAGGTCTTAATTATATTTTGACCAACCCTAATGTCGAAGAGATATTAGATTGTCTTGATGAACAAGCAGCAGGAGTAGAACTAGATGACCAGATGAAGTTAATCAAGAAGGTTGAAAAGGAAGAACCTAAAAATGTTATTGAAACAGGAATTAAGGTTTGGACAAAAACAGGAATGGCGGTTCAACTTATGATACTTCCTTATGAAATGGTTGAACAAGCTGAAAATCCTCCAACAGAAGTTAGCTCATTAAAGGAAGGAAGATCTGAAATTCTTAAAAATCTTGCTTTTACTGCTCCACTTCAAACAAAAGATCCTTTCTTTTTCCGAGTAGGTATAATTTAAAACCTTAAATTTAAAAAGAAAAGCCAGAGAAATCTGGCTTTTTTTGTGTGCGGAGATTTTTTCAGCAGCCGCGGATTATCTCCTGAGGAACCCCCGCATGATGGTATCCGGATTTTTTATATCTAGATTTTCTTAGAAATCATTTTTTATATTAAGTAGAAGTTTCTATATTTGTATTAACCAATAAAAATAAAAAGATATGAAATGTTTTGGAATAGCAGATGCACATGGAATCGAAAGCTTCTTTAAAGGTGAGCCAGATTCTCCTGAAAATTCTTCAAAAACTATGATCCTTCATATGAGAGCCGGAGCCAACAGACAAAGACATGCAATTGTCTATATCGTTGATATCTCTGAAAGCACAGCTCAGGATGTTGAGGATTTGTTAGAAGAAGGAGATTACATTGGAGCTTTAGTAAGATTAAAATTGTCGGTATTGGATTTACAATTAACCAACCTTCCTGGAGCGGAAAAGAGTTGGAGAATGATTCCAAACCCTGATTTAGACCCTTTCCATTCGTAAAAACAAAGCATTTACCGACATTTATAGATTATTCTAATGGTCGGGGATGCGAAATCGTTTTTTATATCGTACAGATCATCCTATATTTGTCCGATAACAAAAAACAATAATAATATGACAAATGGAAAAGAAAAAGGTGGAGCACCAAAAGGGAAACCTTACTACTATGGAGTCGCAGGAACAACCCGACCAATTAATCGCCCTAAGTAATCCTGTAACTTTTGCTCCGATCGGATCTAGTAATATTATGATTAGTTCAGGAGTATCAGCAAAAGAGGTTTACGATGTAATCTTCGGATTACTTGGGATCAAGAGATACCACCCGTATAAGATGGGTGATTTAATTGTACATTTCAGGGAAAGGAATATTAAGATCATGACTGTTGGAAATATAATGATGCCTCCTGGAGATATCGATTTTTCAATCAGTGATCAATTCACATCAGGATTTAGACAAAGATTTTTAGAGAACGTCCTATTTGAAAATGACACAGAGAAAAGAAATTTCGAAAGCATTTTAAAAATGATAGACGACGTGGCTACTATAGATCGTGTTTGTGTAGAGGCAGCAGATTCCTATAACGGAAAAGCTTTTCTCACTATATACGGAAGTGTGGGAGATTCACCTGAATCAATAAGAGTATTAACTCTTGATATACCTTGTTAACATCGGGATGTTAAAAAAGTTAGAAATAATTTTTTTAATATAGAAAAAGCGCATACATTTGCATTAACTATTAAACACATTAGATAAATGACTTGGGAACAGTGTAGGGATTACGGATTAATACAAATCGAACCTGGTAACAATACCGTTCGTTTGCATTATAGTCAATGGAGCACAATGATTGCTCAGAAGCCGGCTTTCCTTCATGTTGAATCTGCTTCTTGGCAAGGGAACAATCTCGTACTAAGAGGAAGGAATCAATATAATGAACCTATGGTTTATGTGATGACAGATTTCAATAGTTGCCAAAGAATAGTATAAATTTAAATTATCAAAAAATGATGAATCGAAAGATCACAGTCACACTGGAACAACCTATCAAATTATATTCAAGTTTGAAATTTGACGATAAGGGGATTACAAGTTTAAAACCAGGTGCAACAGTTACACTTGAAGAAACCGGAAAGATTCATACGAACTCTGAAGGTAAAGATTGTAAAGTCATGAGGCTTCGCAAAAACACTCGTAACTACTATGTAATAGACGAGATCTAATTTTTATAATCAGGAGACTGCCTTTTCCTGAATTTTTTACTGCCAAAACCCGGGATTAACCTCTCGGGTTTTTTTGTGGGATTTAAATCTGACTGTCGTAGATATTTTCTGGGGTACCCCCTGTAATTTTACCGTATATTTGCACTATAAAAAATAAACGGAATTTATGAAATGTATACAATGTGGAGCTGAGCATGAGAGAAAAGGTATGTATTGTTCAAAGAATTGTACTGATAAAGCATATAGAGAAAGAAAGAAAAACGCAATAGCAGTTCCAGAAGAAAAAGGAGAGAAGCTTAAATGGTGTAACTTCTGTGGTAAATCTATAGAACACTCGCCAAAGCTAGCATTTTGTAACGACGAACACGAGAAGGATTACTGGAGAACTATCAGAGACGGGGGAACTCTCAAGATTAGAGTCGATTCAAGAACAGAGATACAGACTAGGAAGTATTACAGAGTTCAAGAAATTGTAGAAGCTATGGTTAATAGAGGTAAGTACGGAGTAACATACTTTTGAAACCTTTACTTAGAGTTTTCTATAATAAAAAACCAAATCATGAAGAATAAATTTATCTGGATCCTAGCTATACTATGTGCAGTATCAATTCTACTAAGCTGTAAAACATCAAAGACTAACTGTGATGCTTATAGTGAGGTTCCCCAGAAGACATCCAGAGTCTAAAAAATAATTCCATTTTTTTTCTAAGAATCATTTTTTCTTTTAAATAGAATTTTCTACATTAGCTCTAACCAATTAAAACAAAGCAAAATGTCAGAAAAAGAAAAAAAAGAAGAGATCTACAATAAGATAGCACAACTAGCTAACATGGCAAGTATTCAAGGATTCGTAACTGAGGATATGGAATCTATCTTAGTTGCTGAGTCAATCAAAGTTATTTTGACCGCTGCTCAAGATGACAAACACCTAGAGTTATTACACCAACACATGAGCAACTTCTTAGATGAGGTTCAAGTCTTAATGGGTAAAAAGAACGTAAAAGAATTCTTACTTGAGAAAGAAAGATTTTGTAACTAATTTAATCATCAACCAATTAAAACTAGAAACCATGAATTGCACTAACTGCGGAACACCAAGACAAACTAAGACTGTTTTAACCTCATGTGAAATGACTGGAGCATTAATCACAGTCAACATGGGATACTGTCCATGTAAAGATAAGGATGATGACGATCTATCTGGAAGAATGATCGACAGAGGTGAAAGACCAACAATCACTGTTGACCCTCGAGATGCTAGTCCAGGATTACTTCGTAAAGTGAATGAGCTTAAGAAGCTTCAAAGAGTGAGTAAATTTATAGGAATCGACAGTTCTGTTGAGATTAGAGAGACAATACCTAATAGATCAGAGAGAGGTTGGTTCATATAGATACAAGACCTCATCAACAAAAAGAGACTTCGGTCTCTTTTTTTGTGGGCTAAGGTTTTTCTGGCGGCCCATCCAAACTTGCGGGGGTTCCTCAGCGCGGACAGGTATGAGCATACCCACTTTTTAGAAATTTCCAAGAAATCATTTTTTTTATTAAGTAGAAGTTTCTATATTTGTAGAGTACCAAAAGAGGGACAACAACCAAACAAAAAATATCTAGAAAATTCCACAAATCATTTTTTTTATCAAAGAGAATTTTCTATATTAGCTAAGTAAACCAATTAAATATCTATAATTATGTCAGAAACAGTAAAAAAGCCTATGTCTGAAGAAGCGAAAGCTAAAATTGCAGAAGGAGTTCGCCGTGCAGCTCTCGCAAAGAAGGGAATAATCTCAGCAGCTGCTGCATCGATTGAATCCCGTCTTCAAGTTGATCCCACAAAAATCTCTGAGCGAGATGGAATAGTTACTCTCAACGGGTATTTCAAACTCGAAAAGGGCGCATTCGAAGTTATCAAGCATAACATCGAGTATGGGGTCAACACAATGTTGATCGGGGCAACAGGAACTGGTAAGACCGAGGTTATCTCGAATGTCGCTCAGGCCTTCAACTTACCCCTTGTGATCTTCGATATGGGTACAATGACCGATCCGGTTATGGGTCTTGTCGGAACCCACGTTATCACAGTCGAGAATGGGGTAACAAAATCGGAGTTCAAACGCTCTCGCTTCTCTGAAGTCATTCAACAACCAGGGATCATCCTGTTGGACGAAATCTCCCGAGCTGGAGCGATGGCCAACAACTTGCTCTTCCCTTGTTTAGACTTCCGACGTGAGTTGCCTATGGAATATTCATTCCACGATCCCGCTCCTGTCAAAATTCACGAGCAATGTGTATTCTTCTCTACGGCTAACATGGGAAGTCAGTACACAGGAACTCACAAGCTTGACCGAGCATTGCTTGACCGATTCATGCTTATCGAAATGGATCCGATCAAGAAGCAAGATATTATGGACACTCTTTCTTCCGAGTTCCCTAAATTGCCGAAAACGAAAATCGAGAAACTTGTCTCAACGTTCATGAAGATCAACCAGGAACATGACGAGTTCAAAATCACCTTCAACCTTTCGCTTCGTCACCTTAAGACGATCACGAAGCTTGTCTCAAACGGTTTTGAAATCTACGATGGTTACTTCGTACTCTGCAAAGGACTTGGAGGCAAGGAAGGTCTACAAGGAATCAAATCGATCTTGGACTCAGCCAAGTAATTCTCCGCTCACCGTTCACCGAACCCCTGGAAATTAGTCCAGGGGTTTTTGATTTTTTTCAAGAATCATTTTTTTTATTAAATAGAATTTTCTATATTAGCTAAGTAAACCAATTAAACAAACAACATGAAAAAGAATTTCGGCAAATCTTGGAGTCCAGGTCACGTATGGAGCTCGGAATCTGGATGGGAGCGCTCACACTTCGGAGGATTTTCTCGACTAATATGGGACTACCCATATATCAAGATGGACTACGATGTTAAGATCGAGGCTGGAGAAGGTATTAGATCTTCGCATGGAGTCTACAACGCGGAGAAGCTTATCAAGATGTACCTATTGAAGGTTCAGGAGTTCAATTATGTTGATCTTCTTCGTCAGGAACAGATCGAAGAAAAATCTTTCTACGGTATTGGTAAGACTAAGAAGTATGACGTACTTCGATTAGATCACGTGGGAGTCTTCGATGCAATTCTATCACACGATAAAGAGCTTGCGCCTCTCTTCGAAAACTACAGAGAGGATATCTTAGCTAGCTATATCAAGATGGAAGTTCCTGAAGACGAAGAAGAAGGTGGTGGAGGCAAAGGAGAGAAAGGCGAAGAAGGCGAAGGTAAAGGAAAGGGTGAAGGCGACGGAGAGGGTGAAGGAGAAGGTAAAGGAAAGGGTAAAGGTAAAGGAGAGGGTGAAGGCGACGGAGATGGTGAAGGCGACGGAGATGGTGAAGGCGATAGTTCATCGTCAGGAAACTCTCCAGGAGAAACCTCAGGAAGTTCAGCCCTTAAGGACGCGGTCAACAAAATGAGTAAGTACGAACCTTACAAAGGGGGTAACCTAAGTAAGTTCGAAAAGAAAGCTAAGTTTACTCCTTTGCCCGATGCTGGAAAGAAGTCTAAGTACAAATTCACTAGCGAGGAAATCAAGAACGGTGAATTGCTTATCAAGATGTTGGATATCGACTTCGAGCCTAAGGACGATATAGTTAAGAGCTTAAGATTGGGTCGTCTTGACACCTCTAAGATTGCCGAGGTACCTGCAGGAAATTTATCCGTGTATCAACAAGTCCTAGAAGACCAAGACACTCAGCCATTCTCCGTTTGCATCTTAGCCGATATGTCTGGTAGTATGAATGGCGATCGAATTCAGATTCAGAAAAAAGTTCTAAATTCTCTGTACTTGTCGATGTCTCAGATCTTGCCTGCTGACAAGCTTTATATCTACGGACACTCTGGAGAATACGAGCCTAATATCTACACCTTCTATAGTCCGTATGATACAGACTATGAAACTAATATTCAGTCTTATGATCGTATCGATCTTTGCCAGAATTACGACGGACCAGTGATCGAGGAGGTACACAGAAAGATTAGATCGACAAATGAAGATAGAGTTATCTTTATCACTTTATCCGACGGCGAACCTTGTGGTAACGGATATGGTAGTTATGAAGATGTCGAGGACTTGAAAAAGGTATTAGAGAAATGTCGCCGAGATAGCTTTGTAACTTTAGGTATCGGTATTCAAACATCACACGTTAAGAACCTTTACACTTACAGTCAGGTCGTTTACGATCTAGCTGAAATGTCAAAGGACGTATCTAACATAATAAACAAAGTCGTTCGAGCAGAATTTAAGTAGGTTGGTTGGTTTACATGTTTAAGAGAAAGGAGACTTCTGTCTCCTTTTTTTGTGCGCGGAGGTTTTTCTTGCAGCCGCGGATATTTTGCTGAGGAACCCCCTCATGATATCCGTATATTGGGGTGAGGCCCTCCAGGAGGGGGCTTGCGTATACGTGCGTGCGAAGGGTTTTTTTCCATAAAAATCTACAAGAATCCTTTTTTTCTTTAGATAGTTTATTCTATATTAGCTCTATCAACCAATTAACACTTACAACTATGTCAGAGACAACAGCAAAATCATGGGTAAACCCACACAACGCAACAGCAGAACAACTAGCAGAACAACAAGTATTTGATACATTGCTATTGGCTAAATACAAGGCTGTAGAAGAGCTTAAATCAATCAATGCAGAGATTGATAGGATTGACACAGAAACAAGGCTTATAGCACAAGCTATGAGCCAGCCGTGGGATAATCAATCCTGGGCAGAACAAAGAGGTTAGTTACTCACGATTATATTTAAAAAAGCTTGGACTTGCTCCAGGCTTTTTTTGTTTACACCCTATCCGATCGCACTACGGACTGCGGACATGTCCGACCTGAGGAACCCCCGCAGTCTGGAAATGTTGCAGAATCTTTTTTAGAAAATTCCAAGAAATCATTTTTATTTTTGTAGAAGATTTCTTATATTAGCTATGTTAATCAATTAAACAAATAAAACTATGTCAGCTTTAAAACCAATTACACATGACGATCTTAAGAACAAACTCCGTTCAGGATCAGTTAAATTTTACTTCCGCAAAACTGGAGGTGATTTAAGAATCGCTTTAGGAACATTAGACCTAGACCGTATCCCAAATGCCAACCATCCAAAGGGTGGAAAAATATCGGAAGCACAGGTTGCTTATTACGATTTAGAAAAAGGGTCATGGAGGTCGGTTTCTAAAACCCAAGAGGTTTGGATTGATTAACAAAAACTCAAACAAAGGAAAGGAGCTTCGGCTCCTTTTTTTGTGGGCTAAGGTTTTCAGCGTATGAGTGGGAAGTGCAGCTGAGGAACCCCCGCGAGAATATGTGTTTTCTGGTGTTAACCTCGAATGAACTTTTTTAGAAAAATCTACATAATCATTTTTTATTTCAGACATCCTAACATATATTAGCATTATAACCAATTAAAACCCTAATATCATGAATCAGACAAAAACAACAACATCTCAAGAGCAACTTACTAAGAGCCCAGATTTAGTTATGAAGGAAAGAGCTCTTGACGAACTTATGGCTATCAATGAAGCCTTTGAAAAGCAACTTAGATCTGTCAACAAAGACATCGAAAAGTACAAGGCTTCAAAGGATCCTCAACCTTCATCTATCACTATTAACCCTTCTGGTATTGCAACTGCTTTGCAATCTTTAGAAAGAGAGTTAAATAAAGGTGTAGACTATCATCAACTTCCTTATCGACACTCTCACAATTGTATCTTCCCTAATGGAGAACAAGAAGTGAACAGAGTGTGGCACAGTTGCTTGTAAAAAGTAATACAAAAACAAAAAAGGTCTTTCGAGACCTTTTTTTGTGTGCTTAGCTTCCGGTTAGCAGATGCTAGACCAAACTGAGGAACCCCCTCATGATATTAGGACGGCCCAAAAATATTTGGAAAAATCTACAGAATCCTTTTTTTCTAGAAAGGACCTATTCTATATTAGCAATCCAAACAATTAAACATATGATGGATTTTTTAAGATCATTAACGAGAGAAGAGATAGAATTAGTGCATTGGTTAGGACAATGTACCCTCGGTAAGTGGGAAATTGGCAAGGATGGATTAGTTAATGTATCTGGCAGTTTCAATTGTAGCGGACAAAATCTTAAGGACTTTAAAGGAGTTAAGTTTGGTATAGTAACTCAAAATTTCGATTGTGACGATAACAATCTCACAAGTCTTGAAGGAGCACCAAGCTTGGTTGGGAATCATTTCGATTGTAGCAGTAACAAGCTTACAAGTCTTAAAGGAGCACCGAGGGAGGTTGGTGATGACTGTTGGATTTATTGTCAGGATAACAAGCTCACAAGTCTTGAAGGAATACCACAAGGGGTTAAGCATTTAATGTGTGGTGGTAATCCGATATCAGAAGATACACTAGGCCTCATTCATTACACTATGGTTGAACATAACGTTCCTTATGTAATTGCTTTAGGCATGGTTAAGAATAATATCGAAGAAGATGAATACATTAAACTTTCTAAAGGACTCATTAATAAGACTCTTAAGGGATCTTCCTTGTTAGGAAGATCTATGGATATTTAGAATTCATTTTTTTATTCAATTGGAATTTTCTATATTTGTTCTATGGAAAAAAAAGTAGCAGCACTCATATTCAAGACCAACGGAGAAATGGTTGATGTAGAGTATAACGATCCTATCAAGCTAGAAGAAATGCAACAAGCAGTAGGAGGATACATTGAACCAATTTATCTTCCAGAAGGAAAGGTAATGCTAGTTAATGAGGATGGTAAATGGCAAGGACAAGAACCAAACTTGAATGCAACTGCTTATCTTAAATCTTCAATGGATTACTTTAATGATGTCATTGTTGGTGATGCTCTTCTTTTAGATATGAAAGATTTCAAATAAATGGTTTACTGCTAAATTGAAAAAGACTCTTAGGGGTCTTTTTTTGTGGGTTAAAGTTTTTTTGCAGCAGCTGGTAAAATAGCTGGGGTTCCCCAGGATCAGAGAAGTTATTATTTTTTCAGAAATCTTTTTTTATTGGATGTAGACTTTTCTATATTAGCTGAACAATCAACTTTTAATAACTAAACCAAACAACTATGTCGCAATTAAGAGCACTCGATCAAATCAAAGATAACATTAGAGGAAGATGGTCTTTGAGCATCCAGTATGAAAAGATCCTATTCGAAGCGATAGACAAATGTAGAGAAATGGAGGTAGCAGATAATGACAGTGGATTAACTCCTGAGCAAAACAAGTTTATGTCTTCTTGTACTAATGCTTCGTTCAGTTTGAACAAAAAAGGACTTGTTAATGTTAATGGTAATTTTTCTTGTCGTGGGATGGGACTCTCTGATTTTAAGGGAATTAAATTTGGCATTGTTAAAGGGAGCTTTGATGTTAGTTCAAATAACTTTTCCTCTTTCGAAGGATTTCCTACAAAGATTGGAGCGAATCTAGATTTAAGAGGAAATAAATTTCAATCTTTAAAAGGATGCCCTGAATGTGGATACGGAAAATTTGGTAAGAATCCTTTAAGAGATGTAGATATTGTTGTTTCTACTGATCATCGATCCTTTGATTATTGTTCGGTTGTATCTGAATTAACATTATCATTCATCTACGGATTTATGATAGAGAAGAAGATTAGTTATTCTGAAGCTATCTCTTGTCTAGAACCTTATATCAAAAAAGGTATAGATGATAAGGTTTGGAAAAATATACTTAAATCATACACAAATTACTGTAGAGATAAATGGAAGGAAGATGATTGGTACAATCTAAACAAAGAAGACCTCAATCAAGAATTGGGTAAAGGCTCTAGGTTATTATATCGATCTGATGATTAAATTGATATTTAATTGAAAAGAAATTTCTATATTTATGGCTAGACAAAAAAGACATTATGAAAAGATACAATTTAGTTCTTAGCCTATTAGCAGTTGTAGGTGTTTCACTACTTCTTTCAGACTATTCAGTAGTTGTAGGAATTCTTAGCTTTGGTATAGCAATAGGATACAAAGAAATACTATAAACTGCTACAAACTTTTTAAAAACCCTAAGAGAAATCTTAGGGTTTTTTGTGTGCTAATGTTTTGCACAGACAGGTAAAATTCTGGAGGAACCCCCGCAGCATATCATACAGCATAAAAAATTATTTGGAAAAATCTACAGAATCATTTTTTTCTGGAAAGGTCCTGTTTTATATTAGCATTATAACCAAATACAATTATGGAAAATTTTAAAATTGAATTAGAATCATTCTCTGGAGAATATGGAACATGGTCTCAAGGAACAATTAAAATCAATGAAGGAGTAATAACTACTTCCTCTGGTGAAGGCGATTATACTTCTGAATACTTACAGAAGCTTAAAAGTTTATTTGGTGAAGGTCCATACACGAGAGAGGATTTAGAGGATGATAGGATACAGCAATATTTGTCTATGTGGTATGAAGAGGATGCTAGAACTGAAGGTGGAGTGACAATAACAGTAACCAATTAAATAAACATATGAAAGAAAAAGAATTAGTTAAAATTGATTATAATTATTACTATCCAGAAGATTGCAACGAGGGAGGATATGGAAGTATAGTTATAGATCCAGATAATCCTTCAACTTGGGCTATTGTAAAAGGATGGGAATATAACAATATCGAGGATTACTATATCACTGCGATGATTAAATTGTTAGGTCCTGGACCTTATGATATATCAGATCTTGTAAGCGATGAAGTGGAAGAGCTTTTAAGTGAGATTTATAGCGATGATGTACACACTTTACATTGTAGAATAACTGCAAATGCTACCTGGATAAAATTATCCGAAATAAAGCAAGATGATATAGTATCAACTAGCTTACCCGAGGAATTAAAAGTCACAGGTGTTTCTGATCTTACCATTTTAATTAAGCTAGCTGAAATAAACGAGGGAGATGAGGTAAAGGAGAAGAGGAAGAAGAAGAAGGAGGAAAAGGATAAGAAGTTAGCAGAGGATGGTTTTAAATATTGTCCTGATTGCGGAAATGTAATGAGTAAGGTTTGTATGTGTAAACTCTAAGGAATCATTTTTTACTTAATAGAATTTTCTATACATTAGCTTGATAAAATAAAAGATATGGGAGCTACACTAGTTAAAGATACGGAAAGAACAAGCTGTCCTGATTGCAGTGCAGCTCCAGGAAGATATCACATGAAAGGATGTGACATTGAAAGATGTACAGAATGTGAATCCCAAAGATTATCTTGTGGTTGTACAGACCACGGAGATTATCAAAGAGAGAA